ATCAAACTTTTTTTAAAAACTTTTTTTTCAAAAACCTATTGACCTTTAGATCAAATAATAGTATAATAATAATTGTAGAGATACCAGAGATGCCCAAGAGGGGTATCGGGAAAGAGCCGAAATAAATTTTTTTATATAATTTTTTTATATAATATTATTTTTATACTAAAAAAAGTCATCACTTCATTATCTCATTTTTTACTGCATTTGTCAACCCCCAATTTAAAAAAAAATAACCGCTTCAAGAATTTAATCCGAAGCGGTTTATATAATTTTTTTATTTAATTTCAATTGCATTAACTAAATATTTTTTATTATGATCATTTGTTTCTAATTTTTTATTAATTTCTGTAACTGTAATATTATGATCTGCATTTGTATATTTTTTATCAAAATGTTGTCCTACGTGTATTTCATTATGAATAGGATCCAAAGTGACTTCAATATTTTTTAAAATTTTAACAGTTTTCATTTAAAAAACTCCTTTATTATATAATTTTTTTATATAATGCCTAGGGAATAAATCCCTAGAACATTAATTTATAAAGTTCATAAGATAAAAAGTTTAAATCATTTTCATCTATGATATATAAAGATCCGTCAATTTTAATGCTTACCGCTTCTTGATCATAATGACCAATCAAATACGAAATGACAATATATAAGTCATATGCTACCTCTTGCTTTTCGTCCATATCCTTGTCATAGTACCACTCATAATTTAGGTTATTATCCTCCATGATACGCTCTTCTTCTTCTGAAAACCACTGTCCACCAACTTCTGTAACCGTACAACCTCCGCAAGCTCTAGTTATATTGCTAAGTTCATCATTAATTGTAGGACTTTCAATCTCAACACCGTTATTGTCTTGTTGAGGTATAATAATTTCTACTCTATTGTTTAATTTTAACATTTTACATCGATCCTTTACAGTTTATTTTTTAACTACCTTAATTATATCATGTAGGGCTTGAAAGTCAAGCCCTTTTATTAAAAGTTTTCAATTTCTTTTTTAGTCATTTTATCATGACCATGTTGTAAAATAAATTCGTTTACATGTCTTGCGGTAGTTTGAGAATAGTAACCAATTTCTACAATGTTGTTATTTTCATCTAGTTCACAAACATTTGTATTGTAGCTTGTTAGGACTTTGTGACCGTTGTCAAGTTCAGTTACAAAAGCCTTTCCGTAAAAACTTTTTTGAGATCCGTAAATGCTTTCTAATGTATAAGTGTTATTCATATCTGATCATATCCTTTTCGATTTATTTGTTAAGTTAATTATATCATGTGGCTAAGTGACTGTCAACATATTTTTTAAAACTTTTTTAAAGGTTTTTTTTGTTGATCCCTGTTCCTTACAAATACTATTATATCAAATACACAATATAAGTCAATAGATTTATTAAAGAAAAAAGTGTAAAATTTACCCTTGATCTTTTAACCGCTTCATGATACAATAATATTGTAAGGTTAAGTAGCCCAGTACTGAAAAAGAAAGGGTTACAGGGGGAGTCTGGACTTTTTTAAATTGTATACAATTGTATAATTTTTTTATATAATAATATTTTTATACTAAAATTATCGTTCACTTCATTATAGCATAAAAAACATACCTTTGTCAATAGTAAATTTTACACAAAAAAAAAGCGGTTTTATCCGCTTCTTTAACTCCTTATGCAAGATCTTCTTCAAGTGTGCAAGTATCGCCTAGTGCAAGAAATTGCCCTAGAAACTCACCATGTAGCTCTTCAGTGGCAAACTCCACAAACCCTAGTATTTCTTGCACGTCCTCCACTGCATGATGTTCACACACTCTCATAGGCTCATCGGCACTAAATTCTACACGTTGAACACTCACAAGGTTAAAACCGTCAAACGTGAGAAGTGCATGAAATACCGCCTCTACGTCCTCAACTACTACCGCAAAACTTCTTATTCTTTCTGTCATATCTGATCAATTCCCTTCTTAATTTCTATATTCATTGTATCATAGTTACAAGTGACTTTCAACCCTTATCTAATAAAAATATTGATATTATCTTGAATTCTGATAAGGTAGTCAATTGTGGCAACTATGCCAGTAGTACCGATCAAAGTCACTAAATTATCTGTTAGTTGTGTAGATCTGTATTTCTTACCGTTGATTTTAAATTTTAACATTTGCATTACCTCCTAATTGGTTATACCTATATATTAAAGGATAATAAGAAATAAGTCAATAGGTTTTTAAAAACTTTTTTGGATCTTTTAAAATAATAAAAAGCCTACATAATAGTAGGCTTTACGTTTAACTACAGTTTATAGCTTGTCTTTCTTTTTGGAGTTCAAAAAGTTCTCTTTTTAGTTTTTTCGATTCCTCTTTAGTTTCTACATTTCTGATCTTTTCTTTAACTTCTTCGATCAGTCTTACCACTACCGTAATGTGTCTCATATCTTCCATAATTACAACCGCCTTTATAATTTTTTTTGTTTTCCTTACTACACTCTATATATTACAGTATAATGATAGATAAGTCAATAGATTTAATGAAATTAATTTAAAAAACTTTTTTGAATAAAAGTATTGACAATATACATAGATTTCTGTATAATAATAAGTGGAGCCCTTTTTTATCTATAATTTTTTTATATAATAATAAAAGAAAGTAAAAAGAATTTCAAAAAACTATTGACCTTTAGATCTAATAATAGTATCATTATAAGTGAAGTAGAGATCAGACTTCCAGAGCAGCCCAAGCGGGGTTGCGAGAAAGACCCCGAATAAAGTCATTTAAGTATTATACAACTCTATAATTTTTTTATAGAATAATTTTTTTATAATAAAAAAGGTCTTCACTTCATTATACCATTTTTTTAATACCTTTGTCAATACCCAATTTTACACTAATTTTTTTATTAAATAATTTTTTTATATAAATCAAAACAAATAAAAATCCCTAGGATCAGATCCTAGGAATTCTATAATTTTTTTATATAATTTCTATACATTTAGATAAAGAATCTAAATTATTAATATCTAAATTATCTGTTTCTAAATAAAATATATCTGTTATATAATCATAAGCATCTAATAATTGACTACCATTATCTAAATAAATAATATCATTGTCCGCAACATAATATAAATCATAACTAGAATTTAAATCTAGTAATTCATTTAAAGTACTTTCATGCTCAAAATCTTTATTGTAATCAACTTTATTCATATCTATTTCTAATAACATAATCAACCAATTCCCTTCAAGTTTATATAATATTTTTATTTAATTCAGAAGCGGTTAAATAGCACCGCTTCATTTTTATTCTTTTAGATCAATTTCATTTAATGCTTTTAAAAATGCGGTTTGTAGGTGGTTGTCGTGTAGTTCGTTGTCTGTTCCATTTTGAGCTATTAAACGTCTTTCATTTAGTGGGAATAGTTGAGAATGAAAAACATCAAATACTAACCTAACATTTAGATCCTTATATGTTGCATTGGCTTTTAAATATTCTTTATGTTGTGAAATTAAGTCTTTATTTTCTTTGTAGACTTTTAGTACCTTATTGTAGTTTTCTTTTGTCATTTTCATATCTGATCAATTCCTTTTTATTTGTATTTTTTAACTGATTTCAGTATATCAATTATCTTATAAGGTGTCAACACTTTTCTTTAACTCTTTTAAAAAAGTTTTTTTAGGTGTGTTGCTATCCCTTACATCTATTATACTACTACATATTAAAAGTAAGTGCAACCCCCTATTTTAAATTTATTTTAAATTTATTTATATAGTAGAAACAGATACCCCCTACAATCCATTTTAAGCCTTATAGATCAAAGGGAACCTAATTCTATATATAAACAATACTAAATAGGATAAATACCTCTTAAAGATCTTTAAATACAACAGAACAAAGAAAGCCTTAATATGAATATATGGATCATTAAATTAATTTAAAAAAGTTTTAAAAAACTATTGACCTTTAGATCAAATAGTAGTATAATTATAATTGTAGTAGAGATCAGACTACCAAAGTTGCCCAAGCGGGGTAACGGGAAAGACCCGATCTAAAGTCATTTAAGCATTACCCCACTATATAATTTTTTTATATAATTCCCCTATAATACAATTGATCACAATATAATAATTTTTTTATATTAAAAAAAGTCTTCACTCCATTATCTCATTTTTTACCCCACTTGTCAAGTACCAATTTTACACTATTTAGTTATTGACATTCATGCCGATTTTTAGTATAATGGACTTGATGATCATTTTTTATATAATTTTTTTTTATATAATATTATTTGAATAAGAAGCGGATCATATTAAATTGTACAAAATTGTCACCTTTAAGAATTGTATAATTTTATTATTTAATTCATTTTAAAACTTTACCCTAGGGAAAACCTTATAATTTTTGAATAAAATAAAAATTAAAATCCCTTACCTACAGCATTTTATTTTTTAGTACCTAAATCCCCTAGGGTAAAAAGTAACTAAACACAAAAGGGTATTTTTACACTTTTTTGTCACTATTAGATCAAAACAGATCCCCAATATCTCAACACCTCAAAACCCTACTGCCTGTAGGCTTGAATCCATTTTAAGCATTTAGAAACTTTTTAATAGTAATACACCTAAATAGCCTAAAGGCTCTTAAAAGCTCTCTAAATGCCTTATAAGCCCTATTGACAAATAAACAAATATATGTATATATCCGCTTCAGATCTGTAGCAATTTCTTTAGCACGTTAAAGCGTAACGGTTTAAAGCGTAACAGTAAACTATATAATTTTTTTATATAATACTATTAGAATAGAAGCGGACACAATATAATAATTATTGAATAAGGTTGTCCGCTTCATATTACGTGCAATTGGTCAAAGTTAGTTAAAGTTAAATTTTATCAACACAACTATATAATTTATTTATATAATAACAAATAAATATAACCGCTTCAAATACTATAAAAATATTATACAATTGATCCCAATTCATTAACCACTGAATACAATTCATTAATTAATCATTAGAACACAATACAATATTATTAGCATTGATTAGCCTACAATTAGATAATAAAATTATAGAATAAAATAAGTATTGAAGAGGATAAAATAGAATAACAATTGAATAAGATCAACTACAATTAGTTAAAAAAATTATTAAATGGGTAGGCAATATAAATATAATGTTATCTGATGGGGTGGTTAAAGAATTCCCAAGTTATAAGATAATTTAATTATTCTATAAAAATTTTATTTAATTTTTCTTTTATCCTATAGTAAGGTTAATTAATATGAAGATTATTATATAAATTTTTTATTCAATTTTGTTTTTCTTCTATAATAAAGTTATTGAATAATTTAATTATTTGATTTTGTTTTTCTTTTATTTTCTTTTTATTCTATAGTAAGGTTATTAAATAATTTAATTATTCTATAAAAATTTTATTTAATTTTTATTTTATCCTATAATAAAGTTATTGAATAAATTAATTTTCTTATAATTATTTTATTTGATTTTCTTTTTATTCTATAGTAAGGTTATTAAATAATTTAATTATTTTATTTTGTTTTTCTTTTATTTTGTTTTTATTCTATAAATAAATTATACAATTTTCTTTTTACCCTATAATAAGATCCTATTATCCTATAATTATTTTATACAATGTTCTTTTTATTCTATTCCCCTATTATCCTATAATAAATTTATCTAATTGTACACTATACTATGATTTATATATTCTATTCATTTTTTATATAATAATTTATTTGTCTTAAAAAAAGTGTTCACTTCATTATAATATAAAAATTTAGGTTTGTCAAGTATCAATATTACACTAATTTATTTATTCTATAATTTTTTTATATTATTTTTCTGCATTAAAAAAGCCTAGGAATTTGATCCTAGACTATTGTATATTTTTTTTATTTAATTTCTATATATTTATTTAGTTCTTGCATATTGTGAGAAACCTTTTTACTAACAAAATAATTAGATAATTTTTTTATAAGTTCCCATTGTTCGTCAATTTCATTTACAATAATATATTCATTATTATTTAATTCATATACTATAGGTTCATCATAGATATATAATATATTTTCTAATTCTTCATTTGTTGGTTCAGTTGTAATCAATTCGTTTTCTAATACATAATAATTTTTTGTCATAATAAACATCTCCTAATATTATATAATTTTTTTATTTAGTTTTTAATTCTACATTACAGTATAATTTATATTCATTGTATAGATCCGATTTTAAATATTTAGGGAAATTACCAATTGTGCTAGTTAAGTTATACCAACAATTAAATTTTTCTGAATAACCTTTTAAAGTTATTAAACCATTTGATAATTTAAATTGATCCCTATTTAAACCTAAATGACTAGCTATACTATTTTTAATATTTCTGGTATCGTCTTTTATTGCTTTTAAAGTTTTAACTGGTTTAGTTTCTATTTCTAATAACATAATATAAAACCCCTATCCTATAATTTTTTTATTTAAATTGTAAAGCGATCATATAGACCGCTATTATATTAAACTTCTGTTGTATCTATATTCCATAAATTTATTATAAGTTCTTTTACTATTAAATATAATAAATTTATCTGATTCATTTTTGAATATATTGTGCACTGTTTGATAACTCATGATACCGTTTTTTGCTAGTAACCATAAAGTTCTAACATCACTGTTACTATGTTCTATTCTGTAGCGTGCTTCATTGTCGTTTGTGTATTTGCGGTGGTTAAGTTCCGCTTCTGCATGTGTATCTGGGAATTCAAACACTCTCACTGATTGGCTACCGTATGGACTTTTTACAACAGTTTTAGTGTGGTAATATCCAAATATTGTATATTTCATATTTGAACGTTTTTCACCATTCCATTTTTCATCTATAAAGCTAGTTTTAAACTGATCGTGTGAAATGTAAGTTTCTGTTACTTTGTTTTCAGTGTCTAAATGTTTTACTTTAATTGTTTTCATTTGATTAATATTCATATTTGATCAATTATAAAAATTTTATTTAATTTTTATTTTATCCTATAATAAAGTTATTGAATAAATTAATTTTCTTATAATTATTTTATTTGATTTTCTTTTTATTCTATAGTAAGGTTATTAAATAATTTAATTATTTTATTTTGTTTTTCTTTTATTTTGTTTTTATTCTATAAATAAATTATACAATTTTCTTTTTACCCTATAATAAGATCCTATTATCCTATAATTATTTTATACAATGTTCTTTTTATTCTATTCCCCTATTATCCTATAATAAATTTATCTAATTGTACACTATACTATGATTTATATATTCTATTCATTTTTTATATAATAATTTATTTGTCTTAAAAAAAGTGTTCACTTCATTATAATATAAAAATTTAGGTTTGTCAAGTATCAATATTACACTAATTTATTTATTCTATAATTTTTTTATATTATTTTTCTGCATTAAAAAAGCCTAGGAATTTGATCCTAGACTATTGTATATTTTTTTTATTTAATTTCTATATATTTATTTAGTTCTTGCATATTGTGAGAAACCTTTTTACTAACAAAATAATTAGATAATTTTTTTATAAGTTCCCATTGTTCGTCAATTTCATTTACAATAATATATTCATTATTATTTAATTCATATACTATAGGTTCATCATAGATATATAATATATTTTCTAATTCTTCATTTGTTGGTTCAGTTGTAATCAATTCGTTTTCTAATACATAATAATTTTTTGTCATAATAAACATCTCCTAATATTATATAATTTTTTTATTTAGTTTTTAATTCTACATTACAGTATAATTTATATTCATTGTATAGATCCGATTTTAAATATTTAGGGAAATTACCAATTGTGCTAGTTAAGTTATACCAACAATTAAATTTTTCTGAATAACCTTTTAAAGTTATTAAACCATTTGATAATTTAAATTGATCCCTATTTAAACCTAAATGACTAGCTATACTATTTTTAATATTTCTGGTATCGTCTTTTATTGCTTTTAAAGTTTTAACTGGTTTAGTTTCTATTTCTAATAACATAATATAAAACCCCTATCCTATAATTTTTTTATTTAAATTGTAAAGCGATCATATAGACCGCTATTATATTAAACTTCTGTTGTATCTATATTCCATAAATTTATTATAAGTTCTTTTACTATTAAATATAATAAATTTATCTGATTCATTTTTGAATATATTGTGCACTGTTTGATAACTCATGATACCGTTTTTTGCTAGTAACCATAAAGTTCTAACATCACTGTTACTATGTTCTATTCTGTAGCGTGCTTCATTGTCGTTTGTGTATTTGCGGTGGTTAAGTTCCGCTTCTGCATGTGTATCTGGGAATTCAAACACTCTCACTGATTGGCTACCGTATGGACTTTTTACAACAGTTTTAGTGTGGTAATATCCAAATATTGTATATTTCATATTTGAACGTTTTTCACCATTCCATTTTTCATCTATAAAGCTAGTTTTAAACTGATCGTGTGAAATGTAAGTTTCTGTTACTTTGTTTTCAGTGTCTAAATGTTTTACTTTAATTGTTTTCATTTGATTAATATTCATATTTGATCAATTCCTTTTTAATTTATTTGTCGTTATTTGCTAGTTACTTTACAATTATTATATTACTACATTTTATTTAGTGAGTCAATAGCTTTTTTAAATTCTTTTTATTTCTTTTATAAGATCTTTATAAAGATCTTTGTTATTGCTATATGTTACAAACTTATCAGGACTATCAAAAGATAATTCTTGATGATCGTTGTACACCCTAGAAAATATGCTAGGTATCTCAACAAAGTTATTTTTTTTAGTTTCTTGATAATAGATATTATTATCTTTTAACCATGTTTTCAAGCTATTAAATTTTGTCATAACTGATCAACCCTTTTTAATTTATTTGTCGTTATTTGCTTAAGTGATCTACATTTATAATGTTACTACATTTTATTTAGTGAGTCAATAGCTTTTTTAAATTCTTTTTGTAATTTCTTAATTTCTTTTTTATCTTGCTTGAGTTTCTGATTTAGTAAATTCATAATGTATTACCCCCAATTAAATAATTTTTTTATTTAATAATCAAATAATTTCAATCTGATTAATAATTTTTTTATTCCTAATAATATATAACATTCTATTAATATACAAGAATGTTAGCCCGTATTTGTGAAACATTGATCCATATTCTTGCGGTATCGGTTTTTTAAAAAATTTATGCTTTTGATAAAATTCAATATAACCGCTTTTGGTTTGTACAAGTAGTTGTAAATATTGCCCTTGCGGTTTACCGTATACAATATAGTTATTATTACGTCTATCAATTGCACCATACAAGCCGAATACCTCCATTATATTATATATATCTTTGTCTTTTTTCAATAACATGACCTCCATAGTTTTTAATTAGATAGCTTTTTATATCTATCTAATACTATACACGATATTATATAACTTTGCAACCCTAAAATTAAAAAAAATTTTCAGATCTTAAAACTTCATTTATATGGTAGAAACTAGAAATTGTGAAAATAAATTATAATATAGTATACAACATTAAATGGATCTATTAATATATAATAAAATTTTTAATGATCTATCAAACTAAATTTATTATAAGCACATAAAAACATATCAAAATTAAATAAAAAAATTATACAATGCACTAGGAATATTATATCAGTGTGTTTTTATTTTCTGCTACCTATTTTTTACGGATCGGGAAATGTTGGTTTATACTTAGGCTTTTTACGATTTGGAAATACTAGAAACATACTTAGGCTTTTTACGATTTGGAAATACTAGAAACATACTTAGGCTTTTTACGATTTGGAAATACTAGAAACATACTTAGGCTTTTTACGATTTGGAAATACTAGAAACATACTTAGGCTTTTTACGATTTGGAAATACTAGAAACATACTTAGGCTTTTTACGATTTGGAAATACTAGAAACATACTTAGGCTTTTTACGATTTGGAAATACTAGAAACATACTTAGGCTTTTTACGATTTGGAAATACTAGAAACATACTTAGGCTTTTTACGATTTGGAAATACTAGAAACATACTTAGGCTTTTTACGATTTGGAAATACTAGAAACATACTTAGGCTTTTTACGATTTGGAAATACTAGAAACATACTTAGGCTTTTTACGATTTGGAAATACTAGAAACATACTTAGGCTTTTTACGATTTGGAAATACTAGAAACATACTTAGGCTTTTTACGATTTGGAAATACTAGAAACATACTTAGGCTTTTTACGATTTGGAAATACTAGAAACATACTTAGGCTTTTTACGATTTGGAAATACTAGAAACATACTTAGGCTTTTTACGATTTGGAAATACTAGAAACATACTTAGGCTTTTTACGATTTGGAAATACTAGAAACATACTTAGGCTTTTTACGATTTGGAAATACTTGAAAACTACTTAGTAAATATGTATATATCTGAGGCACTAAGCCTCAGATTACTTTTCTTTATATGTTTTATACTTAACTATTTGATGTACAGTGCCATACTTTTCATTATATATCTTTGCAATATCCCAAATACCTAAACCTTCTTTTTCATACATCTCTCTTATTCTTTCTACCTCACCCCAAGAATACTTTCTTATTTTTTTACCTAGTCTATAAAAAGTTCCTAAGTCTTTATGCTTTTCCTTATGTTCTTTTCTACTTAACATTTCTAAGTTTTCTAACCTGTCATCATTCGTAATACTATTTTTATGGTGTACATCTCTTTCATCTGTGTAAGGAACTTTATTAAAGTAACAGTACACAAGTCTGTTAACCTTATATGTTTTTCTATCTATACCTACCCTAAAATAACCATTATCATCTAATCTAACTTTCATATATTTACCCTTACGTGTTTTTCTATTATAATTATAAACATCTCCGTAATCTGATATATAGTAGTCTAATAAACTGTTTTCATTCTTATTAACATCCATAAAAATCCATCTTCTATTATCAAAGTAAATTATAGGTTTAGCTTTCATAATATCTTCGTCTATAATTTTTTTCGATGGGTCTTTTTCTTGGATGTAAAGATTTTCTAAATTTATATTTTCTCTATTCCCATCTTTGTATTTAATTTTACAATGGTAGTCTAAGGGTAAATTGTTAAAGGTGCAATAAACAACTTTCTTAACGTGTATTACTTTACCATTAATATGTGTCTTATGTCCTATAGTATTGTTTTTGTTTGAAGGTTTAGACATACTCGGATCAAATTGAATATATCTTTTAACTGTACCATCTTCTTTAATATCTTTCCTTAATAATCTCCCTTTATCAGATATATAGTATTCCCTTTTAGGTTTCTTCTCATTCTTAAGTTCTGTTAGTCTCCAGTTCTCTACTATCTTAATTTCCATATTATCTCCCCTTTATTATACTTTATTCAATTATACTACACTTTTAAATATTTGTCAAGACAATTTTTTTTATTTATACTTAGCAATTTTATGATTGGATAAAACTTGGTTTATACTTATGCTTTTTACTCTTACAGAGACACTCTAAGGTGGTTTCCTTGGACTTTATTTCATTTTAGGATTAATCCTACCTTCTTTATTTATACTTGTCTAAAACAAGCTCCTATTAGATCTATGATTAAACATAAAAAACTACTCAAATTAATGAGTAGTTAATATTTCTGATATAAGTGAATATAGTTCTTCAATTGTTCCATATACTAAGGGTTTTTCATCGAGTATTTCATATCCACTGTTATCGTGTGCTCGAATAGTAATTTTATTGTAATTTTCATGAGTTTTAATAATAACAATCGCATCCTTACTTTCAATTGCTATAAAATTAACTTTATCATCCCTGTAATCAATTGAATAATTAAAGTAACATGAGTCTAAATGTTTTACAACTTCTTTTATCACCTTAGTTGCAAAAGCATTTTCAAATATAGCAGAATGTAGGTCTACTTCTTTTTCAATCTCTAAAGGTTTTACATACCCTACTAAGTTTGATACATACAACTTACCTTTATTCTCAAAAAATTCTAAATCTATTCCAGGAAGTTTTATAATAATTTTATTATCTTCCTCATCAAAAGCATAGCCTTCTTTAGCCAATAGGTTGAAAACTTTACTTAGCTTACCCTCTTTTAAAATACTACCAATATCTTTTTGTACATTCCTACTTAGGAAATTTTCTAATTCTTGAGAAGTCATTTCAAAACTTATATCTCCGATAAATAAAACGAAGTCTTTTTCTGATCCTTTATTTATAACAACCTCTTTACCATCTAACCTGATATATACTTGGTAATCTCCTGATAAGTACTCATGGTAATAATCTAGTTCATACTTGCTTAAAAGTGCTTCTAGTTCTTCTAGAGTCTCGTTCTTCACTTGTTCAATAATACCACCTAAATCAATATTGTCACCATCAACATCAAATAATACTGCATCTATACTTGAAACTTTTGAACCTATATATTCTTTCACGTTTTGCTTAAGTTTCTCGTCATCTAGTGTTTTTTCTGTAAGTAAATCATCTAATAATTCTAGTACCTTTGTTTGATATTTTGTTTTATTTGTCATTATAAATTCCTCCTAATTTTTTAATAGTAATAATATACTGGTGTTGTCCATACTTGATATAAATGATATACAAGACACAACGAAAATGCTAATAATGTTAACTGAAACCAAAGTTGTTCTTTATCTCCAACTTGGTAACATACCCATACATTTCTTAATAAGTATACAGAAGCCACGATACTAATAATTATTGCAAATCCCATAGTCTTTCTCCTCCTTATTCCTACTTGTCTTTTTTACTAAATCTCTCTTGTGCTAACTTAGACATCTGTTCTCTTGTTTCTTTCTTAACAGGTTTTCTAAAACTAATTAAGTCTTCTTCTAATTTTACTCTAATATATGTTGGTGTTCCATTCTCATATTGTTCTATAATCTCTGCTTGTGGATATTGTTTTAATATTTTTGTGATGTGTTTCCTAGTTGAACTTTCAATTAACCAACAACTATTTAGTGCATCCCATACACAAACTGTTTCTTGTTCTTCTTTAGATACTCCTGTTTCTGTTATTCTAACCATTTAATTTTCCTCCTATATAATTAATACTTCTAATTGAATCTACCATTATTATACCAGAACCTATTTCATTGGTCAATAGATTCATCACTTTACTCATAATAACCTTTCTCTTGGAATTTTCTTTCTTTTTCTCTATTTTCTTCTACCTGACGATCTACGCCCTCTTTCCATCTCTCATACTCACCCTCTTCATAACCATAGCTTCCACCTGAAAATTCTATTAACTCTTCTTCAGCTTGTTCTGCATTAGGATCTACCCATTCTTCTTCAGATGTATCAACAGTAGCTCCATTTTCTTCATAAGGTACTTCTTCTAGTTTCTCTTGTCCACCTTCCTCTTCCCACCAAGGTACGTTAGGATCATCTTTCTTTGTTTCTACTTGTGTTTCTTCTTTTGTTGGGTCGTCTTTACTTACTTGTTCTTCATTTCCACATGCCCCTAGTAACAATACACCACCTACAACTAAACTTCCTAATAATTTTTTCATTTAAATCGTCTCCTTTTATTTGGTATATACTTAGTATAAATGACTTCTGTGAGGAAGTCAATACTATTTTTTAAATAAATTTACTAAAGAATAAATACTACTTGCAATGAAAGTTACGAATACTAACACTACTACAAAAACTGAGAATATACTTCCAATTGTGATCATTATGTTTCCTCCTTTTATTTGGTATATACTTAGTATATAATAAAACTCTACCTAAGTCAATAGATAGAGTTAAATTTTTTTATTTAATTACTTCATAATGCCTAGTAGAATAGGTACATACAGTAAGCCCATCATTAACAACCCTATTACAATATAAAAAATAATTTGTAAGTTTAATAAGTTTCTCATATTATTCTCTCTCCTTTATAAACATTCTACAATTATCATCTCTAAACCGATTATATTTATAACTACAATACCAACTACCATAGCATATAAAATACCTTTTTCATTTACCTTATACGCATCATGTGCAACATAACTAAATGCAAATGTACCAAAGGTCATCATGAATATAATTAATAATATAATCATATAATTCGTCTCCTTAATATTTTTCAGTTAAAAACATGTAGTCAATCAATGTAAGTACTATTGCAACTACGTAAGGTATCCAACTTGTAAAAAGGTTAACATCTGATCCTGTAATTAAACTTCCTAACCATACACCTATAAATCCACATATAAGATACCATATATACGTAGTAACAAAATATAATACTTTATTCATAATAACTCCTCCTATTTATCTATCCTGATATTCTATCTATAATTATAATTCCTTCCGCTTCAACTTCATTAATTAGTCCTTGTATATCAAAAGGTGTAGTAGTACTATATTTAATAGGGTGTTCTTTCGTAATACCTCTATTGTACATACCATAAAGAAATCGTATTAATGCTTCTTCAGCAATATCCTCTTTTATTATTTTCTTAGTCGGATTAAGATATACATTGTACCTTGGTATTTTATAAACACTGTTTGAATACATTTACTACCTCCTAGTTAATTTCTATACTAATCTTACCACACTACTTAGAGTATGTCAACAGATAAATAAAAAACAGAACCCTCTATTTGCACCCTATCTGCAAATAGAGGGTAGCTTGTCGGAACAAACCAAATGACATGACCTCAGTCTAAAAGGTCTGTAGGATAGTCACTCCTACTTACAATATACAATTACTTATATACTCTAAGTAGGAGAAGTGGGTGATCACCACTTCAACTAAATTATTCATAATAATATTCATCCGTCTCTTTGTTCCAAATAAGTGTTCTAGGTTTTGCCTCCCCTACAATATAATTCTCGTTCTGACCTTTAGGATATTCATGAATTATAGGATATTTTAAATTGTCCATAAATAACTTTTTATGTTTTTTATCTGCACAAAAGTATACATATCTGTTCTTCACACTTCTAACACGTCTCAAATGAGCATATTCCTTTTTGGGTTTATAATCTCTTGGGTGGGTTCCTTTAGGATTGTATGTGTCTGTACGTTTAGCTGAGTGACCTGTATAATACCAATTTGTTGCCTGATAAATATAACCTTGATGGTGCATACCTGTGTCACTGAAGGACACAAGTAACATGTTTTTATGTTTTGCCATTTTAAGTACTTTACCTAAAAAATAACTACCTGTGTTTCTAGGCATGTAATCATAAACAAACATTCTGTTAAGTTCATAAACATATTTAGCTAAGTCTTTACCTGCAACACCGATACAAAGGTTATTCGATGCTGGTTTACCTATTGTTATAATACCCACAAGATCACCTTTTAGAAATAGACCATAAGCAAAGCTCATAGGTGGTTTACGTCTAAGATAGTGTTTGTTTTCAATAATATCCATAGTATCTTTTTTATCGATCTCTCTTACACTCAATTCTGATTTAATATCTTTCAGTTCCATTTAAACCTCTCCTTTATTCATTTATAATAGTATTGTATAATAAAACTCTACCTAAGTCAATAGATAGAGTTAAAGTTTTTTAAAAAATTCAGTACCTCTTCAACTATTAATTAGTAGCTAATTTGAAAATCATCTACTTCAGGGTAATACTTTAATAATTTACCACTATGTCTAGCTTCTTCAAACTTTTCACGAGCATTTTCATTATCAATAGGTTTTATCAAACCACTTACAGCCTGATAAGTATATCTCTTACCTGTTGAATCTTCAAAGTAACCTTCAAGTGATGTTTTAAGTACATTATGGTTACGTAAACGAGTTCCGTTTATATACCAAAAAGTGTATCCCATAGGTTTATCTTCTTCCGCTTCTATCTTCTCTAAGTTAGATACTTGATTACTCCATTGATATGAGTACACACCATTATCACTCCTACCTTCTAGCCTTACATCCCCATCTTCTAGTACAGCAGTTACAATAGCCTCTCCTTCAGCTCCACCTTCACTCTTTAATACTTTTACTCTATCCCCTACTTGAATATCTGTAGAATCTGTGTAAGAGTCAGATACCTTTACTAATGAACCTACTAGGCTTTTTAATGTATCTTCATCTGGTTGGTGTGCATGACCAAAACTAAATAACTCATTACCAGAGTTCTTCTCCTCTTCTACTAATCGTAAGTATTCTACTAATTCCTCTGGTGTACCCTCTGCAATGTTAGTCTCTAAATGTAATTTCATTATTTCTCCTCCTAATTGATTATATATCAATCATATCATACTACTTATTGAGTGTCAAGCATTATTATACACGAAAATGACCTCTATTAATCTTGTCTTGAATATATTCCTTACTTTTACACTCTAGATATAATAGTCTGTTTCTCTCAAGATCTAACAAGTTATATAAATCTTTACTATCGTGTTTGATAACTTCATATCTGGTTATACCAAGAAAAGATTTTAAGATGTTACCTTCCTTTACCCTACTTAAATAGTCAGCTAATACTTCTAATACTTCTGTTAAAGAAATGTAGTATGTTTTATCTACACTAGCATCTTTTGCATATAGTGCATAGTTACCTCCTCTATCAACAATAGTTATTTCTTTATTAATCTCAATACCATACTCTCCGTTAACACCTTCATCTACATTTAATTTATTTACTTGAATTCCTCTTTCATCTAGTACTTGAATAAGTTGTTTTAATAATTTCATTATACTCTCTCCCATCCCATCTCTTTTAATTCTGCTGTAGTATATGTGTATTGAAACTCTAATTTATATGTTTCATCATCTAGTAAATTAAACATATCTGAATCCCACGATGGTGTGACTAATACTCTAGTATGATTCATATTTCTAACCAACTGACCTTCTTCCCATTCTTCTAAAGGTAATAGAGCTACTACCTCTTGTGGTACTTCTTCTAGGAATCCTACACGTTTACTTACCCCATCATAGAAGATAGTTGCTTGATCCCCACTATACGTAAACTCTATGTTTAATTCATTTATAGTAATCTTATAATCTCCATCAAAGGATAAGTTCTTAAGTGAAATTCCCTTATCTTCCATTCTCTCTAATATGTCTTTTATGATTTGTTCTTTGTTCATAATTAACTCCTCCTAATTAATTTATATATTAAGTATAGCATACCTACTTCATAGTTGTCAAGCATAGAAGTAGGTATTTTTTATTATTTTTCAAGTTCTAATAAGTCTACAACCTTACCTAGGTCATCATTACCATTAAGGTAGTGAGGTTCTCCATCTATTAATCCTGTATACAACAGGTCATGCTGTGCATTACTTATGTCAATCCAAACCTTCTCATTAATAAATAACTGTCTAAACTCTACTCTTACTGATTCAAGTTCTATATCTCTTTCAATCATCTTATCTAGTACGCTTCTTAATACTTCTGCTGTTATGTTCATACTTATCATGCTCCCTTTTAATTAATTTATATATTAAGTATAGCATTGTAAGAAAGGGAAGTCAATAGTTTTTTAATAAGTTAAATACTTTTTATTATCTACTTCTAATTGTCCTGTTGTGTTGTTAAATACCATTGATGGTCTCTCTTCAGTATCAAATGGAACCATTGATTTACTCTCTTCTAAAATCCTTTTAACAATATGAAGTAAAGACCTATACTCTGTAAAAGAACCATGTCTTATGTCTAAATCATTTTTATTATAACTATATTGTTTATGGAATGGTTTAACTTCAAAGTAATACGTATTGAACTCATTAAAGTATTCAAACTTCATTGTATAATCCTCTTTTACAACTAATGAATTCATGTCTAAAGTAAATCCATTAATACGTACATTCATCATACTTCTGAAAGCATCTGTAAAGTTAGATAAATCATAAAGTAACTTACTTTCAATTTCTTCTAATGCAGGTTTAACTTCACCTAAACTATTAATTCTTTCATTGTAGCTATCAAAATATTCTTCATTCATACTATAAGGATAGATACCATGAGAAAGTATGTTAGTTTTAATAAGTCTATCTCCATGATAAACCTTTACTTCTTCCATTGAGTCAAACATTCTAGTAAAATCTCGGATAGTAATTGGTATATGATTATATTCTAAAAATAATTTATCCTCTTCTTCATCTACAATTAAATCTTTAAAGTTATTTTTAATATCTACGAATAAATTAAAATCTTCTTTATGTTCTTTAACTTGTTTTAACATCCTTCTAACATCTTTAAGTAATTTTGACTTCAGTTCTTCTTTGCTTGCATATATAGACATGAAGTTACTTTCATATTTACTTCCATCTGCATGTTTAAATTGTACAATGAAAGTATTATCTAAGCTAAGGTCAAGAATTGTTGTTCTTAATTCATAACCGAGATACTTAAAGTTACAGCAATCTGAATGAATACCTTTAACTTCAGTTCCTTCATCACTTAAACATTCTCTTACAATTTCAATAATGACTGAATCATTTAGTTTTTCATCTTTTTTAACTACAGTTCCCTTTACATCTTTTTCTTCCTTATAGACAGTCCAAATAACACCACCTATTAAAACTAAACAAAATACTACACAAAGCCCAATTGTAATTAAAACCATAATTATTTCCTCCTTATACTAACCCTAAATATTTTAACATTTTATTTGCTTCTACTTCATTCATTTCTTCTAAGTACAGATACACACTTAAGAATCTATTCTGTAATCTAAACTTATAATAAGGATTCTTAGTCCTTAGTATAAATGTTACCATCTGTGATAATGTTGCTCTGATATAAGGTATCTTATCTTCCTTCGTCCTTAAAATCTTCTTACTATCTTTCATTATAAATTTATATCTTTCTCGTTCTGTCATATAAATACTCCTTTTTTATTATTAGTGCCCTGTATAGGACTTGAACCTATAACTCTCAAATTAGGAATTTGAGTTTCTATCCAATTGAATTAACAGGGCATGTAGGTAGCTTTCACTACCTATTAAATTATTTATACGTTTGTGAGTCTAGTTTTTTAACATACGATTGAATATCTTTATCTAAATCTCTAGTCATCTTGTCTAGTTGCTTAGCTAATTTCTTCTCACTGTGACCTTTTTTAATAATACTTCCTTTAGTTACAGGTTCTGGATCTACATACAAACCTTTAGCTCTTTGTGTGTTTATTTCAAATTGTTCCTTACGTTCTTGTTCTTCTAAATACACAATAGATAGTGTGTTAACTAATGTTGATCCTAGTGTCGTAACTTTATTTATTGTGTGTTGATGTTTTGTGACTTTACCTTTCGTGAACACAATACTATTGTATAAATCTAACCCACTCAATACTAAATTACTAATCTTTAATGCTTTAATTTTCTTCTTTCTGTTTAACATGATATCTCTCCTTTAATTATTTATATACTTATCTTACCATACTTCATTTACACTTGTCAATACTTAAATTAATAAATTTAAAATTAATAGTAATGCCATACCTATAAAACTTGCAATACCTAAACTTACAATACGTGTTGTCATTGTTATATAGTACAAAATAAGTGCACCTACAACAGACAATCTAGATGTTTCAAAAGTTAAAACATATAAAAGTAAATGTAGGAATACTACAAGTAAATATAAGTTAGTAGGTACTTTACCCTTAAACCCTTCTACAATTAACCACATAAAGCATACCAAAGTTATTGCATTTAAAATTACCATTTCCTAACCTCCTTGTATTTAATTCTACCATGATCCTAATATATTGTCAACACTAAACATAAAAAAATAAGGGAAATTAATCCCTTAAATTAATGTAGTTATATTTCTTATGGAAGTATTCTTTACATTCTTCTTTTGTCATACTTTTAAAAGGACTTTCAACTTTTATTTCTTTCTTCTTGTGTACTGCTGTTTGTCTACTTTCTTCTTTAAGTAAATTTCTAAGATTTTTCATTACGATTACCTAACAATATCTCTTTATGCACTCTTTCACGTAAGAATTTTGCAAACTCATCATCAGAAGTACAGACAATCTCTTTATCACTATATTCTTGGAATTCACTGATTACGTCTAGTACTGTAACTATGAAAGTATCTTCATCTGTTGTATACATATGAAGTAACCTTAAGTCTCCTAAGATACTTTGAATATGTTTATCCACTATTAATCCCCTCCAATTGCAATAACCAAAAACATTATACCAGCAAAACCTAAAAATAAACCTGTAATACTATATATTAAACCAAGTGCAATTGTACCTACGTAAAAGTATATTAAAGCTATAGCTATATAATAAGCTGAAAAGTAAATAACAATTAAGCTTATTGCGATCAATAATAATCTTACAAACAATTCTTTCACAGTCTTCACTCCCTTATATACAGGGTATTATTAAATGTGATACTTCCTTCTTCTGATAAAGTCTTTCTATTATTATCAATCTTCAAGGGGTTATATACTGTATAATATCTCCATATCTTACTATTATCTTCTACTTTCCTTACTTTATCATCAATCTCATCATAATACTTTAATAACTTTTTAACTTTCCTATGATAACTCCAATATGATTTAAATGTGTGGAACCCATAACGTTTCCACACATAAAAAGGTATCTTATAATCTGGTAACTGTCTTTCTTTACCGAATTGATACTCATATATACTTGAGATATTATCTAGGAATACAAAACCTTTAAGGTTAAAATCATTAGAGCTATAAGGACTGCATAGATAAAGTAACCTATCTAAATCTCTAAAAAACTTCTCCATAATATCTTTATCTCCTTACGACATCCACCAAAGAATTAAAATAACAATAACTGCAATAATAGCTACCCAAATTATTGATTCCATTAGTTACCACTCTTCTCGTCATCAAAATCTTGAACAAACTTATACTCCGATACTGTGTTACCTTCTTGATTTTCTTTGTAAATTCGCATAAGCTTAAACTTGTGTCCTTCTTTTAATTCACTTGTTTTATAAGAATCTAAATTGACACTATTTTTCCCTGATTTACCAGGTATATAGGACGGTAAATCCTCTACAAAATACGCTTTATTATTTTTAATCTCTTGTAATGTAAAGTTTTCTATATAATCTACACTGCTCGTTTCATTTGTTGTGGCTATATAGTTACTCTTTACTTCTCTATCCATAAGATAGAATATACTTGCAATTGCAAACAGTAACAAAACAAGAATTAAAAGTAAAATACCTTGTTTTCTTCTATTCATTATTTTTCACCCTCAAATATATAAACTTCTCTGTCAATGATAGGGCAAAACACCATTTTCTTATTTCCTTCTAGTAATTCCTTATACTTCAAACTTCTCTTAATATCCTCATCTGGATTAGTTAATTCCTTGTATCTACTTAAGACTTCATCAATCCTATTATCAAAATAGTTTTGATCGACAATCTCTAAGTAATCTACTTTAGCATTACTCATTAAGATTTTATTGTCTCCAATATCTTCAACTTCCTTAACCTTTAAACCTTCCTCTAACTTCTGAACCATTTCTCCTTGTGTAATACTGTCATCACCAATTCTAAATAATAGTTCACAGTTATTCACATAGTCTAGTGTATCTTTAGATATAGGTTCTTCCCCCATATCTTCAACTTCTAGAATATAATCTTCTAAGTCTACAGGTTCTTTACCTAAAGCAATGTAACTACCTTGAGGAATATCATAGAATTCACTTGCATACTTATCTACATGAATGTATAGAAGATTTGCTTGTTCATTCTTTTTAAGTCCTTCAAAGTCTCCAATAAAATCACTTGTACTATCTTTGAATAAGTTATTAATCATTGTCTCCTTAGTGTAATTCTGGTGCTCAATTTTTTCATGAGCACCTTCAGGTAGACTATCTACTTTCTTAGATTGCTTAAGTTCATTAATTCTATCTTGTATATTTTTACGCAATATTAATCTCTCCTTTAATCACTAAGGATTTCTTCACGCTCTTTATCTTTTCGTGGCACATCATATTTATCTAAGATATAGTATAAACCATTCTTATATAAATCATACTTCTCATAAATATCTTTAAGTTTCATAAACTGATAATCATTAATTAATTCTTGTAAGACTTTTGGATTATCTAGAATATGACTTACTCTTTCTTCTACCTTTAAACTCTTTCTACGGTTTAATCTACCATAGTTATTAACAACAGATTGTACAGTACCGCTACTAATCTTAAACTCTTTCATAATTTCTTTCATTGTGAATCCTGCATAGTAAGCTTCACAAATTGCTTTTTCCTTTTCAGTCTTGAAAGACTTCTTGCTAATTGGCGTATACTCTTTCTTTGGTGTTACCTTTTGTTTGTCTTTATTACTTAACTTGATTTCCATAATACCCACTCCTATAATTAATATTTGTTTAGATCTGATTCTTTATACATGTTTGAATCATTACTAACAGTATACCAGTAATCTTTATTATTGTCAATATAAATATTCGTAATTTCTGCAATATCTTTTTCAAATCCATCGACAGGGTTATAAGATACAGGTTGACCGATCTTAAATCTATTATCTTGTTCTTGCCATTCAGCATCTAAATACACTTTATAATTCATTAAAGCATTTAAAGAATAATTATTTAACTGCCAATAACGATTATAATAGAAAGTTTCTTTTTTAGTATCTAGGCTTGTCTCTGTTGCTGTATACTTTCCTTTCTTAATACGAATTAAGACTGGTGTACCTTCTTGGTCTACTCTTAAAACATTACCTTCTTCTAACAGTCTTACTATATCTACAATATTATCTATCGGTTTTAATTCTTTAACTTCTTTTAAATCAGACATTTAAACTCTCCTTAAATAGAGTAACCAATACGTTCTAATGATTCCTTAAGTTTTCTATCTTCATCATCTAAGTCTAAGTTTCTATAGAATTCTTCTTCGACCTCTTGCATTTTATTTAATACTTCTTCATGTTGGTCTTCTGGAATATATTCTAACATTGTTTCAGTCATAGCTGTTTCCTTAGCTACTTGTTTTAATTGTAGTTCTCTTAAACCTAGTAAAGACATTCCTTTTAATTGACCATCAGTAATCTTATCTTTAATTTCAATAGCTTTCATAGCGATACTAGGATCTAATGTGTAAATCTCATCTAAACCTATATCACCTTTACTAATAATTTTATCTAAGAAACTAACATCATCTAAAAGGTCTCTTGTCTTACTCATTGTAGCATTAAAAGGATGGTTTTCACTATTAGGGTTTGTATCTAAAATATCTTGTTCTTTATGTTCAATAGAAACAACATTTGTTTTCTTACGTTTATCTAGGTATTCTCCTAAATCCCAACCATTCTTAACACATTCTTCTCTAGACTTACTATATCTAGATAATGAAGGGATAGAAATATCAAAATCATATGCTTGACAAAGCTCTTGTATCTCTTCTAAAGTATATCCTTTATCTAAAGCATTATGTACTTTAGAGGATAATTCTTTATTATTGTAAAGCTTTGTTTGAACATTTTCTCGTTTTGGTTTCTCTTGTTTTGACTTTGCATCACTTTTATTTCTTAAACTTTTCTTATTACTCATTATCCTTACTCTCCTAATATAATAGTTAAACTTTTTGAATTGAAAATTATAGTTAAATATAACCCTTGATCCATTGGCACTAAAGGGTTTAGTATTTCAGTTTTCAGTATTAATATATCAACTTTTTACAGTTTTTAATTAATAATAGTTCTCACTATAAAAAAGTGCACTAAGTAGTATATTTTTTAACTGTACATATTATACATACACACTATACATATTGGAAATATTTTCTAAAGCATTTTCATTTTTTATTTCTAAAGTGAAAATCATTTTCAAAATATATAACTACTAACTATACAATTACATGTATGAAAATACTATTTAGTACGGTCTAAATCATCTAAATCTTTTAACTCAGGCTCTGAATTAGACTCAGAAGTTACTTCTTCAGAATCAGAATCTGACTCATAGTCATCTTCCTCATCATATTCATCTTCATCTTCATCGTCATCATAATACAAGTGATCATATAAACCATTTTCCCAATTCTCATCTATCTTTCTACTTAGATGTATTCCTACACCTACACAAACAATGAATATTAAAATATACATAAACATTTAAAAACCTCCTTAATTAATTATATTCTTAGTATACAATAATCAAGGAGGGTTGTCAAGCATTAAATATAAATTGTTAATTCTTTTTCTTTACCAAAATTAAAGTTTAACTCAAATCTTGTATTATCTGCTTTAGCTATAACTTCTGCACTTTTTAGTTTACTTAAGTCTAAATTAATAAATGAATTACTACTCAAGACAGATACTCTCTGATCTTCTTGGTTAACAATAATACCCATACCTTTATAGTTAATATTAAATAGGTTTACTCTAAGTTCTTCACCCGAATAATAAGCTCCGCCTATTTCTTTATTTAGAATTGTATTACCACTAATCAACATTAGTAAGTTCTTAGCACTTGCAGGTGTTAGAGATTCTTCTAATGATAACTTACCTAATAAAGTTTCTCCATCATACTCTGGTACTGTAGTTAGTATCTCTACACCATGTGTGTATTCTACATCCTCATCATTAAAATCAGTTACAATACCTGATTCATAGATACGATATAAACGATATTTGTTATCTTTACCTATCTTGAAGTCTTGGTATTCTACAGTAGGATTAACAAACTGGTGTCTCATACTCACTCTAAAGTTTTCTGAAGTCTTCATATCTTTAAGGATTTGAGCAGTTAAGAAACCTTGCCCTACATTAAGTTGTCCATAGAGTTCGTTCATATTTACATCTACAAAACCTGTTTGTTCTGCAATATACATAAAGTCTTTAAGTCTCTCTACATCAGAAGCATGGACTTTAAGTATACTTGTAAATTCTATATTGCTTGTATCAGACACATCATAGATATAAGAGTCACTAACAATACCTTCTATCATATTATCACTAATAACTTTTACACCTAGAACTTCAAATTCTTTTTTCTTTAATTTATTTAAAAATGATTGTATTTTCATTTCTTTAATTGTACTTTTCATTTCTGTTTTATCCATAACTCTACCCTTTCTTTTGATCTTTAGATTCGTTAGTTAGACTTCTTGCTTTTCTACCAGAAACTCTAACCCTATATCTAAAAATAATAATTAAATTTGTTTGTGTAAATGTTCTTTGCTCTCTAATACTACATTTACCTAACAACTTCTTTCCTTTTCTTATATAGTATACTCTATCTGTATGAAGTATATCTTCTGTTTTCTTATGTTGCCTTATTGTAAGGAATTGTTCTTTAATATTTAAGAAATCTGTAATTAAATTTAAAGCATATTTCCTTTGTAGACTTAAATCTTTAGTTGATACATTTTTATATACTTTAACAAAAGCTATTTTATACTTAATTGTTTTGGCACTATCACCAATTTCTACTCTATTTCGTTTATAAAATAACGGTTTATTATTTACACCTAACATATTTCCTAAGGGAGCATAGTTAACAAAAGGTTTATTTTTCTTTGTCAAGTATATCCCCCATTTCTGTAGTTAGTGCTTTAAAGAAATTATCTTCAACAATCTTCCACCTATCATTATAACCATAAATAACAGTTCTTGTAAAGAGTTTATAGGCATTATTCCATCCTAAATAACTAAGCAAACCATTAATAATTTGTGGTTTTGTATTTCTTTTTCTAGAAAAAGCTAAGTTATTAGCATGTCCTTCACCTGAAGAGTGTCCTTTTGCATTAATATTATAACCTGTTCTAAAAGTAACAGGATCTCTAACGTACCTCATTAGTATAAGTAATACGTTTTTCCATAATATATTTAAGCAATGATAAGGATTTCTATGTGGGCTATATGTTGCTTGCTTATACTTACCTATCATTACCTCACCTTTAAACTCTATATAACTTAAGATACCTACATGGTTATGGTTATGATCTTTTAAAATCTTCTCTACTTTAGGTAAGTGTTTATCATGACAGAGTACATATACATAAGAACACACTTGACTATAGTAAAACATTTGTTTATTCAGTCTCTGAGTAGAATCTCTCTCTGTCTTGATTTCCATACCTAATGTATGTCCGTTTTTATCTAATACAAAACAATCCATGATACATTTACCCTGTGCAATAGCTTTCTCGTTATATATACGAATATCTTCTATATCACTTGTAATCCCATCATCATAGAATAAATGTCTTTCTTTTAATACTGCCTTCTTTATATCTGCTTCATAAAATTTCTTAGACATTGATATTATCTTCCACCATTCTCTGATATTCTGCAATAACACTCTCTAATGGAACATAAGATTTAATCCAAGCTACTGTTTCTAATGAAATAAAAACACCTGTGTAGTCTCCACCTGTTTGTTTTGCTCCTTTATTACTATAAATCTTACCTTCAGGTCTACGTTCAAAGAAACCTTTACCATATTTACCTGTGATAGTATCTCTACCATTATGAACAACTACAGAAGCAAATAAAGGATCTTCATAAACAGTTTTGTATTCATACTTATCTCCTACACTACGTCTAATAGAATCACTTAATGTTGTTCCTCCTGGTAAGAGTTTATCAGTTTTATTGATAGAAACTTTCTTATGTGCTCTTGTAGGTTTATCAGACTTAGGGTCTTGTACCCTATAAACTAACACATATTCCTCTCCGTATTCCTCAATATAAACTATGTAATACTGTGGAACATCTTTAAAGTAATATATACCTTCCCTAATACGTGTTGTTAGGTTATTTTCTTCCATATTTAAGTTACTAAATTCCATATTTTTCACCTCTCACTAACTATTATATCATAAAAAAAGAGATAAGTCAAATTACTTATCTCTCTTCTGTAATAGTGCTACAATTAAATTACCTAGTAAAGTACTTATAGTATATAAGATGTAAGCACCTACTGTGACCCATATTACATTGTTAAATGTAAATGATAAAGGTGTAGTAGGTATTTTTAAAACAATACATCCTACAATAATAAATACCAACTGAGGTACAATTGTATAACTATACGTCCATTTAGGAAAGGTCTCTCCTGTTCTTTGGAAAGCTTTCCTTTCGTCAATTAATCCTGTAGTTACTTGAACAGCAGTATTAACTGTAGTAACAAATAATAAAACATATATAATAATATTAATTAGTTCCATCTACTCACCTACAAATAGATTGTTTTAAGTTCAATATCATCTGAATTATGTTCCAAGAATAACAATTGTTGAGAAGGTGCTGTACGTGATAAGTTAAGTTCTTTACTATATGTGTTATAACCAATCGTACTGCCTACTGTAATGTGTTGTCTTGTGTAATCTTCTTGTTTAACTTTAAGATGATGAACATGTCCTGTAATAAGAATATCAAACACTTGGTCTTTAATAAATTTAGGGATATGGTTTACATTACCTTTAAGTGTATCTCCATGATTTACAATAATGCTCTTACCACATACTTGGTCTTCGATTGTGTAAACATCATCTCTATTATCAATGATTTCAATACCATTAAATAACTCTAGTTCTTGTAGGTTAAGTAATGTATCTAAAACAATATAAGCTACATTATCGTTGTAAATCTTTTCATTCTTATTACCTTGTAAACGGTCATGATTTCCGCCAATCATACCAAACTTCAAGTTACCATCAGTTACATCACTAATTTGTTGGATTACATCAATTAATAATCGAGTACCTTTTGTAATTTGCTCTGATAAAGTAAACTCTGTATCAAATGCTTGGTTTACATTTCTCATTGAAACATGTTCGATGAGATCTCCTACAAAGTATATTGTGACATTACGAATGTCTCTTTCCAAGATTTCTTTTACTGTCTTATTAACAAAGTGTTGAATACGTTCTTTTAAGATTTCAAAGTTGTATCCACCTGTTTTAGAATCCTTAAACTGATAACCAATATGAGTATCACTTAGTAATACAACTAATTCTTTATCATTAGATTCTTTAATAGTAATACCTGATTCTCTATCTAAAATAGGTTCCTCAATAGACTTAAAATCTTCTCTTAAATCTTGCATAAGTATTGTAGTATAAGCATGAGGTTCTTGTTGTTTTCTAACCTCTCTTAGTTCAGCTAATCTACGCTTATTATCTACAACATAGTTAGATACAGCATCTACGAGTTTTTTATCTTCAAAAGGTTTATCACCTGTAACTCCTTCTACTATATCTAAAGTAATTTCACCATCAATTGCTTGGTCTTTAATGTCTGCTAAATAGCTATCGGCATCAATTTCGTTATAAATCTCTTGTATTTCTTTTGCTCTTACTCTATCTAATCCTAATTCATTGATAATCTTATTGAATTTAGATGAAACAATCTTACCTTCATCTCTTAATAAGACACCAAAGACGACTGCATATACTTCTTCTACTGTGTTAAACTTCATTATTCTCCTCCATAAATCTTTTTATTTGATTTCCTAGTACATTAATGTGACTAGGTATAAACATACTTACAATATTTGAATGAGGTGAATACTCTACGTTAAATATTTTACACACTTTAGCTTTATCCACATCTTTCATATAAATAGTTAAGATGTCATTATTACTTCTAGTTTGTGAAACAGTAATAAATAAACCACTTGTATTTTTAAGTGCTTCATGTGCTAATAATAACTTAAGTTTAGGGTCATTCTCATATAATAAATAGATATGTTTATCACCTATATTACTATAATAACACTTTTCTATTAATTCGTCAAGCTTAATTGGGTTATAATCTGAAATAAAGTCTTGAATATTTTGATTATATTCTAAAAAGTTAAAATAGTTATCATGATCTAAGGCTACTCTCTTAAGTTCTTTACTACCTTCAAGTAAACCTAAATAAAGTAATTGATGAATGATACTATAATGTTTCTTATCTTCCCCTACAGTATTAAAACCTTGAGGTAATGTACCTATATTAGTTATAAAATAAGTATTTCTGTTCTTAAAATAATCAAACTTACCTTCTTTATAAATGAAACCAATTAAAATATACTGTTCATTGTCTACATATCTAATAGGTTCTTTTTCTATATCTGATATTCCATGAGTTTCTTCAAACAGTTTAGGTACATACTTACTTTGTGTACTATTTTCATTATATACAACTATCATATAAACCCTCCTATAATTCAAAATTAGTCTTTGTAATCTGGTTTTGCAGGAATCCACATTTTAGGATTATAATTAATTTCATATTGATATTTACTTACATTTTTAGTTGTTACATCTTCTACAACATAAGATACGTTATCAGAAAGACCAATAATATGTTTTTGGTACTCTCCATCTTTCTTTTCTACTACAATTTCAAGTTGATTATCTTCTTTATCTGCTTTAATAGACATTCTACCAGACATTTGGAAAATGATATCTTGTTTAATAGCATTAATAACTGTTACCTTTCTAACTACATTAAAATTATCCGATTCTTCAGACATGTTTTGACTTACCTTATCTGCTTGAGAACACCCCGATAGTACTATAACTAGCAAGAGTGCTACTACTATTAATTTTTTCATTTATTTATCCTCCATTTATTTATCGTTTACCTCATACATTTGTGGATACATACTTAAGAACTGTATTCTATAACCAATAGTCTTAATCTTAACTTTATCTCCTACTTTTAGTTGTGCTTGTACATCTGCACTGTTAAAACGTCCTTTAAGTAATAAATCACTATTTTGTATGACTGTTTTATCATCTAGTACTACATAAAACTTATCATTATCTCCATCACGTTTATTATATTTATCTGTTATTTCTCCTGTGAATTCTTGTTTATGACTATACTGAACAATAGTTGGTGTTACAAACAATACAATTGCTATTATTACTATTAAACCTATACATCCTATTTGTTTCATTTACTTTGTCTCCTTTTGTTTTTTTAGTTTACCATTAAAAAATATACTTTGTCAAGTGTTTTCTTTAAAGTGTAAAAGTCATTATCGCTCCTCTAGTAAATTAGAGTGTTCAAATTGATTACCTATGATTTCAAAGTTATCTTTCACATCATATAAATCTGCACCATCTCCACCAACAAACTTCATTATAAATGCACCATTAACATATTCGACTAAGCCTAATTCTTCACTATCAATATCTCTCGCTATGTCTTTATCGAAAAACTCAACTTCATGTACATCTTTAAGTCCTGTGGATTGTGATAACTCCCATTTCACTCCTAAATCATCAGAAAAGTATGGTGGATCTATGTCGTTTTCATTCTCATCCCAAGCCTGTAAATACCAAAGTTCCCCATCATCATAAAATCCTATTGTTCTAATGCTCAACCATTCTTTATCTTCTTTATCCCACGCTCTATACTTAATCATCTACTCCACCAACCCTTTTTCATTGTTTTTTATATTTACCTTTTGGTTTTGTTAAAGTATCTTCAATGCTCCATCCACTATTTAACCTATACGCTATAGTCTTAGGATGTAATCCCGTTATTTCAGACCATTCAGTCAAACACAATTTTTTATTATCATACTCTATTTTTCTATTATTTCCTCTGTTTCTTTGTTGTGTTTTCATGTCTACCCATCTGCAATTGCTAGGTTTATAATCCCCATTACTATCAATCCTATCTATAGACAAGCCTTCTTTATAACCGTTATCTATAGACCATTTATAAAACTCTTCAAACTCACTCCACTGATTACACACTCTAATACCTCTGCCACCATAATTTTTATAATACTTACTATTAGAATTACTACATCTATATTTCATGTCTCTCCAAACCCCGTTTAATTTAGTATTATTCATACCGTGAGACGTTTTGTTTTCGGTACTTAAACATCCACAGCTACGAGTACTACCTTGCCTTATACTAGATAGTGATTTATCAGTTTCTTTTCCGCAATCACAAATACAGTTGACAAAATATTTATTTTTATACTTTGTTACACCTTTTGATTTATACTCGTACTTTTCTACTCTGTTTAGTGATACAATTTTTAATCTACCGTATTTGTTACCAATAAATTTTTCTATTCTTAACATGACTCCCATCCCCATCCAATCAATTGTGGTAAGTTTAATTGTTTCTTTTTCTTTATCTTCATTCCTTAATCCCTCCATCTTATTTATATTACTTTTATAGTTTACCATATTAAGATAAATAAGTAAAGCTATTTTTTTGTTTTTTTATCTGTCTTCACAGTAGCACTCTGCTTCTATCTCTATCCATAAGTCTTCTATTTCTCTTATATATACGAAAGCTTCATCAATTGTTAGAGAGTCGAAGTCTATGTCTTCATGTTGGCTGTATTCCTTAATGAAAGCTATCTGTTTAGGTGTAGCTTTATTAATTTCTTTGTGTTCAGATATAAGCAATCTCTTGAAGTTTCTATTCATAACATATCTACCAATCTCATTAAATCAAGAACAGTATCATTGTATTCAGGACTACCATTTAATTCTCTTAGTTTAGATAGTTTATCTTTAACTATAGCTTTAATCTTTTCATCTCTACTATCCTTAAGGTTACAATTATCTTCTAAATTTTTTAAAACTTTATCTATATTTCCATTCATAATTTTAAAGTTTTCATATTCAAAATCAGGTATTGTTTTTATATATTCAAATAAACTGTCTATAGAAGCTTTATTCAAATCAGCCTTATCTTTAATATCCCACGTATTTCTTAAAGTATTTTTAATATCATGATCTTCTAATAACTTTAGTTTTGATTTAATATCTCGTAATAAAACCATTTCCTCTGTCATGATTATTCCTCCTCCTTTTTCTTATACATGTAACCGAAAGTATCTCCACCTGGTTCTGTAAAACCATACTCACTAATCTCATAATCATTATCTACTCGAATAAAATTAATTTCATCTACAATAGCTTGAACATTCAGTGTCTTAGTAGAAACTTTGTCAAACACAATTGCAATATCCTCATTATCTTTCACATCTTTCATTTTCTCTCTTACCTTTTCCAAATCATTCCATGTTCTAAATGTAATTACTTCCATGTAAAATCTCTCCTTTTATTTGTTATGTATATACTATACCATAGTTAATAGTTTATGTCAATAAAAAAAGACCTAGAAATTAATCTAGGTCTAAAATATTTTTTTAAGCTTCAGGTTCTCCTGTTTCTGTAGCTTGATTTGTTGTGAAGGTAGGCACATCTACTTTAGCACTTTCTCCTGCTTCATTAGAGAATGTTACTTGGAAAGTACCTTTAGGATACTCAGTTCCTGCATCTAAACCACTAATAGTAGCTTTAGCAGAACCATTTTCCCCTACCTCTGTATATTGTACTACTTCTTCACCTTTATAAACATTTAATACTTTTGCCATAAGTTATAATTTCCCCCTATACGATAATGTCCGCTGTTGTTTCACTTGGTTCTACAGTTACATTTTCAGGTGGATCGGGAATTGGGTCTTGTACTGTAACTTCACAAGTAGCTGTTTTGTTTCCATCTTCACTTGTAGCTGTAATAGTTGCTGTTCCTGCTCCAATAGCTAATACACTACCTGTATTATCTACAGTTGCTACGCTCTCATCACTAGATGAAAACGTAACATTAGTGTTATCTGCATCTGAAGGGTTTACAGTGACGTTTAGTTGTCCTGTACCTTCTGTTTCTAATGATAATGTACTATTATCTAATGAAATACTTACTACACCAACAGATTTAGTTTTAAATTCAGGAACATCTACTTTGTCGCTTTCACCTGATTCATTTTCAAAAGCTACTTGGTATGTTCCTTTAGGATATGACGTATTAGAGTCTAAGTCTGAAATTGTAACAGAGGCAATATCTCCTTGTTTTTCTTCAGATGTTATTAATTCTTCACCTTTATACAAATTTAACTTTTCTACCAAAACATTTCATCCTTTCAATTATTCCGCAGATACCTCTGCTTCATTTTCTTGTGGGGCTACTTCTACGTTTTCTGGTTCTTTAGGTGCTTCAATTTCTTTTTCTTCTTTAGCTACTGATTCCGCTACACCTTCAGGATAAGGGCGTGTCTCCGTACGAGTTGAACCCCATGCGAAACGTTCTTCTTTTGCTCGTGCAGAAGGTGTATTAGAGTCTTCAAAGTTCTCTGCATCTTGATCAGAGCTATCTTTAACACCGAAAGCATCTTCTGTATTTGTAAAGAATACGTTATAAACACCTAATGTAAAGTTATCATAGGCAAATGCTAAGAAAGCTTGTAATACTTGTTTAGCTTTGTCTAATCCTTTAATATCTTCTTCACGAATAACTGGGTGTTCATATGGTTCTGTAACTGTACTTACTACAAAGTATACAATATCCCCATCAGTATAAATGATTGGTGATTTCTTACGTGTAATAAGTGTACCTTTACCATCTGTTTCTACTGGGTATACAAAGTATTCTTCACCTTCTTGAACTACTTTATAAGAATATACACCATTATGTGTACCTGTATAACCGTCTGCAATTGTTTTAACTTCTAGATATTTATTATTAATATCTACTGTTTCATTTTGAAAGATTACATCTTTCAATACTTCTTTAGCCATTTATTTTCATCTCCTAATTGATTTAAATTATTAGTATTTTCAATAATAATATATCACTCATACGAGGGTTTGTCTACATTTCCCACGTATTATTTTCAGTATTCACTCTACCTTTAACAATATCTATGTCCTTATTATTACTTTCATGTGCATGTAATTTAAATCTTATAAAATCTTTTAGTTCTGTTAATGTTCGTGTGACATCTTTTCTAGGTACTTCCATTCGACTAGCTACATTAGATACAATGATAGGGTCATCTACATTTTCATCATTTGTAAATATTTCATGTAATAGCTCACTTTCAACTTCAGTGAAATCAACACCATCGAATAAGTAACTTACTAAGTCATTCATATATAAATCACTATCACTTGATTCGATAATCGTTTCTAATGTATCATCATCATTACCAAATACAACATTAGAATCTCTATCCCTATTCTTTTTAACATAGCTATTTCTAACTCTCATTGTGAGTTTACTTTTAATATAATAAGGGAAGTCTACTTCACTATGAATATTATATTCTTTAACAAGTTTAATAAATTGTTCATTAATATACTCTAAGAGTTCTTCTTTCTTAACATAACTATCCATTTGGTTTGAGAACCTATAGTATAGAGCATATCTAAGATTTTTATAGTTGTGCATAAGCTTATCTATATCTCTATCTAATTCATGATTTAATCCTTCTGTGTCAATTACATATCTATTTCCATTATTCAACTAACTTCACTCCGATACGGATTAGCTCCCTCTACAATAATTTTTACTTTATTATACTTATCTTGTACATATATATCTGAATAATGGATTGTTCTTGGTACTTGGATGTTTTCTCCATTAAATCTAGTAACAGAGTATCCTCTACACCATCTATCATATACATCAGTAATATAAATTACCATTGCATCTGTATAAGGGAATCCACTTTCTTCATAAATGATGTACAATCCATTCTCTTTGATATACTTAAACCTTGTCTTAATGTCTCTATAAGGTTCAGGTACTGCTTCTAAATAAGACTCATCTTCTAAACTTTGCTTAATACGTTCTAGGTTATCATCAATCATATTACTTGTCAAGACATTTACCTCCTTTTAAAACAAGAAGACCTTTATTGGTCTTCCTGATCTCCTTCTGTTTCTTCTTTTGTTTCTTCTTTTGTTTCTTCTTTAGGTTTTTCTTTTTCTAGTTCATCATAGTATTCTTTTAGTGTTTTATATTCAGGTATAGTTGTAATATCTACATCTTTATTTTTTAATGGTGCATATCCTTTAGGGAAGTTTGCTACGTAAGTACGTTTAAATAGTTCTTCAAATAACTCAGGGTCTTCCTTAAGTCTAGGAGTCCATTCAGCATCACGTAATTTAATCTCTTCACCATTTAAAGTAACATAATTTCTCCATGCTCCTTTAGTAATAAAACCTTTTTCTACTGCTTCTTGATAAATTGTATACTCAGGATCTAAACCGTTAATAACTTCTCCTGTAGGTAAATCCCATTCTGAAAGTAAATCAGCACTTGCTTTTTGGTTAGGTCTAGATAACTTAGATTTCTTAGTTTCTAGTCTCATAGAGTGTCCTGAATATTCTTCTTTACCTGCTGTATCTTTATGCTGTTTTATTTGTGCTCCTTTATTAACTTTAAGTCTTAAACTAGCACTGTGTTCAAAAGCCTTACCTCCACCAGATTTAACTTTATCTCCATACATTCCTGCATCTAAGTCATCTCTAGCTTGGTTTACAACAATAATACCTGTGTTTGTATTATTTAACTTAGGTGTTATAGCATTAATGACTTTTTGTGTTGCTGCTGCTCTTATACCAATCTGCTTAGTATCAATACCACCATCTATTTCTATTTGTGAACGAGTAGCTCCTAATGAATCCCATATAAATACAATAGGAACACCTGGGTATTTCTCATTAAAAGTATCTACCCAATGCTCTAATTCTTTACCTACCTGTTCAATAGATAACTCAACTGTATTCTTAAGTCTTTGACCTTCTCCTGCTTGAATAGAGAATATTTTGGTAATATCTACACCTAATTGCTCCATTCGTGCATTATCTGCTGTACCTTCTGTATCTACCCAAACAGTAATAATACCTAAATCAATTAATGTTTTTGTTAAGTGAACAGCAAATGTGCTTTTCAGTTACTACCCCTAGTTTCCTAGTACTTTAACACTAATTTAATAGTGGGCTTAGACTATATCTTGAACCGCCTGGTCTGCAAGTTTTTGTTTTCTATTTATACTAATGTTATTGTTTTGATATAATAATTTCATTATTTCTTTAGCTTTTTTACCTGAATATGTTATTTTATTAGAGGTAGAATTTTTAGATACTTTAGGACATTTAAATCCTAGTAATTCCTCAATCCACAACCCTACGTCTTCTAGTAATTTAGAATGGTTATTTATTAATGATATAAACCATCTATTATTATAATATCCAATAGAACCATCACCATCAAATAATCCTCTTAAATAATGTTTTCTCAAATCAAAAGGTATATTTTGTACTAGCCTTTCTGTTACAACTGTTTTGTTAGGAACTATACCGTACTTAGATAAATCACTACATAGTTTTTCATCCGTCACAGATATTGTATAAGTAGTTTTTTCGTTTTTTATATAAACTCTTTTTCTGTTACTAATTTTTATTTTACTTTCTAAGTTTAGTTCTTTTTTAATAAATTCAATTATTTCCCTATCTATTAATTCTAAAGATAAATAAAGTTGTCCTGTTCTTTTCTCTCTCACACAACCATCCGCCATTAAGATACCTAAAAGGTATGCTTTTTCTTCAGTATCTATACTTTCAAAATAATCTCTATTTATATTTCTATTTATCCTTCTATTCATATAATATGAAGTATCAATATTATTTTCTCTTAGTATTTTACTTATCTCTCTAGCATGTGTTGTGTATTTTTTCTTTATGTCATCAATTGTTTTAGATTCTTCTGTGTACATTCTAACAATATCTTTTTTCTGCTGTTCAGTCCATCTTCTCTTACTGTTAGTATTCACATCAAATTCTTCTAAAACTTTTTTAATAGTGAAATAATGTGCATTATATTTATCTTGTAGTTCCTTAAACGTTTTACCTTCTTGAAATGATTTTACTATATCTTGTTTTTCTTCATTAGTCCAAACTCGTTTTACCATATTGTACTACTCTCCATTTTTAATAGATTTCGTAGGCAATTCCCATGCACTTCGAGGATAATCCTCTACTCTACTCGGTTACTCTCTAGTACCTCTCGATACTAGATACCCTTTCGATAGTCGTTGAACCTTCTTCATATCTTTCGACTTAGAAGCTTGGATGCTAGATTACCTACACCATATAATATAACATTTTATTATCTCGCTATACCATATAACTCATATCCTTATTATTTTTAAACATTCAAGCTTACTTTTTCAAGTTACTTTGTAGTTAATAAGGCTTTAAGGCTTCCCAGCAATTCACATGGATTTGTAATAACTCTTTACAAGTCATTGTGGCTAGTTAAGGTAACCACTACCAGGTATCCCATAAACCTCAGTAAGTCGTCCTAATGGAATTCCTCCACCCATAATTCGATCATATTGAGGTACTCTTGTAGGTAATATATTTTTAATATCTGCTTTGTTTGTATCTGATAGGATTGTCAATCCCATTTCTTTACCTAAATCAATTGTATTTAAATCAGACATATCAAATTGTTTTTTACTACTTCTTGCCATAAATCATTTTCCTCCTCTTATATATCTAAAAAATAAAGTAGCACAATTAAGTGCTACTATTAAGTTCTTAAAGTCCAATATTACCTAAAATATCATCTACACTCTTCATTTTATTCTGTGATTGTTGTTCTTGAGGAATGTTAGGTTGTTCCTGTTGTGGTGCTTGTTGTGTTTGTTGTTGTTGCGGTTGTTGTGGTGCTTGTTGTTGAGTTTGTGTTGGTTGAGTCTGTTGTTGTTGTTGCGGTTGCGTATTGAATGGTACTTGTGAGTCATCTACGCTATTTAAATCTACACCAGCCCATGGATTACTTTGTTCTGGTTGTGATTGTTGTTGAGCTAAGTTATTCCAATCAACATTACCTTGTTGAGTAGGTTGAGACTGTTGAACAGGTTGTTGTTGTTCTACAGGTTGACCTTGAGTTGGAGCTCCTAAGTTTGAAGGCATTTGATTATCAATTTGTTGTTGTGAAGGTGCTTGTCCTCCAGATTGACCTTGACTTGGTGCTGTATTACCATCATCTTCAAAATCAAAGTTCTTGATTGATTTATCTGTACCATTAATACTGTTGATTACAAAGTTTACGAAACCTGGTGAATTTTCTTCTGTAGGTTCAGCCATTTTTTGAATGTCACTTGTTAAGTTTTCCCATCCTTGTGGTAATTGACCTAAGTCTTGACGTTGGTAAACTTCTGCTTTATAACTTGTATCTGTTCCTTGACCTGTGCGATATAGTTTAACTGCAAAGGCATGGTTTTCTGAAATGAAGTTTAAGTTAGAATCTTGTGTTGGCATTAAGTTTTCATCTTGTAACTTAACTGATAAGTCGTCAAATAATGTTTTTGTTAATTCCATAGGTGCTACAAGAATATTACCTATAGGATCTACTTGATATTGGAATTGACCTTGGTTAGATGCTAATGGGATTACGTTTACTAAATAACGTTGTGCAGGGTTTGTATTGTAATCATTAATCTTAACGTTATTATTTTTCCAATTAGAGATAAATGAATCTAACACTGATTCTCCCATAGTGAATGGTAATGTGAATGGTGAGCTTGTAGCTGTGCCATCACCTTTAACATAGTTTAAGAAAATACTACGGAATTTACTAAAGAATTGAAGACCTTCTGTATCTTCTTGTGTTTTAACTCCTGGTAATACTCGTACAATAATCTCAGGGTTTTGTTTGTTTAAACGAATTGTTTTATTCTTTGGTTGGTATCTCTCTTGTTGATTATTATTGAAATTGCTTTCTGTGCTTTGTTGTTCTTGTGATAAAAAATTACTAAATGAATTCATCATATTTATTCCTCTCCTATTAATTGTTCTATTTTATTTGAAATATCTTTTTGTCTTTCTTTAGGTATGCCAAGGTTTTCTTTCGCATAGTTTTTAAATAAAACATGCTTTTTAATTTCTTTTTTACTAGCTTCTTGTATTTTCAAGATGCCATTCTCAAGTAAGTCATAACCTTCTCTATTATCAAGTATTGTTATTGTAGAAGTGACATAATCTTTCCCATATTTATCTACTCCATAGAGTAATGTTTTCTGTCTAAAACCATAAGAAGTAATATCTGAACTATCTTCAGTTTGATTAAATTGACTTTCTAGTTTCCCTTCTTCATTGATATATAACATTGTTTTTATATATCCAAAATCATAACTTGTGTGTTTATTTAAAAAGTCCATTAATTCTGTATCCATATAAGTCCTCCTAATATTGTAGTGAGTTTGTAATACCACCATTTTTATTTGTTTTCCTTTGTTCAGCACCTAAGTGTGTTAGAGCATTTACCCTTTGCTCAAAAGCTTTAACTATATAATTTAATTGTTTAGTCTTATAAGACCAATCCTCTACAATGTTTAATTGATTCTGATAGTTTTGGTTAATAAACACATCAGCCTCAATCATATCTTTTGTAGGTTTTTCACCTTTTTGCTTATAGGATTGTCTAACTGTTAAGTTTAGCTGACTACCTATAGTTTCTAACTTTCTTTGCTCTGCTTCATAGTATCGTCTTACAATTTCTAACAATGAAGCCCAGTAAGCATACTTACCTGATTGTTTCATAAACTCTTCGTTGATGTTGTTCTCATCAATCATTAATTCATCACTAATGTTAATATTTTCCCTATTACCATTTTTATCAATGATTGTAAAAGTATCAAAATCTAAACTATCAACATAAATTTCCATCAAATTCCTCCTCTCCAGTTACCTATCTATTATAACATCTGTTTCCATTCTTGTCAAGCTCGATATTTCATACACATAAAGAAACATATCATAATCAAGATTAGGTTAACTGCTTCTGTTATTATAACATGTATATAAGCATGTGTCAAGATTAAATTAAGTATTAAAAACAGTATAGCCATTCCCAAGATAAAGTATAATAAAGGACTTGTGCCTATTGCTGTTTTTCTTACTGCAAATCTAATAATCTGATCCACATACGCTAAGATAATAGTTAATGTTGCTATAGATTGTAAGATGTGTAGTGGAATACCAAACATAAAATAAACCATTAAGTTTACTACAATGTATAACATTGTGTATAATATTCCAATTGCTCGATATCTTAACATATTCTTCCAAGCTAACATAACTAAAGCTAAAAACATATTACAACCTACTACAACAATGTTTACAATATCTGCTCCTGTAACAATTAAAGTGTAGAAACTAAAGGAAACTGTAGTTAATACCAGTTCCCAAAAGAATTGTGATACTCCTTCTACACTCTTATCAATATACATAGCCCTCAACCCTGGAAGGTATCCTACAATGTATAGTATGCCTGATAAAAAGAATAATATCCATGCTAGTGCTTCTATATTCATTGTTCTACCTCTCCTTGGAATATTGTATTTATTTCATCAATATTACCTTCGTCATCCATAGAAACAGAATAAATTTGTGTTTTTGTTTTAAGTAATTTATCTAAGGTATCTTGTAAGGTTTCAAATCTGATATATCCATCATCATTACCCATTAATTTCATCCCTAGTCCTCTTTGGTATTGATGCTTAAATGAGCTTCTTCTATAACCTGTTTCAGGCTCTTCATGGTATCTAATATCTGTGTCATATAAAATAAAATCCTTAGACATTTCATAACCACATATTGTTTGTACAGCATTTAGTATATAGTCTGAACTGTGATTTTCTTCTTTTAAAGTTTCAATAGTTTTATATATAATATTAGACATATCATACATACCTAATACTTGACCACTTTCAATTAGTGTTCCTGGTGATAACTCTGCATTAAATACTCTAACATCAGAGTTAATAATAGCTTCACTATCTTTAGCTACTATCATTCTAGCTATATCTCTATTACCTAGAGCTGTTTTGTCATTAATTTTTTTATTTTTTGATGGTGTATATGGTTCTATATCTGCAGCCTCAATAATATCATTAACTTTTAAACAAAAGTCTTTAGCACCTTGTGTGGTCATTGACCCTCCATTATATGCTAATCTATATTTTGTATAGTCCATTTACTTTTCCTCCTTTTAACTTAATAATGTTATCATAGAACTTATAATTAGTACTCCAACCATACATACTACTGAGTTAGTTAAATACATATTGCTTGTAGTGTCATTTCCGTTTTTAGCTTCTTTAATAGAAAAGAAACCATATACTAATTGGAATACAAATAAAGCAATCAAAAATACAAAAGCTACTACCATTATTTATCCTCCTTTTTATTTACAATTGCTAAAAGAATAATGCTCGTACTAGCTAAAAATGCTAGTACGATCAAACCAGGTAGGTTTAGTACTGTAGATAAGAATAATGATAAAGCACTTACTACGTATACTAAACCACACAGTACAATTGTAAGTAATACAATTGTTACCATTTTAATAAACCAGTTATTATTTAAAAATACATTAGCTAAGTAATTCATTTATAGTCCTCCTATATAATCATCGCCAGCTTCTTGACTTATTTCATACTCTCTTTCAATATCTTCTTCTGACTTACCTTGTAATCCTTCTGCGATTTCACCATATTCATCTAATAAAAAATCAAAAATTCCCATTATAAAAACCTCCATAAAATTATATTCTAAATTTGTTTAAAATTGTAACCATTAACGTATGCACTTGATCTAAGCTAAATTCTTTACCTCTCAAATGTCTATCTGAAAACTCAATGTAGTCGTCTTCTAAGAACTCCATTGTAGTAAAGTTACCTTCAGTATCATTCACAATTACTGAGTTACCTTCTAAAATTACTTCAAGACCTTTGCTTTCCAACACGTCAATAAAGTGATTCTGTTTTTCTGTGATCATATAAATCTCTCCTTTAATTTTATACCTTAAGCTTATATCTTAAGGTTATACATTAAGTATATCAGTGTTCAAAGGTAATGTCAATGCTTTTTTTAAATTATTTTCCACTTTCTTCTGAAAATCTACTTAGTTCTTCAATTTGAGCTTTAAGCTCTTTGTTTTCTTTTCTTAGTGCTTCATTCTCTTTAATTAATGCTTCTTGGTAATCCATATCATATTTATTCATTTATATCTCTCCTTAATAGAATTCTCTCCACTCTTTAAGCAATTCTTTATATTCTTTATCTTCGTGTTCCCAAGTTAAAGTAAGCTCTCCATCAATATCTCTGTAAATTTTAGCTTCTATATTATTTGAGTCATAATATCTACGGTACGCTAAATCTCTTTTCTTTTCATTTTCATTGAATTCTTCTACATAACCCTTAAGTGTGGTTAATATAGATTTATTAATATTTTCGTTTGACTCTAATTCTAGGTTTCGTTGAGGAACGGAAACATAACTAGCCCAACCTACATAGATAGGAAGTATTACATAATTTTTATACCCTTTCGTATCTAAGTTAACAAGTACATAAACTTGAAATGGGTAAAATTCATCTTCATGATCCTCCCAAATCTCATGAACTTTATCTATGATAGGTTTAGGTTCTTCATTTTCTTTTTGCCTAACAACAAGTCTCTCAAAGTCTCTAAATGGACTCGTAATGAGTAATTCATTACCATATACTTTTAAGTCTTCAAAGTTAATCATTTTATCTCCTCCTTTTATTTCTAATACAATTATATAATAAAAGGAAACCTAAGTCAATAGATTTCCCCATATTTTTTTAAATTTCTTGATATAAATGTTTCTGTTCTTCTACTTGCTTAATTGCTTCTTTATATTGTTCTTCATTAATCTTCTTAGATTCAAAGTAATCACTTAATTTATCTAATGCTAAATGATATTTAATATACCCTTGGTAAGATTTAAAAGTTTCTATTTCTTCTTCATCATATTCAACAGCATCATTATAATTAAATCCTATTTCCATATCTGCATCTATAGGGTATCTTATCTTTTCTCCCATGTAATCTACAAATAAGAAATCAAAAGGTAAATTCTCCATACAAGTAAGAATAACCTTAGACATTGTTTTAACTTCTTCTGGAGGACAATCTACAACTATACTGTCATGTACTGTAGCTACTAATTTACTTCTCATGTTTCTTGTTTGAATATATTCATCTATATAAGTTATTGCCATGTTAGTAAAGTAAGCTCCTCCACCTTGAATAACTGTATTAAATGATTGTCTTAAAGCTTCATTCTTTTTCTTTCTATCTGTACTTTGAGCATCTGCTAAAAATCTTCTATGTCCATTCATTGTTTCTACATAACCATTTTCTTGAACAAAAGTATGCACATCATCTATAGATTGTTTAACTTTAGGTTTAGTAGCATAATATTTATTAAATATATCTTCTGCTTCTTCTACAGTCATATTATTTTTCCCTGCAAATGATTGAGGTGTCTCCGTTTATACCCTCGGTTTCCCGATATTTATTAGGGGACTAGACTATATCTTCAGTAACAACGTTACTTGTTACTGCTAGGTTGTTCCACGTAAGTATGAATTACGTGTACTCTACTCAGTTATATTGCAATAAGTCCTCTCGACATAATGCTCACTTTTCGATAGTCGTTACATAAAATAATTAGGTGAGTTAATTGTAATCGTATCTTTCTCTTTTGTCAATACCGAATGTATAGTTTTGTATTGGCTTTAAATTTTTAAGCTTGTTTAAGTTAGTATCTGATTCAGGTAAGTTTAATTCTCTTAAAAGTAAGGTTCTTTGTCTATTACATGCTATTTCTATATTGTCTTTGTAAGCTACAAAATGGTCTGTGTATAACTTTTTAGGTTCTCTTGGTATTAGTTCATAGGAGTCTTTCAAAACTTTAAAAGTCCACCCTTTATGATGAGGTCTCTCACCTCTAATAACAGCTCCTATATGACCTTGCTGTAAGTTGTAGTCTCTTGCAAACTTACTTTGGTTATAAAATATATACTCATCACCTTCTGTATCTATAGCTAACATCTTCTTTTTAACTGTAGGTCTATTGATGATGTTCTCTGTTTTAGCAACCCACATACATGTATCTAAACTGTAAATATAGTTATTATTCACCTTAATGTCTTTATCTAACTGTAATTTACCTGACTCAAATAAATCTAAATTCCATCCCTCTATTAATTCAACATCCTGTATAAATGTATTAAAATCATGCCATCGGTCACTTACATGTACTCCTTTAGCCCCATAGTACTTGTACTCTTTACACTTAGGATTATAACACCTGTCAATCATATGATGCCATACATGTGAAATCTTACTATATACTGGATGGTTATTGTATCTTTCTCCTCTTTTAAATTCTATCTGTATCACCTTTTATATTTGTATTTCACCTAATTATTCTACACGAGATTGTCTTATCTTATTAGATTTAGAGTTTCCTCGTTAGCAAGATATTTAAGTATCTCACACCCTACACTCAATAGGTTTTCCTAGTTTTAATACGGCTTGTTACCTACCGTATGCTAAACCGAAGTTAACAGCTTTACTAGCTTGTCTTTCTTCTTTAGTCACTTCATCTACAGGTTTTTTATACATAATACTTGCAGTAGCTTTATGAATGTCTTCTCCATCTAAAAATGACTCTAACATATTTTCATCTTTAGTATATAATCCTATAACCCTCATTTCAAGAGAACTATAGTCTGCCATCAGATAAATACCATCTTTAAATCTAGATGTGTAAGAACGTTTAATTGGGTGCCAATAATCAAAGTCATTAACGTTATTTGTATGTGCAGGTTGATTTTGAAGATTAGGGTTATTACTTGAAAGTCTAGAAGAAGCAGTACCTGTTTCATTAAAGTTACCATGAACATTACCTGTCTGAGGATTAACTATTTTAGGTAACTTCTTAGTGAAACTATTTCTCTTAGTTTGAAGACTTGCATAATACTGTAATAATTCAACAAACTCTTTTGTATCTTCATTTATATCTAACTCATCTAGAATATATTTTAAAGCATTTTTATCAGTCTTATAGTCTGACCAAGATAATTCACTTTCTGGAATATTTGCATTGAAAGGTTTATCTTTTACATACTGTTTGTCGTAAGGTAAATGTAATCCTAAAATATCATATAGTATTTCACCTTTATGTTCTCCTGAGCTTGGACTAAATTTCCATCCACCATCTTTAAACTTCGTTCTATATTCAGCTAACTCTTTATCTCTATCTTTAGGTGGTTTATTCTCAAATTCTTCTAAACCTTTTTCAAAGAGGTTATACCTTACCTCTTCAAATTCAAGTACCGCCCAATGTTTTCTCATTTCGTCATGAGTCTTTTCCATTTCTTCCCTATAAGCATCATCATTCTCTTCCATATAATCTAAATCTGTATGGAATCCATTACTTTGTATTCTAGCTAATGTTCTTGTTAATCTTGGGTAATCTTCCTTCAGAAGCCCAAGAACTTTAGGTCTGCCTTGTTTCTCTAGCTTTCTTAGTACTTCACAATAAATTCTTCGACAAACATCAACGTCTCCACTAGCGTAAGGGTGCATTAGTTCTACAGGGAACCAATCATAACTAAACTTACCTCCATCTACTTCATTAATAACATTCTTCTGTTCTCTGAATTTATTAATCAAACTAATAGCTGTTTCTAGGGTGTATGCTTTACCTTTATCAGATAAGTTCATATATTCTTCAGATTCTTCTAATACATTTTGGTTAATGTGTTCTTTTGTTACAACTTCTGGGTTAAGTTTTAAGTTAGTGTATTGATCTTCTAAGTCTTTAGTGAAATCAATATTGTCTTCTACCCACTTCTTGTATTCATTTGCTTTAATACTGTATTCTTTTTTAGCTATCTTCTTGTTTTCTTTTTGTATCTCTTTCATTTCTTTATCTAATTCTTTTAAGAGTTTTGTAATAAACCATACTTTAAAGTTTTCTAATGGTTCATCATATCCTCCCATATCAGTGGCTTCATATGCTAGGTTTGTAAGTCGTAAAGATTCACTTGCTTCTTGAGATACTGCTAAATACCAACCTACCTTAGTATCTTCATTACTTTCAAAATCTGTAAATCCTTCAGTAGTCATAAGGAAGTTAATATCATATCTGCCATTATGGAGGACTTTTACATCTTGCTTATTAGCTAACCATTCTTTCATTAAACTTAGCACTTCATCAATATCTTGTTGTCCGTTAGCCCACTCAAAATCTGATTTGTACAAAGGTATTGTTACACCTTGACCATTCTTCCAACTCAAAGATGCTACTAGAGCTTTACTTCCTTCTAAGTCTGGTCTTAATGAATTGGTTTCTAAATCCCATGCAGTTATGTCTACACCATCATTTTCATCTTGCTTAACTTCTTTAGTAAATATTTCTCTTACTCTTTCAATATTATCTACAAACTCATATTTAACTTCTTTAGGTTTAAAGACTTCTTCACCGTTTTGTACATATCTTTCTAATATATCCATATCAGCTAAGACTTGTCTTTCACTGTTTTTATTTACATTTGTGTATTCAATACTGTATGTTGGTAGTACCCAAGTAGACACTTCTCCTACATCTACCTTTTTAGGAACCCCTCTAACAGATCCTAACTTAGTTACATTCAATAACATCTTAATACCTAATTTACCTGTAGGTACTATAATATCTGGTTTAATTTCTTCTATTCTAGTTTTAAGTTCTTCCATGAAAGGTTTAGCTTCTGTTAACTTTACATCTTCATATTTAATAACCTTACCATAGTTATTGTAAATAGGTTGAGGTATTTGGTTATATACATAGTCAAATACGTAGTCTTTACGTTGTCCATCTCTTCTTAAACTTGTTGTTGATTCTATAACTTGTTTAAATGTTTTGCCATTTTGTGTTTGTAAGTATTTCCAATGTCCATTGTTATCATAATGGTCTATTCTAATAAAGTCTAATAAAAATAAAACCTTCATTATTTCACCTCAATATCTACAGTATCATGGTCTGACCAAAGACCTAACTTAACTTTAGTCTCTACCTCTGTATCGGATAAAGTATCCTCTATACCTTTATAAATATCCTCTGAGAGTTCATCTTTATCAATAACACCTTTATTAAAAGCTTCTTCTATTGTGTCCTCAATAATGGTTTTAAATTCCCTCTCGTTAATCATAACCTCCTTATCAACTTTTAGATGTCTAAATAAATCATAGTTCTCAAATAAATCTTTAATTGTAATTTTCATCTTAACCTCTCCTTTTATCGTTATGTATATAGTGTATCACAAATAAAAAAAGAAAGCAAGTATTAATTGCTTTCTGTGTTTATATCTTCTATTGCTTTTTCTAGTTGTGTTAATGGTTTAAATTCGATATATTTTCTCTCTGGTAACTCAAAGTATTCTTTATTAAAACCATCGTATGCTGTCTTACTTGGTCTAGTCTTGATCTCTAATTGAAATAGTTTATGATGTTTGATTTTCTTATGTCCTTCTGATATGAATTCTGCTATACTATCTTCTTCGGCTTCTAGTATTTCTTCTATATCTCTTATAAAATAACCTGTCTTATCAGATATTCTTCTAGCTAAGTCTTTTCTGTTAATCATGAGGTTATATTATTCTCCTTTTTGACTTTAGTAATAATTTTAGTTACATCTTCATAATCTTTATCTGTGTTTGTTATTATATAGAGATACATTTTCCATACGGATAATGGAAGTCTTAGTTTAGTTGTAAAATCATATTTATAATCAGGTTTAACATCATATCCTTCTCCATCATAGAAGTAGTACTCTTCTTGTTCTTCATTCACACTTGTTAGTCTAGGGAATGATAAATGAATTTCATCTACACTCATCTTTAAACTATATAAACCTTTAATAATAAGGTAAGGGTTAACATAAGGGAAAGTAATAGCTACATCAATAACTACTTTCACACCCATATAACTCAAAGAAATATTATCTATTTGTTTATCTGTGAAATCTTCTTTCATTTGATAAACTACAGTAGAATTTTTATTATTAGATAACTGTTTAAATATATAGTAAGGAACAACAGTATCTGTATAGAATGTAACTCCACTACTATGTGCACATATCTTTTCTATAAGCCTATCATTGTTATAATGTTCATTAAACAACATATACTTCTTATCTGTCTTAGCTTTATATCTCTTAGATCTCTTTTCTAATTCATTCATTTCTTTTTCTATTTCATCTTCATTAAGTCTAGTTACTTTTATGTACTCTTGGAATTCATCTTTAGTCTTTGCATGAATATTAAAGTACCTATCACTATTATATATAGTTAGTGTTTTATTTTTACCCAACTTTAATTCTCCTTTAATTTTATATTAAAAAACACCACTACCCTGTTACATTTATTATAACATAAGTAGCGGTGTATTCAAAATATAATTAGCTTAAGCTAATTCCTAAGTCTTTTACTAAAGCATCTAATTGTTGGATACCTTCAACACTGTTTTGTCTTCCTACTTGTTCACCTTTTTTATAAGCAATCAACGTAGGTGTAGAAGTTAGTTCATAGTAATCTTCAGCTAACTCTCTACCTTCTTCTAAGTCATCAATATTGATGTGTGCTACTGGAATATCTAATTCTAAAGCATCCATATAACTTGGAATACCAAATTCTAATACAGTACATTTACCACAATTATTTTGTGAAATAAATAAAATCAAATTATCTTGTGAATCTTTTTCTACTTCTACTTCTTTTAAACTTTTTAACTCTTCCATTATTAATCTCCTTTATAAGAACTCATCTACGAGTTTACTTTGTCTTTCATCAATTTTAAAATCTTCATCTTGTATATCTGCTATATGTGTAGACTTTTCATAGTCAGCTTTACCACTAAAGAAGTCTACGTTTCTTAATCTATCTACATTTGTTTGGTTCTCTACAATAGGGTTAAACGGTTCAGGATTAAAGTAATCATCCCTACCTAAGTTTTGCATTGCTCTATTGAAATTATATTGTACATAATTCAATACATCTTCTGTTAAACCTAAATTATCATATAAATTTTGTGTATATGATTTCTCATTCTCATACAATAAATCTAAAAGTTCATAAGTTAATTTATCTACTTCTTTTTGTTCTTCTTCTGACATTAATTCATAATCATATTGAGCAGTTAATCCTACTGCTGAACCATGATATGATTCATCTTGAGTTATTTTATAAATAATAGCTCCTGATTGAGTCATTTTTCCTTGTCCTGCTAATAATAAAGGATAATAGAATCCTGAATAGAATAAAGCAGATTCTAAGAAAGAACTAGCAACTTTAGCCATATACAAATCTTTTAATGTAGGATTAGGTTTTAATAATTGATCATAATAATAACCAATGTATTGAGCTTTAACTGTTAAGTGAGGTTCTTCTTCTACCCATTCATCTAAAAGATAATTTGTATCTTTATTCTTTAAGAGTGTAGTAAATATATGAGAGTAGGACTTACTATGAACCTCTTCCATACCACCCATAAAAGCAAATACAGCTTGATATTTAAGTCTAGGTTCATGGTATGAAACTAAGTTCATACCTTCCCCACCTTGTTTAGTATCTAAACCTGTAAGACCTGCAAGTACCTTCTTGTATGTTTCTTTTTCATCTTTCGTTAATGCTTCCCAAGAACTTAAATCTCTTGATATATCAAATTCTTCAGGTAACCAAAACTGAGAGACACCTTGCTCCCAATATACGTCTGACATAGTATCGTCTTCAACGTTCCAATTTATTGCTTTTAGTGTTTTATTTTTATCTTCATAATGTTTTTTAACTTTATCTGTAATATCCATTATCTATTTCCTTTCTAAACTGAACATGTTTCACATTCAATAACAGAAAGTTTTCTTGAACGTGTATAGTATAATGATTTTAAACCTTTTTTCCAAGCATAATAATATAATGAAGCTAGTTTATTTGTTGGTATTTCTGACTCTACATAAAGTATTGTAGATACTGCTTGATCTGTGTGTTTTTGAACAACAGCACTTGTATTTATAATTTTCTTATTGTCTAATCTATATGCAGACTCAAAATCATAAAAGAATTGTGTCTTAGCATCTAAATAAGGCATTGGATAATAAGTTTCCATATCCCCATACTGTCTATTTTCTATTGCACTAGGAACAGGCATAATAGAACTTGTAGCATTTTGGACATAGGAAATACTTTGAGTTGGTGCTATAGCTAAATGATAAGCATTGTATAATCCATTTTTCTTAACTTCTTTAGCTAGTATATCCCAATCATCTTGAGTAGGGATATATGTTTTTGATAACACTTCTTTAGCTTTGTCTGTTCTAGGTTCGTGTGAGTTTTGAATGTATTTAACAAATTCGTTACCATTAGCATATTCTGAGTGTTCAAAACCTGTAAATGTTTTACCTGTCTCTTTAGCTAATTCCATAGATGATTTAATAGCATGGAATCTAATTGCACTAAACAGACTGTTAATTAAGTCTAATGCTTGTCTAGAACCGTAACTAATACCATTCTTAGCAAGCAATCCATGTAGGTTTAAACTACCTAAACCTATAGCTCTTAGTTCATCATTTGCTTTTTGAACACTAGGTAAGAATGGTACATTCATAATATCTGTAACTTTAGATAATGAACGAATACCCATATTAACAGATTCTTTAATAAGTCCTTTTTCCACAACATTCACTAAGTTTAATGATGCTAGTGTACACACAACATCTTTCCCTATAACATCTTGATCTCTCAATAAGTAGGGGAAAATGTCTGATATTTCTTGTAGCTGAGAAATTTCTGTACATAAATTACTCATTCTTACTTTACCTAGATTTTTCAATGGGTGGTTATCATTTGCATTATCTATATAGAATACATAAGGATAGCCTGATTCTAATTGTGTTTTAGCAATATCTGTCATTAAGTCTCTAGCTTTTATTTTTTTAGTTTCTATTTTAGGATTATTAACTAAATCTTCATACTCTGTTTTAAAATCAATCTCATCTAAATGTTTACCTGTAACCTGATGTAAGTTATATGTGTCAAATAAATGAATGTCAGAGTCTTCTTCAACTAATTCCATAAATTTATTAGGGATTGTCACCCCTAAAGATAAAGTATCTAACCTAACCTTTTCACTAGCATTAATCTTCTTAGAACTTAATACATCTTCTATATCTTGATGGAAAATGTTTAAATAAAGTGCTGCTGAACCTTGACGTTTTCCTGCTTGGTCAAAGTGACTTACACCTTGTTCTATAGACTTAGCAAAAGGAATTACACCTTTACTAGCATTAGGTTGTCCTTGTACACGAGCTCCTTTAGGTCTTACTCTTGTAGCATCAACTGCCACTCCGCCTGAATGTTTACTTGCTTGCTTAACACTATCCACAACAAAGTTCATAGATTCAATGTTATCATCAACTACGAATAAATAACAAGAACTTAATTCTCCTCGTTTTTGAACACCACTATTAAGATATGTTGGTGTAGATAGTTGAACCGTTTGTTCCATCATTTGTTCTAACATTTCTCTAGCTTTTACATAGTCATCTTTAAATAAATATAAAGCTACCCTAACATTATGTTGTTCATAGTTTTCTATAAAATTAAATGACTTATCTTCTTTATACTCTATTAATGAATAGTTTTCATAGAACTTTTGTACTGCCATAAAACTTTGGAATTCAAAATTATAAGAGTATGCTAAGTTGTGCATTTCTTCTATAATTGTATCTGGTATATCTTTTAATACTTTATCATATAAACCATTATCTATCATATAATGAAATCTTTCAACTTCATTTTTAAATTCTTTAGTATTTTCTTTTACATATTCTTCATATGCTTCTTTAGCTTCTTTATCTTTATATAACTTATTTCTCCCAGTTCCATCTAACTGTGTAACTTCGTTATTAAGTTTTATCCATTCTCCATATGTTGCCAATTAGCTACACTCCTACTGTATTATATTTCTCTTCAAAATAACTCTTTATCTTATCAACTTCATTAAAATGCCCCGATTGCTCTATTTTAGCAATCAGAGGTATATTAAACATTTCAGATATTTTCTTACTTGCACCACAGAAGTATTCTCCCCATTGTTTGTTTCCTGTTCCTATAACTTCTCTAGGAGCTTCATTATTCTTAAGAAATCTTTCAACAGGCTTAGGTATACTACCTTTTTTATAAGTAGGTGTTACCAATATATAATCACCTTCTACGGTTTCATTACCTCTTTGTATTCTTAATACATTAAAGTTACCATTATTTATCTTATCTATCAATCTTTTCGTTTGTCCTGTACCACTGAAGTAAACTAGAGTAGGTCTTTCTTCCAACACAAAACATCTTCTCCTTATATTTTATTCATAATATTCTCTATAGCTTTGTCCTCATCCTTATTATCCTGTGTAGTTTCACTTTCTATCACTTTATAAGGTTCAGGCTTAAAATCGTCATAGTGATATTTAATATAGGAGGTCTTAAAACTGGTCAACGTGTCAATGGTCATTATCATTACATCAAAATATTGTTTATCTTTTCTTATATTTTCAGTAATAAAATCTGTCCTCATGATAGGCTCACCTGTATCTCTCACATCTTCATATATACTTTCAATGTAAGGTAATGCTACAAATGTGTTAGCTCTATTCCTTGTAAATATCAGACAAGGAGCTTTACCTATTCTATTTGAATCAGTGATTACTTGCTCCCACCAAGTATGTGGGTCTTTATTATTAAGCATTATATTTTCTATTGTCCAATTTTCTCTATGCTTACATTCTATTACTAATGGAAAGTTAGCTTGTGGAGGAGCAACTATATCCCCTACCGCATTATTATCAGCTAACCAATGAGATCCTCCTGATTGAGGAGTTCTAGAAAACTTGAACCCCCACCAATCACCAAGGATTTTAGCAATCTTTCTCTCGAAAGTATTACCTTTTTGTTTACTATTAACCATTATTTGTCGTCTTTCTTGAATTGGACAACTTTCTCATCAGAGTTTTCTTCTTTTTCTTTTGCTTCTTGGTCTTCTTTGAATTTCTTTTGAACTTCTTTCTCTCTTTCATCAAGAGCTCTTTCAATATCTTCTGTAGTTACATTAATTTTATCTCGTAAAATAAAGAATACTGAGTCTAACATTGCTGTTAAGTTATTAATATCACTTTGAGTTTCTAATCGTACTAAATACTGTGCAATTGTAGAAGCATCTGCTAAGTTTACTGATCTCTTAGATAAACGTTCTAATTGTTTTACTTGTTTTTCAGAAGGTTCTTTACCTTCTACTTTACCAAACGTAATAAATTCTACCCACATTCTTAAATCTTGTTCACTAATTTGTTTTTCTTCAGCCATTATTCATTCTCTCCTTCTTTTTTAAGTTCATCAATTTTATTTTGCATTTCTCCTACAGTGTCTTCTGTAATAACTCCTGAGCTAATCATAGATTCAATCATAATGTTAAAGTCTTCAATGACTTCTTCTCTTGAATCGTTCATTTGAGTATCGATGTTACGAATAAGATTTGTTACAACCAATGCTAATTCTTCTCTTGTAACATTAATATCCTTACCTTCCTGTAGAATTTCTTCATATTCTTGTTTGTCTTTCATAATCATACCATGAATAACTCTATTAATATAATTTAAAATATCTTCTCTCTCTTCCATTTATATCCTCCTCTTGTGTCGATATATTCATTATACCACAATATCTTGTATTTAACAAGCTTAATTTATAAGTTTTTGTTGAATTTCATAATTTGTTAATCCTTCAGGTGTTGCTTTAATTCTTTTATCTTTAATTAATTGAAAAGCTTTCTCAGTACCTAAATCATTTGGATCTTCTTCTCCATGAGGTACAACATAGGTATTTGGAAACTTCTTAAATAATTCCCTAGCTACTTTTACGTTATACTCATAAGCATCACTATCTAGCATTAAATAAATATCTGTCTCTGGTTTTACATATTTCTTAATTAATTTAATTTGATTATCAGATACTGCTTTACCAAATGTAGCTATACCATATTGATGAAATGTTAGTGCATCAAAAACACCTTCAGTTATAATTAACATTCTTTGATCTTTTGCTTTATTGAAGTTAAACAAAACATCTTTCTTACCATACTGTTCATCACTAGCAGGAGCATTTATAGTTTTCATCTTAGTTGGAATAATACTCCTTGTATTCCAATAAACATATTCTCCTTGTGCATTATACGTAAAGAATATTAAACTGTTATAGAAAGTAAAGGTTTGAATATTGTCTGACTTATAACACTTAGATTCTACAGTATAAGCAATATTATGTTCTATTATTTGCTGTAGTGTAACTCCCCTACCATTTAAATACCTTAGAAAAGGAATAGCTTCTTTATTATATAAGTTTTGAGATAAGAATTTGTAATTAAAAGGTAATTTAGGTGGTTTCTTTTTAACTTCATATTCTTCAGGTTCTACACCTCTTAGTAAAAGTATTAACTTTTCACTATCTGATAAGCTATTATCAAACTTAATTGTTTTGTCTATATCAATTTCGACATTATTTTGTTCTAAAAGTTTTACTGCATTTCTACTATCAACATTATAATATCGTTTCATAAATGTAATAGGGTTTCCTGTTTCACCACAGTTAAAACAAATGTATTGTCCATTTTTAGAATCTAAAGATTGCTTAACATAGAAACGTTTTTTAGTATCTGAACAAAATGGACAATCATATCTTAATTCTCCTACTGTACTTTCTAAAGGTGCACCTAAAGTACCTTGTAAAAACTCTTCAAATCTCATATTATCAATCCTTTAACATATATTGAAGACTTTCAAGTCTATCCTTATAACCTATACCTTTTCCAATACTAGCGATCTTTTTCATAATAACAGTCATATTGTATAACTGTCCTAGTTCATCATAAGCATTGTTTAAAGTTTCATCACTTTTACTTAATGCTCTATCAATTTGTGTCGTTAAATCATTATCAATTAATCTCTTTAATTGTTTATTATTTAAAGTCTCTTTATACTTATCTAGTACAATTAAATTAACTTTTTCAAAAATCATTCTAATCTTAGCAAAATTTGTTAATACTTTCTCTATATCAAAGTCTTCATCAATGAATGTAATACCAAACTCCTTTGCTCTTTCTTTAAGTTTAAGATTATCTTCCTTAACACTATCAAATGTAAAGTATTCAGTATAATCTTGCTCATCTACTAAATAAGTATCCGTTTCTTTATAGTGTTTAGGTAATGTAGAAGTTAATCTACATAATTGTATCTTATCACCTGTATTACTTATTTTCAAGTCATATGCTAAACTTAATGGATACCATTCAATTAAATTATCCAAATTAACCTTAATGATTCTATCCTCTGAATTCTTATATCTACATTTCAAATAACTATTTTCCCTATCTTTAATTACTAATTTCACTAATTAGTCCTCCATTCTTGATATTCCATCTTCTTTTATTACTTTAATTGTGTTATCAAACAAACTCTTAAGATTTTCATTATGTGTAATAACAAATATTGTACTTACAATATTCAATCTATCTTTAAGTAGTTTAATAACATTCTCACAACCTATTGCATCTAAACCATCAAATACTTCATCATATAGAGCAATGTTTGTTGAGATTTCTTCCTTACTCATTATTAAGTCCTGTATTGCAAAGCTTATAGCAATATCTATTCGTTTTTGTTCTCCTGCTGAGTTAGACTTGTAAGAACTTCCGCCTTTGCTATTATTAACAATGACATCAAACTTATCTTTAAGTTCTCCTTTAGCATTTTCTACTTGTGTTTGGAATTCTATTTCTATTCCTGAACCTGATAAAGTTTGTAAATATTCATTTGCTTTTTCATTTAAGAAAGGTGTAATGAAATCTAATACTACAGAACGAATACCTTTATTACTAAAAGCATTAACTGCTTGATTATATTTCTGTTTCTTACTTTCTAAGTGTACTATATCTTCCTTATAGTTGTCAATAGTTTTTTCTAATTCTTTTATTTCTTTTTGATGTTCTTCTTGATTAGGTTCCTTAATATAGGAATAATCATTTGCTTGTGGTACTTGTAATTGATTCATTTCTCTTTCTAATTGAGAAATCTTATCATAGTATTGTTGTTGGTTTTGTAGTTTCTCTCTATTCTCTTTTTCTAGTTGTTCCTTTTGTTGTTCTTCCTGAACCTGTAATTGTCTCAATTCATCTATCTTTTCTTTAACAGTTACTATTTTTTCTGCATATTGATTTATTTGTTTTTGTAATTCTGCTTCTTGTTTCTCTTGGTTAGATATCGTTTCGTTCATCTTTTCTTGTTCTTTTATCTTGTGAGAGTTATCTATAGGTGATCCACAAACAGGACAAGTATCACTTGTATCTAATTTCTCTAAGTTATCTTTAGTCATAACTGTATTAAAATGTATTGCTTTTTGTTGTTCTATTAAATCATCTTGTTCAGGTTCAAGTGTTTCTTTAAGAGCTTTATTTAACTTATCTATACCTTCAGAACAAAGGTTGTATTGGTCTGTGAAGTTATATTCTTCAGTATGAACTTTTGGTATCTGTTCCTTTACTTTTTCTATAGCTTCACTGTATCTTTGTCTCTCTTGAGTTATAATATTTGTTTGTTCTTCAATATATTTTTGTTCTTCTTCTTGTTTCTTTTTAACTTCTTGATATTGTGCTAAGTCTTTTTGGAATTGTTGATCGGTTAATTCTTTTTTATAACCTACTTTTTCAATTTCTTGTTCTAGGTTGTTTTGTTTTTCTTCTACTTCTTTGTATTTCTCTTTAGCTACTTCTTGAGCTTCTTTATAAATATCTGTTTTAGTAATAGACTCTAAAATTTCCTTTTTACCTTTATCAGTGGCTTGAGAAAACATTGGAATGTCTCCTTGACCGTATATGATAGAATTCAGATAAGTATTAAAGTCTATACCGAACAATTCTTGTATTTGTTTATCTGTAACATCATTTGTAGAACCTGTAATATCTTTATCGTTTAAGAATAGTTTTACTTTGTTCTTATTCTCTTTATCTTTACGGTATCTTTCAATATGATAATGGTCTTCTTCAATATCAAAGTAAAGTTTAACATATGTGTTTTTACCTATCTTATTGTTTACAACATCATCTGCTTTTAAACCTTTTTCCGTTTTACCATAAAGAGCATAAGTAATAGAAGATACTAAAGATGATTTACTAGAACCATTAGAATGAAATGATTCATTTGTTTTATTTTCACCTTCTATTAGGATTAAACCTCTATTATCTAATTCTAAAGTAGCTTCCTTAATTGCCATGAAGTTTTGCATTTCAACTTTTTTAAATCGAACCATTATAGAACCTCCTTAGTCACAATAAAGAAACAGTGGTGAGAACCATAATCAATTTTATAATAATCATCATGTTCTACAATTCTACTATAGTAATGTTTTTCAAAATTACTATCGTCAAAAATCTTTTTCATTTTAGATAAACCATCTTCTAAACCTTCAACATTACAAATGTTCTCTATTACTTTGTCTGAATCTTGAAATTGTAAAATAGGTTTACTTTTATCTAAATTTTTACTTACTACATTACTGATGTCTAGTGTATTAATTTTAGGTTTCATATCTCTAAACACTTTCCATAAATCTTCTTTTACCTTTTCCCAATCTTCTGCTAAATTTTCTTCATCTGACTTGTTTAGATATTCTTTATATTTTCTCATTATAGAACCTCCTTTAGGCACTCTATTAGCTCTTTTTCAGCTTCTGGTGTAAACTGTTTAGCATATGCTTCTGCAATTGTTAATGGGTCATCTGATACATCACTATCAATACGTTTTTCTACAGTATACTCCTTTTTAACTTGTACTTCAATATTTTTGTCTTTCATACTCTCATCCATTTCTAAAACCTTAGCATGGTTGGCAGTACCTATAAATCTGATAAAATTATTTTCATCTATGAGTTGGTCAAAGTTATCAGGAATATTGTCTCCTTGTATTGTAATGAATTTACGTGTATCTAAAGGTATAAATTCAGTAGTTAACTTGTCTGTGTCAATTAAATGTACACCATTAGCTTCTTGTTCATCAGAGAATGATTGCTGTAGTAAAGAGCCTCCGTACAAATGGTTTGGGTTCTTGAAATATTGTCTTCTATGATAGTGACCTAATAGAATAAAATTATAGTTATCGGGTAATAGGTCTTGATAACCAAAAGCACCCTCTAGTCTGTGTGAACCTTTACCTGTAAGAGAACCTTCTACACCTAAATGTCCTACTAGAATATTTACTTTACCTTCTTGGTAGCTATCTTTAATAAACTCTTTGATTTCTTCTGTCTCATCTCCATAAGCACACATCGTTAATTGTACCTTTGAACTTAAAGGTTCACTCCTTAAGGTTTTAGTTACTTCTACGTTAGGTAACGTTTCAAATATATCTATACTTGAATCAGTATATAATGAGTTACTTACAGCATCATGATTTCCTCTAACCATATAAACTTTAATATCTTGGTTATTGGCAAATGTTTCAAAGACCTTATTGTACACTCTAGTATCTACTGAATTACGTTTATGAAATAGGTCTCCGCCAAAAATAACTTTAGCTTTCTCTTCTCTAGCAATATCAAAAACTTTCTGTAATGATTCTATTTGTTCTTTAAATCTATCATTTACATAACCTTCATCAGGTTTTGCATAGTTTGTAAATAAATGAAAATGACTATCTGTAAAAAATATAAATTTCATTACTCATCCCCCAAATCTTCTTCAACAAGTTTGTGTATATGTTTTTCTAGTTCGTCAGATGAAGTATCTACGTCATTTACATAAGTAGTTATTTTATTATTGTTATCTGTCAAAATAATTGTATTTGGTTTATACTCAAGCTCAAACACTCTATCTTCTGGACTTGCTACTTCAATTGTCATCCCTTTAGTTTCTGTCTCACTTGTTAAAAATATTACATATCCTTCTGGTTTAGTTTTATTAAAAAATCTAAAGTTAATTATTGGGTCAAAATTTCTCATTATAAATCTCTCCTTTTTTTGTTTATAAACCAAGTATACTATAATACTTGATCATTGTCAATATTTAAATACATTGTGCATACAATTGTTTCTGAACTACCATTTAGTTTTTCTACTAAATAGAAGACTCCCATTTCATCTAGTACTCTAGGTACAAAGTGTGCATACTCCCATCCTTCTGTATACCACATATCAACAAAGTCTTCTCCTTTTTTAATACCTTCTAATACTTTAATTGTCGTTTCTAGTTTTACTAAATGGTATTCATCCTCTTCACCTTTTTGTTCATCTAGAACAATATCAATTGCACCTTCTAATGTCTCTATTAGATTTTCAATACTTTCCTCTGATAATCCTTTTATGTAATTAATATCCATATATAATCTCTCCTTCATTTGTTTATAATATCATTATATAATAAAAAACTACCTAAGTCAATAGGTAGTTTAAATTATTTTTCTTTTAATTTTATTTCTATAGCTTCTATTACTTCTTCTAGAGAATTACAAGGTATTGCAGGTTTTTTATCAGACATAACATTGTATTTATAACCTGATGGGTTTCCTTCTTTGCCTTGTAGTTTAGCTGACTCATCTAAGTCAATTACTCCTATACTTGTTCCTTTTAAATAAAAAGCTTTAATACTTCCCTTGTCTTCCCATGTTGCTTTGTGTCTTGTGAATATACGTCTTGCTTTTTTATAAATCTTTTTAAAATCATCCAATGGACATACCTCCGAATTTATTATTTAGAGCTTCTCTTTTATTCTCAGTTTTCTCAAATTTACTATTATTCGGTTTACTATCTGAGTCATTAATTAAGGATTTATGTTCAATTAATTCATCCTCAGTTTCATCTCTAATCCTCATTTTTTCTGGTTCTACTTTTAGATGAACAAAAGGATCTCCTGTTCTTGTACCATTACGAACTTTATCTAAGTAGAGTCTCATAAAACCAGATTTAAATTCCTCACTTGTTTGGTTAAGAACTAAAGCTACTTCTACAGTGTTAAGTATTTTTCTAGAACCTTCTACATGTTCACTTGTAATTACTTCTGCACTGTATGCAGTTCTATTTGTTTGGGCTAGTGTCCAACATACAAAGTCATATTTCTGTGCTAGACTTCGGATTTCTTCAAACATCTTACCACCTGATTCACTTATATCATAGTATCTATCGAATTGGTTTCTCATAAGTTTAGGATAGTCGATCACAACTACATCTATATTTTTACCTTTTTTAATTGTTGTATCTACGATCAATTGTTCTAAATTACCAATTGAAAGTTCATTAGGTTGATACTTAGCAATATAGTAGTCACCAAACATATGTCCATCTCTTTTATAGATACTTTGGATACCTTCAAATAAATCTTCATTTAATTGCATTTCAGAGTTCATTAAAGTCTTCTTGTCTATACCAGCAAATTGTTGCTCTGCTCTTAGTACTAACCTGTTTTCTAATTCCTCTAATGCTACATATAAAACATTAAGTCCTTGTTTAACATAGTTTCTTGCTAAGTTAGAAGCAAAGAAAGATTTACCTTTACCTGTCGGTGCAATAAATACTCCAACTTCTCCTCTTGCAATCCCACCTTCAATTTCTCTATCCAAAGCATGATAACCTGTAGAGAATTTGTTTTGATTAATTGTATTTAATAGTTCACGTTTTTTATCTACATCTTTAAAGAAATCGATAAAAGAACCATTTGTTCCTGATATATCTTTAATATCTATTTGTTTCAATTCATCTATAAGTTCATTTAAGTTCTCTGAATCTTCTTGCTTGTTTTCAGACAAGAATTTAGCTAAAGCATTTTTAGATAGTTCTGTTTTAACATATCTCTCTATTTCTTTATTTAATCCTTTATCTTGACTATCTACTTCAACATTATATAAACCATCTAAATATTGAATTGTTTGTGTTACTTCTTCAGGGTCTTTTTTACTTCTATCTAATAATTCTTCAATCTTAGCTGATAATGCTTGTTGAGATAAAGGTTCAGAGTTAGTTACAGCATTTCTTTTAAGAACTGTAAATATTGTACTCATATTATCATTATCTGTAAATAGCTTGCCAGGTAAGGTTGTAAGAACATCCCTCGCAAATCCAATATCTTTAATAGATTTACTTAAGATAGAATCTTTAATCGTTTTACTCATCTCAGTACTCCTCTCCTATATATTTAACATACCATATTTTGTAAATGGAATCAACTGTTTTTTATTATATTTTTCTAGTATGTGTTTTATGTCTCTCATATCTATATCTAACCCTGTGTAGTAACCAAACATTCTTAAAGTATTATAGTCTATAATATCGTTATAAGCATTTACGAAGTCTGCACCTAATCGTATATCTGCTTCAGTGTCAGTTAAACCCTCAATCTCTAAGAATTTATTATTAAGAGGTTGGATTAATCCTATCTTTCTTAAATGTTCTACAGATAAAGCTCTACTTTGTTCTGAAAGAATCAAATCAATTAAATACATTCTTTGCAGAGGGAACATAGATAATCTATACGTATTAGTAATCGTTTTAGGTGCATAGCTATTTATAATTAGTAGTTTAACAAACCTATCTATCTTTTCTTTATCCTCTTGTTCAAATTGTTTGATTTCTTCTTTGAACATTTGGTAGTAATTAAGTAAGTGCTGTTGTTTTTGCTCTATTAAACCCATTTGATAATCTTCTAAGTCCATAGCTACATTAAATACTGTATTAATATCGTAAGTTAAATGTTGATAGTCTTTGATTAGTAACAATTTTAATTGTTGTAAGATTGTATCTTCATTATATTCTACTTCACTATTCATACGTTGTGTGTAGTTAGATAGTTGTCTATTATCACTATTCATACGGTTTTTAATTGCATCAAGATATTTATAGTAGTTATCTACTTTTCTTTGTTCTGTAAACTCTACAGGTTGAGGCACAGGTATATCTTCTCTACCTTGTTCAAACATAAAACTATGTGTGCTAAATACGTTTATCATAAATTTAATTATATCTAATTCATAAGATAAATTATATAGATATAAGAAATAACCATAAGTTGTATTACCAAAGAAATCATCATTAAGAGTTTGTTGCCTTTCATACTTAACAACTTGTTCTGCATAGTAATTATACTTAGCTTCTAAAGAAGAAATGAATTCTGGTGATTCGTTATTCTCAATTGCTTTCTCTGTTTGTTCTCTAAACTTTCTTTTTCTAACCTTTAAATGTATTGTACAAAGCTTATCATATATTTTCGAGAGTATATAAGTCTTAAAATGTTTCTCTGGATCAGATGATACTTCAAAGACTTCTTTAGTTGGAAATCTACTATATCTCATTCTAAAGTTCATTTCTTGAATTATTTTTCTCTCTTCATCTTTAATTGAGTCAAAGACAACTTGCTCTTTAGGTGTTCTCTTATTCTCTTTTTTATAAAATACCCTAGACCTTAAGTCTTTTGCATAGTCACTATCAGATTCTATAATGTTTTCATTAGTATTGAGAAAATCTCGAAGATCTACTTCTGTATTGATAATGATATCTAAACCTTGTTTTTTCTTTTCTACTCTAATCTTATTCTCTTCTTCTAATTGTTTCAATCTACTATTTAATATCTGTATAGAAATATTTAGTTTCTCAGATAATAATTTCTTCGTTCTTATAGTAAATAATCTTTGTTTACTATTCTCTTTTAAATATTTAAGTAATTCTTGCTTATCCACACTAGCCCACCACTTTCTATTTTATTTCTCTTACTTCAAAGTTTTCGTTATCGTAAATACTTCTTCTCTCTAAATAATGTTTATAGAGGAATTTATTTGTCATATCTATAAAATCATATATCTGTGTTGTATTATCTTCTTCTTTACGTCTTAAAGCACGACCTATTCTTTGTAATACTTGCCTTAATGATTTTCCTCCTGCTGCGATAATTAAAGTATTAATTCCAGAAATATCCACACCTTCATCTATAAGTGAAGTAGCGATAAGAACTTTAAGTTTACCTGACTTCATATCAGATAAATACTGCTTACGTTTATCTGTTTCTAAATCACCATAAATAAATTCATGAGGAATATCATAACTTTCTAGTAGTTCAGATATATTATTACCATGTTGTAAGAAATTAACGATAATTAAAATACCTTTATTATCATGATAACACTTTTCTGTTATTTTTGCAACTAGAGTATTTCTAAATTCATTATTTACAATACCTTTATCGTATGCTACTTGATATTGGTTCTCTTCCTCTAAGTTAGTAGGATTAGCGATAGGTATTGAATTGATTGTTGGTCTGGCAGATATACCTCTTTCTATTAGATAATCATTAGATACTTTAATAAGAATTTCTCCACATAGTGCTTTTAATCTTTGTACTGTTAGAGGGTCGCTGTGATCAATAGAACCTGTTAGTCCTATTTTGTATAAAGCATTTTCGCATTGTAGTAAACTTGTATACCATGTGTCAGATTTAGCATGATGGAATTCATCACCAATGAAACATGCAATACTCTGTAAGAAGTCTTTCATCTTATAGTATTTATCATACTTCCTTTCATTTTTCTTTCTAAGGATTTCTTGATACTTAACATTATAAGTATTTAATTTCATCATTAACTCTGAATCTGTTTTATGGTCTTGGTATATTTTAGTTAGTTCTTCTTTAAATGCTTGGTCTGCTTTTGTTTTAACTTTCATTTGCTCTAGCATTAAGAATAACATTGTTCTCTTGTTAGGTGTTGTAGATAGCTTAGGTAATATCTGTAATGCAACCTTCTTGTAAATCATTTGTTTTTGGGTTAAAGTTACCCCTTCACCAGGGTCTTTAAGGTTTGCATTAACTGTAGGGATCATTACCACGTTTACTTGTTTTATATCAAATGAACCTGCACCTATTTTACCTATAGGAATATTTAGTCTCTCTTTCATTCTATCTGCTGTTTGATGGAAGATCTCCTTACTATGTGTGAAGAAAGCAATTGTTTCTCCTTTTTCTAAGTAAGGTAGAAGTTCTTGTATAATACCACTAGCTATTTCTGTCTTACCACCATTAGTTGCTATATTTATGAGACCGTTATATTTAACTAGAGATTCTTCTACAGCTTCTTGTTGGTAATCCCTTAGTGTAATTGTTCCCATCTTATTATCTAATAACTTTATTTCCTTAGTTAAATCTTCTGGTTCTAAGAAAGCTTCACTTCTCTCATCTACAACATCAAATTGGAATGTATATCTATTCTGTAAATCGTATAATAATTCCTTTACTTGTTCTAGTAATCCACTAGGAAATCTATCTTTATCGAATTCATAGAAGTCTGTATATCCATCCCACTTCTTAAGTTTAAATGCTTTAACAAACTGATAACCTTGTGCTCTTACTCCTATATGTGTATGAATCCTCTTCCTAAAAACCTCCCTTAACGTTTCTTCATTACCACCAAACTCCACGTAAGTATAAATATTTTGCAAATATAATTTCATTTGTTCTCCTTTCAATATCCATACCCACCATGTATTTATTATATCATATAAATTAATTTAAGTCAAAAAAAAGATGCCCTTTATTAAAAGGCATCTAACATGTTGTAACCAATAATCCTTGTTACATATTGAGTTTTACTATTATTGATTGCAGAATCTTTAAGTTGGAAAGTATCTCCTTTAAACTCTAAACTTACCCTATATACATCTTGAGAAGGGGCAGTAGATCCATCAAACTCTCCACCTAGTAAAGAGCCTGTACATACAAAATAAGTTTCCCCATCTCTATAGAATTTATGTGCTATATTTTGAATAAGGTCTTTTCCTTTAGCTTCTTTATATGTTCTCATTTTAGTATATATTTCAACATAATCATAGTTATTAATTGTATCTCTCATTTTTTGAGTTTTATCAACAGTTTTAAAGTTTAAAGCACCTTGCCATAAGATATTTCCATTTGGCGTAACGTTTGGGGTAGTAAAAGTATAATTACTTATAGCTCCTGTAAATAGTTTACCACCATTAGTAATTGCATAGTAAACACCATAACTACCTCCTGGTACATCAGAAATTACCATTCCTCGACTACTAAACTTACCAGCGGGTGATTTATCTACACCACCTTGACAATAAAAGGTAAACATTGTCTTACCTGTAGCTAGTTTTTCTTTTACTGCTGTCTCCCAATCTTTATTATCTGATGTGTACGTAAGCAACCCGAAAGTAGGATATTCTATACCTGTATCTGTAACACTCATATCTCCTATCAAGAAATTTTTTATTTCACTTGCATCTGTTTTATTCGTCTTCCAATCTATTGATGACTGAGACGAAGTTTTATACCCTGTATAAAATATTCCTAATTCATTATTATAATATTCATAATATCTGTTATTATTATTATCTACAAATATTTTAACAATACCTTCAGCATTTTTAATCTCTTCAGGTAGCCCAGTACTATTATTTGTTAAGAAATAAGTTCCAGGTTCAGTTGTATTTGATAAATCTAAACTCTTACTAAAGTATCTGTTATTAGATAACGCATTAAAGTAAACCCATTCTGAGTTACCTTCTGATGAGATAAACCTATAAACAACTTTACCATCTTCTAAGTCTCTACCTAATGTTGTGATTTGTTGAATAACTTCATCTACTCTTCTTGTAGGTTTTATTTCTACGATAGAATCACTTGTAATTAGAGATTTAGGTTTGTCTGGTAATGTCGCTAGTACAGAAGCTGTTACATAGTAAGTACCTGCTTGAGTTAAGTCTGATAAGTACCTTATTGTCTTGTTTAAAGCTAATCCTGTATCGGTTGTTAATTTATATCTTTGTGAGGTTCCTAAAGATGATTTTAAATCATTAACTTGGGTGAATATGTTACCTGACTTAGATAACTCTTCACCTATTTTATTAAGCTCTTCTGTGTATTTAAGGAAGGTATCAGTTTCAAGTATTCTGTTAAATTCTACAGCCATTATTTAGACTCTCCCTTACCTAATATTAACTTTTTAAGTTCTTCTAGTTCTTTAGCTAGTTTATCATATTCTTCTCTAGATACTGTTTCAACTTGTTGTTGTTCTTCTCTTTTACGTTGTTCTTCTTCTCTACGTTTTACAATTTCTCCATACTCAGGATTTTCTCTAACTTCATAAGGTTCTTTAAGTAAAACGAATCTATCTGCATCATAGTCTTTAAAGAAATTATCTGGTAAAAGTATGCTTGCATTTTCAAAGTAAAAACTTCTAGGATCATCTTCATCTGTTATTCCTCCAAATGTTGTATACCCTGTAATAACACCTGTTTCAGTATCTATGTTTAATGTAATGTTGTCATTATTTTTATAATCTACATTTCTAAAACTAGGTTCAATTGTTTTAGGCAATATAAATCTCTCCTTTTTTTATATTGTATTAATTCCTGTTATACGTTTTATTTCTATGTTACCTTTATCATTAAATCCATTTACAACTTTTTCTGTAACACCTAAATATTTAGACATTCCTGGTATAACCTCTGTAGGATTATCATTAGGTATAGTGAAATACCCTTCAAAAGCAGCGAATGTTGTTCCTGTAGAGCTATTAGCTAAGTTGAAGTCTCTTATATAATATTTATCAGAATAATTAGGGTCAACCCTAATTCTTCTAGTAGCAAGATGTCCTGCTGAATTTGTATAATAAGTTATTTCTACAAACTCATAGTTGTGTACACTATCAGATAATGTAACTTTAGTCTCTAGTTCTCCTAAATCTAGTGTACCATCCCATAAATAAGTAGCTTGTTCTGTTTGTCGTAAGGGAGACCATCCTTGTTGAGTTTTAGCTATATCAAATCTATTACTATCATAGTATAAACTATAATTCAAACCATCATAGTCTGTAAATTGTGCATTAACAAATTTACGCTCTGATTTTATATCTCCTTTATCATTATCTACTTGAACTGTTCCTCTTACAGATTTATTTCCAGGTGTTCCTTCTATACCACCTTGAGCATAGAAAGTATGGAAACCTTGAGGTAATGTTTGTAATAAATCTTGTAAAGTCTTATTCCCTACTTCATCTTTCCAAAATTGGTATTTAAAGTAATTGTTGTTATTAATATCTGATACATAATTATTTAGTACAGATTGTTCATCAGGATTTTCTAACCAATTTGTATAAATCTCATCAAATTGTTTTTTATCATCTACATGTGTAATAAAAGGTGTTGCTTGAGTTCCTACTTCCAATTTAGGTAACGCAAAATATCCTGTCCATGTTTGATTCGAGGAGGAGTTTCTAGAGTTATTTGCTCTTAAGTTTCCTGTAATGTATTTAACATCTGAAGGTACTTTTTGAGTATTGGTTACTCTAATCCATTCACCACTATTAACAACATGTGTTCCGTCTTTTCCATTAATAGTTGTAGCATTTCCTATTTGAGTATTTGTATCTGTGTTTATATCATTATACTGAGCTATTTGAATGTATATCCAGTTGTCACCCATATTCTCCACATCATCTATCATTACATAAGCAGACATAGTTAATGTGTCTCCTACCTGTACGTCTTTCCCTACCTCTAAGTAGTTACCTCTAATTAATGGGTGTGAATAATAGTATGAAATACTTGCTGTTTTTTGTCCTTGGAAGCTCACCCCTGTATCAAAGTTTATACCTCTTGAAACATCTATTTTTTGAGAGCTCCAATATTTATCTACTGTTTCTTCTGTGTGATTCTGTGGTAGTTTTGTAAACAAACTATCCTTAATTAAGTTAGGATTTTGTACTTCTCTAGCTCTTTTTTGCATTTTAGTGTACGTTGTAGTAGAATTAATAGGGTTAAAAGTTGTGATACTTGTATTACCATTCTCATGAACTTTTGTATTTAACCATCCTTCGTTTAATTCAGTCTTTGGAGGATCTATTAAATTCTTAGCATATACTGTTTTACTATTGTTTAATTCTCTAATATCTACGTCTTCTTGTGTAGTATATTGTCCTTGGTCATTAGTAAAATTATATTTTTGCCAATTATTTGTTTCTTCATTTAATACAAACTTTTTCCAATAAGATAATTTCCCATTATTAAATGTTCTAATATACAAATTATCACTATTATAAGGACTATAATATATCTTGTAATATATATCATTTCTTTTCTCGAAGAAAACAAAACCATTAAAACTAGCATCTTTAGGTTGGTTCTTAGAAGTTGTTACATAATAATCTCCTGTTACATTTATAGATTTTAAAATATCATCAAAATCAGGAGAAACTATTGTTTTTACTTCTTCTTTAGTTAGTTCATTCTTTAGGTATTCTCCTACTCTATTTACTTCTTTAGTCATATCAGATAAATATTGTTTTTCAGTTAAGTCTTTAAATTCAAATGCCATGTTATTTATCCTCTCTTAATTTGTTTAATTCTTTCATATATTCTTCTTTTATTTTTTTAACTTCATCTAGTTCACTTCTTAAATCTTCTTTAAGTCTTTTTGTTGTTTTTTCCTCTTGTGTAGGAACAAATAATAATGCTCCTGAATAGTAATCCCTTTTCTCTGTAGGCATTTCTTTCACCTCTTAAATATTTTTTGTATGTAAGAAAAAGGGCTTAATAGCCCTTTTATTATTCGTCTCTCATTGTACACATAAGTCTTCTAACTCTTGGTCTTAAGAAACTATTTTGTGTTTCTAAGTCTAAACGAACTTTAAAGTTATCGTATGTTCCACTGGATTTAACTTTTTCTTCTATAACGTATCTATAGAATTCTGTGTTTGCTCTTCTAACATCTGGTGTCTTAGTGAACGTTTTCCATGTAGAACCATTATCTGTAGAGTATTTAGGAGTTACTTTAGTTCCTTGTGGTAAGAAAGCTTCATAACTTATTCTAATAGTGTTGTATGGTGCTTCTGACATATCAACTGCTCTACCTACATAACTACCTGTTAATTCAGTTAGGAATGTAGTAAACGTTAAGTCGTTAGCACTTAACAATGGAGAAATATATCTATTAGATTTAAATGTAGCTCTAAGTTTAATCTGTCTAGCTTTTGCTCCTAAGTCTATGTCTTGGTAGTTACCAATTGGTTGCCAAGTAAGCATATCAAATGTTACACTTTCATCCATATCATCAAATATGATTTTAGCTTCCCAGAAACAACCTGTATTATCTGGAGTTAAATAAGAAGACATAAGCACTACCCTATCTGCTTCAACATTTTCAATAGGGTCAAATTCTATAACACCATTTTCTTCATATCTAGAAGTATATACCCCAAATTTCATATCAGAGTTTTGGTGAGCAGACCATGTACTTGCGTTGGATGAACTAAATAGTACACCTTCTAAATAAGGGTTACCAGATATTGTTTCTTTAGGTTTATCAATTTTAGGTTGAGTTCTTGTACCGATCCACATAGTGTAAGCATCATTCTCTGTAATGACTACAATTGCATATTCTTTACCTGCTTGAGCCATCATTGGATCATCGAAGTAAACTCTTGTTTCTGCACTTGCATCATTAGAGATTTTAATATCTTCAGCATTTAATACTGTTTCAGCACAAATTACTTTTGTTGGGAAACCTTGGTCTCCCATTTCACGTATTTGAATCGTTACGTTAGAATTCTTATCCCCTTTACTAGCAAAATATAATCCTAGAGAACTGATTGTTCTATTATCTAAGAATTGGAATGATTGTGCTAGTGGGTCTACTAAGTTAATAGTAACTCGTGTGCGAATAATAACATCTTGTACTGTTTTCTTACGTCCATGTGCTGAGTATGAAGTAGAAGCTACTGATTCATCATTTCTAATTGTAACCTCTCTTGTACCACAACGTACACCACTTGGAATTGTGAAGTGACCTTCAGCTCTTCCTTTAGCATTTGTTCTAATTGTACCAGATTCAGAACCTTTTGTAAATCCTCTATCTGTATGTGGAACAATAGGACAACGAATTCCATCGAACAATACGTATAGGTTATCAGCATTAGGATGTAATCCTGTAACTGTAAAATTAATATCTCTTATACGAATAAATTCAATAGCTTCTTCTAGTGTTCTAGTTCCACCTGCTTCAAGCATTGTACCAGTACGCCCATGCTTTCTATCGTAAGCTAATGTTTTACCTTCCCACTTTTGACCTGCATCTAGTTTAATATTATTAAATGCTTCTTGTTCAGTAGCACCGAATCTACTAGGTTCATTTAAGTGTCTCCACCAACGATTAACGGTCATTGTTTTTGTTTTTTGGTCTGTAACTGTAATACGTTCCTCATCAATCCAATTATCTTCACTAGGTGTGATTCTTAATACACCTTGTTTATTTGGAATATTATAAGGGTTAACGTTCATCGTTTCACTTGCTTGTGATTGGAAAAGTGCTCTTTCTTCTGTAAATGGAGCAGATACTAACCTTCCCCATATATGAGCATTTGTTTTGTTTTCATCAATACTAGGTTCATTAACTGCTGTAGTAAATTGTAACGTAGCCTCAGCATCTTCAAAACTAAATGATACACCAAAATTAGAGTTAGTGATATCTGCTTTATCAAGACTAATAAAACCTTCTGAGAAAACAGAACGTAAAGTAAGAGGATCTTGTCCTTCCATTGCATCTTGATCTAAAGCATTAACAGCTTGGTTATACTCTACATTTTCTAGTCTTGTTTTAAGTTTCTGTAATTCCGACATTGATAAACGTCTAACAGAATCTTCTTCACAATAAGCTTCATCTGAATTAGGTAATACAGTTACGACACCTAATTTTAAGTTTAATGGGTCTGTTTGTTGAGGAGCAACTGCCATTCTTAGAATGTCAGGCTCACCTGCAAGTCTAGTAATATCCCCATATTTATTTAACATAAGAACATCTTTACGTGCTAAGTAGTAAGTGTAATCTACTAAAATAACAGATTGGTCAATTGGTTTAACACCATTTAGATTGAAGTCTAAGTATGTTCTTTCTAGTACACCTTCACCTTCATTTACATTAACTACTTTATAATCTGTTCCTTCACGCATAGTTCTTGTATATTTATATGATACATAGTAACTTGTACCGCCTTGAGGTTCTTGTCCTTGTGGTGACCAATTAATTTCTTGTCCATTAGTTAATATATAATCTTGACCTTGTTCATATTCTTTAAGTGTAGTTCCTGGACTAGATTCTGTCCATACCTTAACGACTTCAAATGCTGTGTTATTTTTTAGATAGTCTACACTGTCTCCTGCACTTGCTCTACCTACCTCTTCTTTAGTAACTAATACTTGACCAGATACTCTATCTACTGATTTAACAGGTGCATTTGCTAAAGTGATTGTATTATCAGATTTGTTGAATACTGTAGATTCATTTGTACCTTTTTTCGTTGTTGTAGATTTTGGTACAGATAATCGAGTTGAAGTTGGTTTATCTACTTTAAAACCTTCTACGTAAGCTTTACCTGCATCAATAACTACAGGTACAGTGTCTTTACCTTTATCCTCTGGTCTTTCTTCAGAGAATATATTAAATCCTTCCACTTTATAAGACCCTGATTCATCATATGTTCTTTCAGCTAGGATAGAATGAAATTTCTCTGCTTCAGGATTAAGTGAACGAATATATAGCTCTCCATCTTGGAAAACATGTATTGGTGCTGAAGTAGGATCATTAAGTGCTATTGATAGTTTTTCTTCAAGTCTATCCGCACCTTTAGAGAAGTAACTTGGTACACCGTTTGTTTGATCTAACAAACTAGAATCTTCATCAGGTGTTATAATTGTTTGAGTTAATTTTAACCCTATTGTCTCTTTACCTACACCCGATAATTGAATAGAATCATCACCATCATAGTAACGAATTCTCCCATTTATATATACGTAACCTGGATTTAAGGTTAGAATATTATCTTGTGTTAATGTAAAGTTTAATCCTGATTGAATATCTCCGTCTTTGAAAATTGAATCCCCAAAATTCTTTTGGTAGTATTCTGTGATAGATTGCATTTCATTTAATTCAGCTTGTTGTAATGGTCTATCAGGATTAAATAATAACTTGACCCTATCTTCTCTAGGGTCAAATCTATCATTATAAGGAGAAGTCCTTAAATTAATTGCCATTCATTTTCTCTCCTTTTATTAAAATTCTACAACCATTCGTTCTGTTGTAGTTACTTGTTCAGTTCTGTTTTGGAATTGTTTATTGTCATAGAACATTAAAGTTCCTTGTGAGTTTAGCTCACTAGGTAGTAGTGCTTGTTTACCAATACCTGTTTGAGGTTCTACATCAATTGCGATTCCTGCTTGTCTGTGTGTACCTGTAGGGAGTTCGTCTCCGACTACTTTACTTTCAAAGTACACCCATTTAGCTCCTTCTGCTATAGCTTCTCCCTCACCAATCACTGTCCATGATTTGTTTCCGTAAGATATGATTTCTCTGTTTGTATCACTGTCTTTAGTTGGTCTAACTAATACAGCTTTTGTTACTTTTTTATATCCGATTATATCATCTAATTTTGTTGTGCTTTCAGTAGGTTCAGGTGGTGCTTGTTCATTTGACCAAGGTGTTGGTCTACCAATTACTAAGTAAGTTGAATTAATCTTACTTATAATAAATTTAGCTAGTTCCACCCTAGCATTATAGGTTGTAATTGCCATTTTGTTATTTCCCTTCTTTATAAGTTTTCTATCTGTTCTAATATAATATTATTATACCATATTATCGTGTTTTTTTAAAGCTCAATTAATTCCATGTGTAGTTTAATGTTGATTCTGGCTTGACTCTGTAGTAACTTGAGGTATATGAGTAATATTTATCTCTTTTGTACTTAGTTCTGTATCTGCTAATTCACCTAATGTTAGGTTAGAATCTAATGTAAGTGGTTGTTTATACTCAGCAGGTAGTAATGTTTCTACATCTGAATCTGTATAGGTGTTAATACTTTGATTAGGTATCTTTACAATCTCACCTGTAGAATTATCTATAATGCCATTTGCTACATCCTCTAACACTATAGGTGTTGGGTTTTTATGTTCAGAGTAAATATCTACTTCTTGCCATAGTGCATTAAAGAATCCGTTAGGTAAGTCTACAATGTTACCTATATCTTCCATCAATTTAGTTATTGTGAAATCTAAGAATGGTCTTATGATTACTTGACTAAACGGATTTAATGTTTGGTATGTTAGGTTCTTAATACCATACAAGTCTACAAGCTCATTATCTGTATGTGTTTCTCCTTCAGGTAAATCATTAAACGTTTTTAACGTATTATAGTTTGTACCATAAACACTTGTTTCTATAATAGCTTTAGGTATAGGTATTGTATTGTTTATTGAAATAGTTTGAACATTATTATATACTCCATTAAACCTAACAAGTTTATCTAAGAATTGTACATTTTCTTCCTCATAATCTATTGGTAGTACTTTATTGTTAATAACATTATTGTCTTTATCTCTAGGTAAAATATCTATATATTTGTTAGGATCATTTGCACCATAAATATCTTCAGGATTAGGTTGATAAGGTGTACTTTCTTCACCGAATTCCACTTTAATATTCTTTATAGAGAAGTTATCTCCATTATCATCTGCAAAAAAAGCTAGTTGCCAGTTTTCTGAGTCTTTTGTTGCTTTTTCTAATTTTCTAGTAAATTCCAACCTTTGTTTTTGACTACCTATGTTTTCAAAGACAACTGAACCAAACATAAAATCTCTATTATGGTTAGAATCATACACTCTTAAAAGGTCTCCTCTATCCATCTCAACATCGAAACTTATTGTGATATAATCTCCAACATTAAAGTATTTATGGGCTTCGTCAATATAGGTGAACCAGTATTGATTATAACTACCTCTAGTATCTTCCTTGTTTTTAATATTAGTTGTTGTGTTAAGCAACAAGTTCCTATTAATACTATTATCGTATCCATCTGTTAATCTCAGATATTGCATAGGTCTATAACCTGATTTAGTAATTATATCTCCGTTATCAATATCTATATCTTTTATAGCATCTAATTCTGCTAAGTAAGATGTTTCTTGATGTGGTTCTACTCTACCTAAGAAAGGTTTTACTGTATAAATATCTTTTTCATATCTTCTAAATGTTAAATCAAAATAACCTATTCTTAATTCTGTTTCTTCTCTAACAGGTTCAACTTCTAACTTAATGAATAAAGATAAATTATCATTTAAGTAATCTATTAAGTTACCTATTTTGTTACCTATATTTTTTTCTGTTAAATTTAAGTCTTCTCTAGACACTGTAACCCAAGAATAAGATCTAAAATCATAGATAGAAAGTTTTACAGATACAGGATTTGAAGGTGATACCATAGCTTGTATGTCTAAATCTAAACTAACTTCTCCAAAATAATTACTAACATAGTTAATTAGTTCTTGCTCGTCCATACCTAAGCTAGAAACAACAATACCTTTTCTTCTTAAGTATTCTACTGTATCTAAGTTAAAATGGATATTTGTTGGTCTGTTATTTCCTTCAATTACTAACTCTGGTTTTATATTATTTCTAGTTGAAGTTTCTGTATAAAAATCTTTATTTAATTCTTCTTCTTCAATCCGAATAGATCTAGAAGATATTGTTGTTACATAATCTTCCGTTCTTGGTTCATATTTATGTTGTGTTTTATAAGCATAATTATAAAATTCTCTACCTACTGTAGCAGAACCTGATAAAACATCTAAACTATTAACTAAACTATTGTTTGTTTTAAAAACATCTGTAATATCGTTAACTTTAGCAATACCTAAGTTTAAATGTCCATATAGAATTCTACCATAACCTCTAAATATATCCACGTCTTGATATGTTGTTACTTTAGGATAATCTTTATAGAATACAGGGGTAATGATTTTATCTTCACCTAAATCATAACTACCATCATACGTAAAGTAAACTTTAACCCCTGCTGGTTTAAACTTATTAATTTCATCTATAATTTCTAAAGGGAATGATTTACCTATAGTAATATCTATAATCGCAAATCTATAATAATCCCCCATTAAGTGATCTTCACCATTTAAATGAGATTTATTTGTATAGAATATATTTTTAAAGGGTTCATAAATATCTACATAAACATCTTCATCCTCTAAAAACCTTTTAATAGCTCCTATAATAGAATTGTTCGTTCCTCTTTTTAAAAGTACATACTCAATGATCCTATCTCTATAAGTATCATCAAGTTCATTTTTCTTTCTAACTAATCCATACCAATCCCCATAAATATCTAAGTACTTTCCTGTAGCAGTATCTAAGCTAGATTGTATTTTACTATCAATAGTTTCTTGTTCTAAATTATCTAATTCTTCACTAAACATATTAATAATTGCATAGTGAGGATCTTTATTGTCTTGTGTATTTTTCTTACGTTTTAATAAAGGATGTAAGTTTTTTAAAAAGTTACTCAAGGTTAACCTCCTTTCTATTTAAGAGTTACATTTATTTCACCTGAACGAATAATTTCGTGAGGTTCTGTTATAATATTCTCATGATTTATATTGTATGTCAAGTCATAAATTAGTGAATCATCTATATTCATAATGACTTGTGTTAAGTCTGCAAGTATTAAATCTTTATTTACTGTAAAATCATTTAAATAGTTTCTAATGACATTCTCAATATGTTCTTTAAGTGTATCATTAATTCTTTGTTTGTTTGTGATTTCTACATCAACATTCACATCTACACTTATTTTATCTACAGGTTGAACATCTAATTTAATACCGCTAGGTCTATAGTCTTCTATATTTTCATATATTTCTTGAACCATGATATCAGATAGGTTACCATTACGGTCATGAGCATAAACTAAAACTCGTCCTACTTGTTCATATACATATACACCCTCAACATCTGGAACACTTAAGGTACCATATTGAATAGCTTTGTTAGTAGCTCTACCTCTAGATTCAATAAATAAGTGGAATCTTTCTTTTAAGTCTTCTAAACTTTCTAAATCTTGCCCTGTATTAAATGAGGTTTCATTATCCACTTCTTTAATTACTGAGCTTGCACTTGACATACCATCAATAATATGTTCAGGTATATTTCCGTAAGTTCCTGCTTCTAAACAATACACTTCAATTTCAGCTTCAGTTGAACCTTGCTCTATATAATAGTCTACAAGAGTTTCATATTGCTGACTGAATTGATTATTGCTAGAGGTAAATATTGTTCCTCTAGGTATATAATATCTTTGTTCTAAAGGGTTATACATTCTTAAGGTAACATCACCATATGCTTTACGATTCTTTTTTCTTTCAAAATCAAAAGCTTCTGTTGTTCCTTCTGCGATACCCCACTCAATATTTTCTTTTGTTAAAATATAAAATTGCTCTATCTCTAAAGATACAGCTTCTAGTAATGAACGGATTGCTGAGCCTGGTGAAAAATCTGTTACTCGGTCAGTACCAATCATTACTTTATCTATCATACGTGTTAGTATTTCAGATAACTTTCTTGTCTTCATATTATCCCCCTACTCAAAAATAGCGAATACACCACTATCATCTGCTCCAAGAACAAAGTTTAAGGATTGATCTACCGATATAATACTAACAGAAAATTCTCCTCTAAATAAGTTACCATCGATAACCCAATTATTCAAGTTTACTTCAGTAACTCTTGAATCTTCTAGTAATGTTCTGTTAATTTCATTTTGTATCTTTATTCCTTGTTCAGGTGTATTCAATTCAAATAATTTGTGTAAATCAGAACCGTAGTTAGGATGTAGTAATAAAGAACCTCTCCTAGTTAACATTCTGGTTTGTAATTGTTGTTTTAAATTCTCTATACCTCTTACTGTATCTAAATCTCGTTGTCCATTATCTTTAAGAAAAAGTATTTCGTCACTTGTACCACTTATTTTCATATCGTCATTCGTAATATTTAAATCTCTCCCTAAAGATAATTCAACAATTTTATCTCTATCTCTTTTATTAATTTCTTGTGCCTGAATGTTTTTTAAGTCACCTTGTACAGGTATGATTATGTAATCACCATAAGTAACTAACTCTTCAGGTCTTTTTTGTTTTTCTTCATCAGTATCCACAATGTACGGATATTTTAAATTATTATGTTCAATTAAATCTAACCAATGTTCTGGTGTATCAAAGTAAGATTGCGAAATGCCTTGTAACGTCTCTCCGTATTGTATATAATGTTTTCTTAATCTCATGTCTCACCATATTCTTTCTTAATTAATGGTAATTGTAATTTTATATAATCTATATCTAAACTCATATTTCTTAAATCTTGTATAATACTATTATAATCATCACTTTCACCTAAGTAATCACATACATAATTAATGTTATCACTTAAAGTGTTTAAATCTTTTTCAGTTAAATACCTTACATTTTCTGGGTTTTCTGTTAGAGTATTAATTGCAGAATATACTTCTAAAACAATCAGTTGCATTAAACGATAAACTTTAGAATTTTGCCTTCTTAATCCTGATTTTATAATTCTTCTTACAAAACTATTCTCCCCTAAATCATGAGAAGTAAGTTGTACATTACCATTTTTTAAATATTTTAAATTTTCTTCTGCTAATAAACTAATTTGTAAATTAGGTGTATAGTATAAAGAAATAAAATCTAATTCATCATCTAACATATTTGTACTTAAGAAACTATTTTTAACCTCTATACTTGTTAAAAATTTAACCAGTTCAGGTGGTTGTGGTATAATTTGATTCATTAAAACCCTCCTAATCCATAACCAATAGCTAAGGACATATTACTTACAGAACCCTCTAGTCCATTTGTATTTACTCTTGGATTATAAATTGTTCTCCCTTTACTATCTATACCTAATGATCCTACACCTTCTGGTGTCGTTGGACTATTTCCTCTAGACTTATCTATTGTATCCATAGCTTGTTTATTTCTAGCTTTTTGTTCTTCTTCTGCTCTTGTTTGGTCTTGTATATATCTATCACTTGTATACTCAGAATTTTTATTGTTATTACCAATATTAGAAGAATCTATTGTGTCAAACTCAGGCTCTCCTGCATCTCCTAAGATAACTAATGATATTTGGTATCTGTATAATAAAGATTGTTCACTTGAACGTTCTATCTTAAACCCTTGTGGAGATAAATGTACTTTATAAGATTCATCGTCTGTTAGATTATAAAATACCATATCATAGGAACTTTTATTACCACTACCCGCAGTATTCCCATATTTATTAATTATATCTTCTAGTTCATCTAATTTATCTTTACCATTTTTCATTTTACCGTCAAAATCTTTACGTCTTTTCAACCCTGTTTGACCAGAGAATTGAATTGTTTTTACATCTTGTCCGTAATCTTCATAAAGAATACTTGATTGTGTTTTTAGTACTGAAGTTCTGTGTGGTATTTCTTTACTATAATCTTCAGGGTTTACTCTGAACCTATATATTTTTGTTGTACCGTCACTCTTATGTTTTAATTCCAATACAAAACGTTTTAAAGTATGTCTATCTTTTGTCGTATAATCTGCTTGTGGCACAATTTTCACCTCTCTATATTATAACATATTTTTTATGTATCTCCAATCTATACACATCTAATATAGCACGACCTAGTTATTTTTATTAAAAAAAAAAGACCTATATAAATAGGTCTTAATAAGATATTATTATTTAATAGCTTATAACTTTGACTAATTCGGTTTCTTCATTACCTCCTGCACCGTTAGAACTATGTCCTTTTATTGTTGTGTTCGTAATATATAAAAATTTAGAACGAACACCTCCACCTTTAACACCTACTAAAAATTTTATTCCAAAAGTAGAATATAGATCAGGTTGAACTCTCGGTACATAACAATAGTTAACGTTACCTGATACCCCAGATACCTCTTTAAATACAAGTATCCATCCATTATTACACTCTTTTAAAGGTTTTAGTACTGTTATCTCTGAGCCTCCTCCGAGTATATCTGACCCACTCCATATATTGTTAAAATCAGAATCTTCTTTCTCATTGTACAAATCATCTATTTGTTTCTTCCATTCCTCTAAAGATTGTCCATTGTTTAATTGTACGTTGTCTCCTAATGTTTCAGGATACATGTACTCAAATTCACCTTTATTTTTATACCTCATTTGCATTATCCTTACCCCCTAACTCTAACATTAACATATTCTTTTGTAGGGTATTTAGGCAACCCTGCTCCATACCAAAAAGTATCTCCTAGTCTTTCTGCATTTACTGCCATTCGTTGTAATATTTTATTTTTAGGTTCTTGATATTTTTGTTTGTATAATATATAGATACCTAACGTAGCTGGAGATGACAAAGATGTTCCTGTACTACCGCCTGAGTAAGCTGTACTTACTTCTGTAGAATTTCTAGCTGTGGTAGTTGTTACAACTTTGACTCCTCCATTGGAGAAATTCAAACCTTGCCCTATACAGCTCGTTGGATACCTTGTTTTATCAGGATTAATATTTGCATTGGCAATTGTGAAAGGGTATTTTGCAGGATACTTAGCAGTATTTGTAGTTGTATCACTTCTAGGCTGAGTATTACCTGCACTACAAAATATAGCTATTCCATTTTCTTCTGCTATTTTAAAAGCCATTTTTCTAGCTTTAGATTCGATCCTACTAGAAAATGAGCAGTTTACTGCATCCATTCCATTCTCTATAGCCCAATTCATTCCTGCTATTTGAGAACTCCATGTAGTAGAGTTAATAGCTCCATTACCATTATCTATTCTGACAGCGTATATCTCAGCATCAGGAGCTATACCTAAAAGCTCACCATTTCTACCTTGAGCATTAATAACCCCTGCTACAAGAGTACCATGGGAATTAGCTAAGCTATTATCCCAAGGTAAACTACTATCATAGACATTAATACCATTTGTTACATTTAAGTTTACATGCTTTTGTATACCTGTGTCAAGTATACCTATCTTAAAACCTTTTCCTGTGTATCCTTCTTTGTGAAATTTCTGTATATCCATCATATCAAAGGCATACGATGTTGAAGAAGTCTCGTGTCTTATATCAGATTCTTCTTCTATATCGACATGCTCTGATCCATCTTGTTCTATACTCTCTATATTAGAATGATTTTCTAATTCTTTTGCTGTACTTTCTAACATATACGCAATAACAATTATTCCCATATAAATTTCTATATTTTTAATATCATACTCATCTAAAAATTCTTTATCATTCTTATCTTTCAAAACCATTAAATATTTATTCACTAATCAGTCACCTCAAACCAAATCATTGCTTCTTGTGGTTCTTCTTTAGATACTACTATTCCTGTATTATTCAAGTTTTTAATTTGTTCTTCTATATTAGAACTTATTTTTTCCCAACCATTCCAAACATCATTATATGCTGTATTCACATATATGTTAGATTCATTATAGGGTTTATATTCTACCCTTCTTACCGTATAATTAACTCTTACTTTAACCCATCCTGATGTCGATATTCCTGAAGGTATTCCTTTAGTACTTATAGAGTACCCCTCTAAACTATTTTCGACATTTAATAAATCTAATCCAGTAAATCTTTTATCTACTTGGGTATTAGTTAAACTGTATTCTCCTGAACCGCTATAAGTTACCACATAGTTCTCATTATAATTAGACACATTGTCCTTTATGTTTATAAAGAAAGTATAGTTATTTAAATTTTCAATAGTTATTTTTAGTCCTGAACCGTATTTATTTTCATTATAATCTTTCATTTCTATTTCTGATGTGTAAACTATAACTTTGTCTTGGTAGGTTTCTTTTAGATACTTAATAACCTTTTTAATACTATCCAGTTTCTCACCTGTATACTCGTTATATATATTCCCATTAATATTTGGTTTGTAAGGGTTATACTTTGCTGTAGGTGCTGTAAAAGGTATTCCTTTTTTATTGAAAGTATAATCTTTCTCTTTTGGTTTATACTCTACTACAAGTATTCCTTTATTTTTTGCTTCTGAAGAACTTGCTTTAACATAAACGATTATAGAAAATAATCTGTTATTATAAGTAAATGCACTTTCATGCTCTATGACAGAAGGGTTTTTACCTAAACTTCTCAAGTAGTCTATCAACTCTTCAGGGTTATAAGTATAGTCGTTCATAATATCTCCACTAGGACTTATTTCCTGTACTCCTTGTAAATGATAGTTATGAATCTCCTTATCTCTAGAAAGCATGTAATTACCACCTAAAGTTTGTACTATAGTGTTATTAACCAAAGCCATACCTTGTTTTTTAGCACTATAATTAGTAATACTACCTAAAAGGTCGTTAGACCATAATGTTGAGTTACTAGGGCTTATCCATAAAGAACCTGTTATCCTACTGAAATCGTGATTATAAAATACAACAGTATCTCTTTGTAAATAACCGCCTTTAGAATTATTATTTCCTTCAAACCCCCAACCTTCTTTAGTTCTAAAAAAGTTAGTGTATAAAATGACATTATATTCTTCTTCAGGCAAAAGTTCTTTTGTCTCTTCTGTGTATCTAATATCACTTATATCAAATTTTCCTATTTTACCTACAACCGTCTTAGCATAGAGGTATCTTTTGTCTCCTTCTTTTTCTACATGAATATTTTCTCCTCCATGAAACCCTATATAGTATTTAGCTACAAAGTTAAATTTTTTGTCATATACGACTAATAATCTATTCACTAATTCTGGTGTATCATGTATAAAATAATAATAATCATCATCAACAGCTAAACCTTGAGGGTAATAATAAGAAACGTTGTTAGTTAAAGTTAAGTTGTCGTACCCATTAAATTTAAAAGGTAAATCTGCATGTATCTTAATATCTCTAAATGTTGTATGTCTATATTTCTCTTCTGTTTGTTTAATTTCTGGAATACTATCTACATTCAAATCATCTTTAAATGTTAATAACTCTTGAATAATCTCATCATTTGTTTGTACATACTCATTAATATTACTCATAAAATTATTTAAGTTAGTAATATTACCCTCTACTCTTGAAGATACTTGTTGGACTTGGGTATTAAGCCCTGTAACTTGTTCCAAAGCACTTTTAGAACGTTGTTCAGACCTTTCAGAAGCATCTATAACTTCTAGTAGATTTTGTTTACCTGCACCTTCTAAAAGATCATTCACATCTTTTAAAGCTTCTTGTATTTCTTTTAATTTAGATAATTGTTCATCTATTTGATTACCTATGTCATCTATCATAGGTTTACCATCTAGAAGTAAACCTTGATCAGTAAATCTTAAATCATGATTACCATTTTTAATATAGAAGTCATTATGTTCTTTATCTATACCATATTCTACATAATCTTGTCCATTATCGAGTATTAAGTCGTCTTTCTGGGATAAGGTACGTTGGTTTCCTTGGTCATCAATCTCCCAAGAAGTTCTACTATTCGTTTCAGTATTAAGTACAGAGAACCTAAGCGTACCTTGTTCTGTTAGCTGTAGCATTGTAATATGGTTATTTGTATTTAAATCTCCTTGATGTTTAAATAACATATCAGGTGCTCTTTGGTTTCTAGACTCAATGATTTCACCATTACCATATTTAGAAGACATCAAATCTTCATATTCTGTACCTATACCAAAATCAGTTGCCATTGGTTTTTCATCATCTTCAGATGTTATTGATAAGAATGAGTTACCATTTAAGCTTCTAACAATTGTACCATTACCATTTTGGAATGAGTAATTTAAAGAAGGGAATATAGAAAACATCATACTACCATAAGTATAAATATCATCATTTCTAATATCCCCACTCTCTAATGGGTTAGGTGTCAGCATCTTACTATCCTCAGGATTAGAATAAATAGATAAGACAATAGGGTTTCCACTTTCACCTTCTATAAACCCTAGTAAAACTAACATACCTGGAATAATTAATGGGGTAGAACCAAAAGGTCTTCCTTCTGGTGTTCTACCTGTAAATCCTCTTGGAAATGGTATAGAATATTGTCCGTCTGTACCATTTACTCTTCCTGCATATGTTCTATTCGTTCTTACTTCTACTGTACTGTATTGATAATTAACTTTCGTTATTGTTCCATAAGTTAAAGTATTAATCTTAAAATCATCTGAATCTGTTTTCTTTAGGTTACTACCTAAAGAAGATTGCATTTGCATAGCCATTTATTTACCCTCCACGTAAAAATCAAATATAGGATCTTTATACCTCATAACTCTTCCGTTAAAAGCTTCCCAAAGTTCCTCTAACTTATAAGTTCTCACTTTTCCAGATTCGTCTATAGGGAAATAGCCTATAATAGTTGCTACTTCTCCATCTCCCATATAAATACCTACATTATCATCATTAATACCAAAGAATATTAAGTCTCCTTCATTAATTTTGGAAATATCATCTTTGTATTTATGACCTTTTTCTAGTATAGTATTAAAATTCTCTCCTGTCAAGACATTAACACTTCTTAATGGATATTCTAATTCTACATCTACATTGTAGTATAACCAATAGATAAAATTATACGAATCACAAGGAAGTTGTTTATCATCAGTTACTAATGGGTTCTGAAACGGATAACCTTTGTACATATAATAAATATTATCTAAATTAACATTACCTATCATATATTCATAATAAGCTTGTTCTGACTTTCTAAGTTCAGGTTGTAGATCTTCGTAATCCATATAGGTAGCATATATTTGTTGTATGTCTGAAGATAAGGAACTTATAAAGTAACTTGATTTAAGTGTTCTTTCCACTTTTATTTGTTCAGTATGTTCTGATTCAGCCTTCTTACCATCATAAGTATGTGTTAAGGTTCTTACCTTAATATTTACCTCATATAATCCTGTTCGTATTTCTTTTATATCATAGTTAGAATTTGTTATTATCATTTGTTGAATTACATTAGAGTAAGGTCTTAAATGTGAAGCTGAATCTACTGTATCTGTTTCTGCTATTTGTTCTAGCTCTTTTTGTTTATCAAATATTGTATCTTCATCAAAATCTTTTTCATATTCATATATATTTTTAATGTACATCTCTACTATTTTATTAATATCTGTATCCAAAATCTAACCTCCTTAGTCGTAAATAAACTTAGCATTTTTCCCTTCAGGTGAACTCATTTGTATTGTTCTTTCACCATAACCTTTTGGTGTGTCATAGTTGTATTCAGATACATGGAATGATTTACCATCACTTGATACTGATTCAACAAAAGCTACGTGACCATATTGACCTGAACCACCTGCTACCCCTCTTTGCCAAACACCAACTGCACCTTGTTTAGGTGTATTACCTGTTTTAACTCCTGCTGATTTAGCTGTTCCTATCCATTCGGCAGCATCTCCATTAAATGGTGTGCTTAATCCTAGTTCATATCGTCTATTGTAACAATACCAAGTACATTGTCTAGCCCATTGACCTGTGTTAGGGTTTCCTGGTGCTATCCATGAAGTGTTTGATTTGTTTTTAGGTGTCGGTAGCTTACCTTTATATTTTTTAAGACCTGCTAGTGTTCCTCCACCATGTTCACTTCCACCCTCACTATCTCCAGATTTCTTCTTAGAAGCTACCCCTTCTTCTTTAAGTTGTGTTAAAGATTTCTCTCCTAAGTACCCACCTAGGAAATCTACACTTTGACCCCATAAGAAAGAAAATCTATTAGATGAACCATTTTCATTTTTATCATTAGGTTCCATTCTTAATCCTCTAGTTACTCCTAGAGTTGTTGTGTATCCTTGTTGCATATCAAAGTTATGTTCTACTGATTCTATATAATATTCCCAACGTTCATTATTCTGTTTATTGTGCATGATTAATCTTTTACCTAAATCATAATCCCCACTACCTATTACTGTTAACGAACCGTTAGAGAAGTTTTGGTTTGCGTGGTACCAGTTAAAAAGTTTTTTAGAGAATATAGAGAAAGCATTATCCCCTGCTGCTGCTCCTGTTTCTTGTGCATTTTTAACTCTTTGTCTAGCTCTTTCAGTAAACTTCTTGTAATCATCTAAAGTTAAAGCACCTTTTTTCTTCTTGAAATCTGCTGTGAATTGTGCTATATGTGTTTCTTTTATCATAGGGAATTTTTCTTTAATTGTTTTTGTAAATTTCTTATAGTCACTATCTTCTTTAAAGTTATCTTTAAATTCACTTTGAGGATACTTACCTTCTATAAAAGTTTGCATATATTCTGCTGAAGGGAATTTAATAAGTGCATCTTCAGTCACTTTCCTATTAGGGTCTATTCCTGTTACTTCTTGGAAATATTCAGGAGGTAGACTCTTTGTTTTAATATATTTCTCTATAAGTTTCTTAGCTTTAGGTTTATCTAATCCTCTATATTTAGAAGACATTCTCTTAACAATTCCATCTTTATCTTTAGAAACACGTTTTTGTCCTAAATCTTCAAGTTCATTAAATATTTGATCATATGTTATTTCTACATTACCTTTATCATCATTCTCTTGACTATCTCCTTCTTCAGAGTTACTATCTGAGTCAGTCATAGGTAAGAACATATATTCAGCTTCTAATTTTTTATAACCATACCTATTTCTTAAAGCTCTATGTGTTTGTGGTTTTGAAGATACTTTTGAAGATAATTCTTTAGTTTGTTGAGGTGTTGTAACGTTAAATACTGCGTAGGATTCAACATCTGATTTTCCTAAATCTTCATTAATTAGTCTACCAGTCTCTTCGTAAACAATTTCTAAAGATCTCCAGTCACTTGGGTCAAATGGTGTTCTTCTTAATACTAATTCTGACTTTCCTTTTTCTCCATTTCTAAAGAATAATTCATTAAATGGTTTACAAGTAATTAAATCTAACATCTGTTTGAAATTACCATCAAAATTAATTAAATTTGAATGATCTTGTAAGTTTTCATATTCTTCCCAACTAGCTAGGTTTCTAGTAAAGTTACTCTTGAGTGTTTTATCTATATTACCATTTTCACCTGAATAATCATATTTCATATATTCTAAAAATCTATCTAAAGCTGAGTTCATAACTTCTTTTGCAGTTTTACCTGTAAATTCGATACCCTGTTCTTTATCATCTGGTAACCAACCTACACTAGAAGAAAGTACTGCACTTACTTCTTGTATAATACCTAATCCAAAGTTTAGGAATGGTTTAGAAAATGATTGTCCTGTTACTCTGTATACTGCTTTATCATTAGAATGTTCCCCAACTGTAGATACTTGACTTACCATTCCGTTTAGTATTAAGCTTTCTCTTCCATCTATAATTGTTTCATCTTCTATTACGTATATTTTAATAATATCATTTGCTTGTAGTACTCTATCCCATTGAACATCCCCATAGAGAATAATTTGGAATACTGCACTATCATCAGACATTGAATTTTTTGTTTGAAATTGTATAGCACGACTTGTTTTTTCTTTATCGGTAGCTGAAGCTCTTGCTTCATATTCAAAAGATATAGCATTAGTATCGTTAATAGCTTCTACTCTGAATCTTGGTCGTCTTACATGATAGCTTTTAGTCAATCAGTGTCACTCCTTTTTTATATGTATACATAGTAGGTTTTACCCTACTATGTTCTTCGATAGTTATTTTGGAAAATATCAAAATCACTTGAATCAAAGTAACTATCTAATCTATCTCTAACAGCTTGTGCTGTTTCTGTTGGACTATCTCCACCTGTAATATTAATACTTACTGATACGTTAGCAGTATTACTTGAAGTTGGTTGAGTCATTGTTGCTTGTTGGTTTTGTAAAGTAGCCATAGAGCGATTTGTGTAAGACGGTTCAGATGACCAATCTTTACCACCTCCACCACCTTTACGTGTTCCGCCAGTTGGACCCCAACCACCGTTAGGATTGTAGTCTTGTTTCCAATTTTTGTTATTAAAGAAAGCTAATAGTTGGTCATATCCATTGTGTATATCTTCATTACCTTTTACTTTATAAGCATCAAATGTACTTGGTACATATTGTAAAAGTCCTTGTGCTTCATTTCCACCACTATTAATATCTTGTATTTGTTGTTGTATTTTAGGGTCTCCGCCTGATTCGTTTTTAATTAATGATGCAATACCATTAACATCAGCTTCAGATACATTTACACCCATAGCTTTGGCAGCTTTTCTAATATCATCTTTCCACTCTTCAGGTGATTTCTTCTTGTCTGAACCTTCTCCTGAACCGAGATCTCCTGAATCACTACTATCCCCACCAGTATCTAAACCTTTAGCTTCTTGGATAGATTGTTCCCAACGTGTTAACAAGTTCTTAAACATGTTTAAGTTTTCAGATTCAGATTTGTTGTTTTTCTGTCTGAGTTCTTCAGCAGTCATTTTTTTCTTCTTGTTTTCATTTCCTTTGAGGTCAGAAGTTCCATAAGGATTTCCCATTGAGGAACCTCCACCTCCGCCACCACCTTTGGCTTTATCTCCTCCACCAAAGAATGACTTGATTCCATTTACAGCCCCCATAACAGGTTTACCTACAACAGAATCTCCGAAACCACCTTTACCATCTTTGTCTCCGTTACTCCAACTAAAGTCTACAAGCCCATCTTTACCAAACAGTCCTTTAGAGTTTTGGGCTCTATCAGCCATACCTTCAGCAGAGTCTTTGATACCGTTGCCATAACCCAATCCTAATGGGTCTACAACTCCACCTACAGTATCACCAAATTTCTTACTAGCCCCTTCTTTATCACCAGTAACTAAGGAACTACCTATATCTAGTGCTGATACTCCTGCACCAATCCAACCTGCTCTTTTGAGCATTTTCGTTCCTACACCTAAGCCTTTACCTATCTTAGAGTTGTCTTTGAGTTTGCCAAATCCTTTTTTACCCATATCAAGTGTTTTGCTCATAGTTCCTGTAGGTGATTGTCCACCGAAGCTAGATAGTTTACCAAAACCACGTTTACCGAATCCTTTAGCTTTATCAAAACCTTTACCTAGTACAGATTCAACTTTAGATACTTTTTGTGATTTAGCTAAGTCTCCTAGTTTACCTTTAGCCATATTAGGGAATCCTCTTAAAGCTCTATCTCCTTTAAGGAATTTGAATTTAGCTTTTTTACCTAGTCTTTTGGCTCCTCCTTTTTTATAAGTGTCTTTACCTTTACCATAGACACCTTTACCTTTTTCAAATCCTTTTTTACCTAGGTCTCCTAGTTTACCTATTCCACCATTCATTAGAGCTTCCATAGCCATCATTTGCATCATCATAGTAGCCATAGAACCCATAGATGAACCGCCTGTAGGATTTCCTTGTTCATCGGTTTGTCCACCAGTTTGTCCACCACTCATCATGGAACCCATCATCATAGGCATCATACCAAATCGAGCCATTCGTCCTCCTGCTTGACCGATTTTACCTAACATACCTTTACGTTGTCCACCTTCTTGAGTGTCTCCACCTCCGAACGGATTTCCCATCATTCCGCCCATCATCATTCCAGACATCATTCCGCCATCTACAATACCACTAGAACCTGAGCTTTTTTCATCAGATTTTCCACCTGCTCGTTTTCTTCCTCTAGGTGTGCCTCCTAAGTTTGTTCCTTTTCCTGATTTGTTGTTTTTGTCTGCTCTTTGTCGAGTCATAGAAGAGCCTCTTCTGTTTGCTGATCCTCCTGCACGTTTCATTCCGTAAGCTCCACCCATCATTGCAGCAGATGAAGCCATACTAGCTACCAGTGCTTCTCCAGCAACCATTATTTGATAAAATACTGGGTTTAATCCAGCTAACATACCTTGGAAGTTTCTTAAAGCTCCTGTTGATTCGTATAAAGCCTGTGATTGGGCTTCTTGTCTAGATTGGTTTTTATTATCTTGACCTTGTTGTTGTTCTGATTGATCTTTGTTGTTTTTATCTATCTCACTAGAATCTTGATATTCTTTTACTTTCTTACCTAATTCTTCCTCAGATAATTCACCTTTATCGTACAACTTCATGATTTCTTCGGCTTGCTGTCCACTAAGTCCAAAATTATCCATAAGACCCATACCTGTGGCAGCTTCTTGTTCAGGTGTTGCTGTACCATAGAATCCCATGAACTGACTTAAATTCTCCCCTAATTTACTAGGATCTCCTAAATCTCTTCTTTGTTGCCATGCTCCTGTAACACCTGTGTATTCAGAACCGAACCCCATGATATTTCTCATTCCAGGGTCTTGATAGGCATTAGAAAGACCTTGTTGTATTTGAGTTAAAGCATTTGCACCTTTTTCACCTTGTAATGCTTTATTACCTGATTCTGCAAATGTACCTTGTAAACTAGCAATAGAATTTAAGTCACCTGTTGAAAGTTCACGTTGAGCTCCCATTGCATTAGACATAGAAGATAAAGCTTTCAATTGTTCGTCAGCTTGGGCTTTCATACCTGATTCTTTAATACCACCAGATACTGTTTTTTGGAATTGTTTTAAGTCTACATCATCATCAATTCCACCACTGTGCATAATATCTGTCATAGATTTTAAGTAAGAATCTGTATCAGCTACACCCATACCTCTAGCTCCTGTAGCCAGTTCTGTTGTGATTTCTTCTTGGTTAGGTAATCCTTTATCTCCAATTGCTTGCATAGCTTGTGAAGACATTTTAACAAGTTCAGAAGGTTTAAATCCTAACCCTCTATCATCAGATGCTTGGAATAAATTTTTTCTTAAGGAAGAATAATCACTTGCACCTGTTTGTTGTCCTAGTGCTATTTCTTCTCCTCTAATACCTTCTAGAGAACTTTTACCTTGTGCATATTGTAAACCTAGTGCTCCACCTACTCCCATAGTAGCATGAGATGCGATGGATGGTGCACGTTCTAGAGCAGTACCTAAGAATGTATCTCGACTTCTAGCTACTCTACCTTGTTCAAATTGTTGTCTTGTCGCACCATTATTACCTAAATCTTTAGTCATACTTTTTAAGTTAGAGACATATTTTTCTCTCTCTTTAATTTCTTTATCATATTGACTTGATAAGGCAGAATTATAAGCTGTTTGTTCTCTATGTTCATTTTCTCCAATTTTATTACTTGAATAATCTGTATTTGCTTTCTCTTGGTTTTTAGCAATATCATCTTGTTTTTTTCTTAATTCTTTTAAAGAAGCTTTAGCTTTCTTAAGCTCATTTCTATATTGGTCGTAATCTTGGTTTAAAGCTTTAGCTACTTCTGCACCATCTCTAGCAGAGTATTTACCATCTCTACGTTCTCTTTCATTTGCAGATGTAATTCTGTTTCTTTGCTTATTTAAAGTCTTGTTAGCTTCTTTTGTTTTGTCTATACTTTTCATAGACTTTTCATATTCTTTAGGCATTTTACCTAAACGTTCCCAATCTTTAATCATTGCTTGAACGTTAGGGTCTCTTGTTGTTTTTAAACCATTAAACTCTTTTTGTTGTTTAATTGTCTGATTCATTGTTCCATTCAAACCATTTAATGTTTGATGCAACATATCATAATCAGCTTTAATACCTTTAGATAATCCAGTCTTCTGAACATCTTGTAATACACCTTGCAAGTCTTTCATATGTTTAGTCATTTCTTGTGTTATCTTTAATGAACTATTCATATCTTTAGAAGATACAATTGTATTACCTTCGTTTTTACTCATTATCTTTTGTAATTGTTTGTTTAAATCTACAGCTTTTCTAATCTTTTGTTCATAGTCTTTTAAAGGCTTAGACATATTTTGATTTTCAATAGCTTTTAGATTTGTAAGTATTGTCTCCAGTTCCTTATTTAACTTGGAACCATCACCATTTATGGTTAAATTATAAGTTTCATTCATTGCCATTTTTTTACCACCACTTCTCTAAAAAAATAAGGTAGTGGATTTTAACCACCACCTTTAAATATCGAAGAAATCATCCGTCTCTTCTTCTGTACCATTGAATAAGTTTATTGCACTTTCTAAATCATCTTTAGTCATATCTTCTGGAACTGTAGTAGAAGGTTTTTCTTCTTTAGTTTTTCCATTATTTACTTCATCATCAAGTTCTTCGAGTTGTTTATTAATATAATCTCTAACTTCATCTTGATGGTTTTGTTTAATCATTTCTTGTTCTTCTTCTGAGTAATCATCTGCTTTAATACGTTCTGCTTTCTTACGTCTTTCTGTTTCAGAAAGTAAAGCATCTACTTGTTTAGCTAAATCATCTTCATCATGATCTTCACGTAATGGATCAAACGTTTCAGAATCTTCATTCCACCATGAATCATCATCATCTTCAACTGTGTTTTTAAGTCCTTTAGCCATTCTTTGTTGTTCTTTCATATCCATTTCCATATTAGCAAATATGTACTCTATTTGGTCAGGAGATAGATTTTGGAATCTTTCATCTGTAGGTAGTACTTGGAACTTATCCATGATTCTCCACATGTTACGACCATAGTTATTCTTCGCAACATGTTTCATACCACCTAGTTCTTGTATATCTCTTCTAGTAACGAAAGGTTGATTGAAAGTCCATCCAATCATTATACATTTGAATTAATGGTGCAGGATTATATACATCCTCTTCATTCTTGAAATACTTAGGAACATCATCACCTACAACTTGAATTGTAGCTAACATTTCAAAAGCATAATAAATATATGCGGGTTGGTCTACATCCGTACCTCCAAGGTATTTAGAGCGTAGAGCATTAATTTGACCTTGTTCAATCATGTTAGGTAAGTGTAATTTAATCGTGAATGTTAAACCTAACTCTCTAAAGTCATAGTGTTTAATGAACGAATCATTATACCCTCTGATAACCTTATCCAATACTTTTTGTTTCTCTTGTTCTTGTTTGTATTTTAGTTCTTCTATTTCTTCTTTAGTCATTTCAGAAACAGGTTTTTGTTTTTCTTCTTTAGAATCCTCTTCTTTAGAGTCTTCTTTAGAATCTTCTTTTTTATCTTCTGTTTCTTTGGTATCTTTTTTATATTTTAATTCATCTATCTCTTCTTCTGTTAGTTCAGATAAATCTTTTTTAGTTTCTTCAGCCATAATATAAACACTTTCTCCTTCTTATTAGTAGTTATTTTTCCTTTTACATATCTAATATAGCACGCAATAATATTATTCTATCTTATTTATATTAATTATATCATATTATTTATATATAACAAAATAGGAATAAAAAAAAGACCTAGAAATTAATCTAGGTCTATAACATAATAAAATATTATGAGGCTTTATCTGATGCTGTAAGATAAGAAACAATTTTGTTACGAATAGAATCGTTAATTCTATCCTTCTATATGTTTCCATATAGTTCAGACTATATCATCACCTTAAAATTGAAGGTGTCTCCCATTTCCAATCACTTGATTGTACGTCCGTAGACTAGTCGTTGCACGTTCTCTTATTATAAGAGCTTCGCTCATGATTGCCCTCAACATTACTTGCTAGGGGTTTCCATGAATTAGAGAGATTTGCTATAACCATTTCTGATTATAGGAGCTTTTTACCTACTCAATACTTTCTGTAATCATTTCATTGGTATTAATTTCTTCGTCATAGTTATTTGCGCTGCAACCATGATAAGCTATGATTACACTCTTAGTTAAGTTATCTACAACTAAAATGTCGATAACATCTTTTTTAAGGATTTCTTCACCTAAAGAAGCATATCCTAATTTTGCGAAGTTTTCTTTTTTCATTCGTAATCGTTCTATCGTCACTGTACCTTCATATCTAAGGTAAACGTGTTCTTGTGGCATAATTGAACCAATTTCATATACGCCCTCAGTACCGTATTCACGAGTACCTGAAGCTGATTGAGCTCTGCCTACAATTTTACCTTTAATCATTAGATAGACGGTATTACCAGTGTGAATACTTTGTTTAGCTTCACTTGCCATCTATATTCACTCTCCTATTTTGTTTAACTTTTTCATAATAGGAGTACCTAATCTAGGTACTCCACTAGATTAGGCTTGTAATTGTTGTTCTTTATAAACCAATGATACAGTAATTTTTTTCAATGTTCTGATTGGGAATACTGTCATTGAGATACGTGCTTCTTTACCTTCAATAATAACTTGTACGTCTTCTGGTGTGAAATCTTGGATTTCATGATCACGTTTTTTACGTTCAAGATAAGACTGAATAAAGTCTTTGATAATTGAAGGACTTGTTTCTGTTGTTCTAGTACCGATGAAGTTATCATCAAGTAAGATTTTAAGTTCAGAACTTAAGAAGTCGTTTTCTTCACCAATTGCCATTTCAGATTTAACAGGATCTCTTGTATCATTGAATGTTGTTACATCATCAACAATACGGAAACGAGTATTTAATCTGTCACGAACGAATTCGATAGATACAACACCGTTTTCGTTTAATTGGTCTAAGTCTGATGATTCATAAACTTGGTCTAATGAATTAATACCGAAGTTCTTGAATGTGATTGACTCACCAATATCTAATCCACTTACTAAACCACCAATAGCTGCTGCTACCATATATGCAGGTACATGGTTTCTACGTCCATCTCCCATCATAAATGTACCAGAGTTAGCTATAAGTGTAACACGAGGATTTACTAGAGCTGAAGCACGACCAATTAATTGTTCTTTTGCTTCATTAAATCCTGCACCAACAATAGCTCTCATTGGTTCTCCTGCATCTGAACGTGAAGTTACAAAGTGTGCAACCTCTGCATGTACAGATTGTCTAGAACTTAGTGGTACAATGTAGTATCCACCTTCATGAGCAAATTTATCTAATTTTTCTGACCAAGTACTTGGAGGTGTTCCGTTTGTTCCACCTTGTAAGTTAGATAATTCAAATGGTTCAATGTCTTGTGTAGATACAGTGCTTCCTGCTGTTACTTCAGCACTACTTTCTCCTGCTTCTACACCTACATCACTTGGAGATTCTTGTTGTGCTTCTGCACGTTCAATTGTAACTGCTTGGTCATATTTTGTTTGATTTAAAATATCACCGAATACTGCTGTTACGTAAACTCCGTCTTCCACTTTAATATCCACATCTGTAACTTCATCTAAATACTTAGTTTCTAAGTCTTTATTTCCGAATGGTGATAATGTAGCTTTAAAGCTTGGTAAGTTGTTTACATCTTTAATGATGTCATTTGTATATTCATATACACCTTCACCTAGTGCATAGTTTCTTACTTCTGAACCATCTTCACTTAAGATTAGGTTTGTAGCTTTTCCAGTTTCTTTATTATGTTTAACTGTATAAGTACCTTGACCTTCACCTGTATACTCTAATTTGAAGATGTTACCAATGTTATCGTAAGTGTTACGGATACGGTCTTTATCAAAGTTAACTTTCAAACGGTAAGAATCTGTGATAGTGTTTTCTTCTAAAGCAACTTGAATGTCGTTAGAATCTACACCATAGATTTTAGATTTAAAAGTTAATCCACCTTTAGTTAGTGTTGCAGGTTCTGCATCTTCAATACGCATTGCTAAAATAGTTCCTGCTGTAAATTCTGGGTTTGTAGTCCATGCTAAATGAATAGCATCTACTAACTCTCCTGAACGGAAAACTTGTTCAGCCTGTGAATAATTTCGTAACTCATATACTGTGTTAGGTTCCCCACCTTCAGCTTGTCCAATTAAGCAAAGAATCTTCTCACTTGAACTTGCTGAACCACCAATACCTGACGTATCTACATTAATTTCTGTATGTGGACGGGTGATAGGGATTCTTGGAAATACACTTTCAGCCATATTATTTATGTCTCCTATCTATTATTTTAATTTTCTACCTAAATAGCTTTCTAAGTAAGGTATAAAATCACGTTCAGAACGTTGATAATATTTACCTTCCATATAAGCTTTAAATCCTTTAGCTTCTCCATCAGAGAATTTAAAGACAGTTTGTGCTGAATTAATAAAAGTATCTATATCAGCATACCCTGTGAATTTAGGTTTTGTTTGTTTTGTTGTTGGTTTTTTACTAGCCATTGTTATAGTCATACCTTTCTTTAAATGTTAATTTGTTGATGTCTTGAGTGATCGTATAGTCCATATCTATAGATGTTTCATATGAAATGATTGTTGGTCTACCCCAAATATAAAAATCAGTATCTGTAATTATAGGGGATAAATCTCCGAACTCTAGCCTTTGTAATTGTAAAGATTGTTGTTCTTGTAAGCTATCTCTCATTGATATTAAAATCATTTTTAAAATAGCATCTAAACACCTTGCTGTATCTACATTATTAGATAATCCAACAATCGTTACTTGCTCACTAACAGTAAAACCTTTTACAAGACCTTTGGTATCACCTGTTTTTTCAACATATTTAACAATAGCCTGATAATTTTCTAAAGATTCATTTCCATCATATCTAAAAGAAATAACATTATCTTCCCACTTCAAGTCATCGAACTCAGCAAAGGAAATGTGTTCTACCACCAATATATCATGAATAGGTTTAGAAACTTTAAGTTTCAATCTATCTTCATCTCTATATACCGTACTATATTCAGAATGTGTGTTACCACTTGCTTCTAAGTAATCAGCTTGTATATTAGAGAAGGATGTATTTGATTCTCTACCTTGTCCTTGTTGAATGAGGTAATGTGCTTTAGTACCATTTTTAAATTCAGGTGTTTTGAAACTTATTGTGACTTCATAAGGTGCATTTTCTCCACAAAAACCTTCTTTAAAGTTCTCTCTTGTGGATTCGTTGTAGTCCTTCAAAACCTCGTCTATAATATAACAATTTTTAAGTACTGTCTGTAATCTAGGCTCTATTTCTTCTAGTAAATATGAGTCAGTTGAAGTGATAGCCATAATAGTCTTTTCTCCTTTATAGGTTGTTCATTTTCCATCTCATTAGTGATTCAATATCTCTTCTATCTCTTGAAGACATTCCTTCAGTATTTCCTCTATTTATTATCCAAGAGTTTGGAGGTGATGTATCGGAAACTGTTCTAAAGAATACATAATGAGATTGATTTGTAGGTTTATCTACTTTAGTTATATTTTTACTAGCTTGTTTTGGTGCTAAGCTAGGAACTGTTGTTTTTTGTCTTGTACCTTCTATATAATCTATTAAAGTGTTTGTATACTTACCTTGCTTTTGAACCTTATTTAATTTTGTATACATTCTACTACTCATTTGACTTGTTTTTACACGAATAGGTACAATTAAGTACCATCCACCATCTTTCTTATCTTTCTTCTTAGAAGATCTAGCAAAGTATGGTTTTAAGTCAATGATATTATTTTCTTCCATTTTCTTTTCTATTTGAATTCTGTTATTAAGTCTAGTTACTTTTACATCGTCCATATCCATTTGGATTTGTTGAGCTTGTAAATGTAATTCGTTTGTAGCATCATTCTCTAAACCTTTAGCAATCTTCCTAGATGATTCACTAGGATTTGCTAAAAATTTAGGTATTTTATTCTTTGCCATTAGAAAACACCACCAAAGAATCCACCTTTATTTTCTTGACTTGTAGGTTTAGCCTTAGGATCATCTATAACATCATCTATTTGTATATCTTCATTGACACCATCTTTAGGTTTGTATGCTTCTGGTTTAACAAAAACATCTTCTCTTTTTAAGAGTAACTTTTGAGGTAGATTTTCAAATTTAGTTTGAGGTTCATTGAATTTTGTATATTGATAACGACTTTCTTTTAATATATCTGAAACAGTATATCTTAAAGTCATAAATATTTTTAAAGATACGTTTTGTCCTATAAATGATTTATCTAAATATAGTCTATTATCTTTTACTGTATAATCTTCTTCATATAATACTCGTTCATCTGTTGTTATATATACAATTTCTTTTGTATCATATACTAATGATATTCCTTTTTTAACTCTATCTTCTGTAATTAAGAAAATCATGTGTTGTGGCATTACTACATCTGGAACTGTAAACCTATCCCTGTAAGATATTCTATGTTCTAGTTGAGTTGTACCTATAGCAGTACCTGTCTCCATAATACCTAAGTCAAATACACTTACACCTTTACCTTGTGATTGAATAGCCATTACTGTCTCTTTAGGTGGTAAATAAGATATACCTGAACCATGACATCTAGGGCAATCTATTCTAGGTGCTCCTGTTTTTGTATTTAAACAAGGGCAGAGGTATGCTTGCTCCCAAAGAACTTTTATACCTCTATCATTCATAAACCTACGCATTTCTTTTGTGTTAAACTCTAATCTTGATGTTGATGTTTGAGGTTCTTCTTTTTCTAAAGGAGAATAAGAAGTATCATTAGCTATAGAAGGATTAACTTTATCTACTCTACTACTTGTTAATTTATAACTCTTTTCCAACTATATTCCTCCTTTAGATAGCTACCATGTTGGTACCAAAGTATGATTGTAAACCTTTTAGTAGTTCTTCAATATCATCATTTATTTGGATGATTTGAGCACTAGCTCCACCATACATAGCTGATTGAGTAGTACCGATTGTTTCACTAATACCATCAACATCTAGTGATTTGTTAGCAATACCTGCACCAATAATCAAGTTACCCCATACTTGGTATATCTCTTTAAGTGCATATTTAATTACTAATTGTTGTAAACTTGTAGGACATTCCCATGGTTTAGTTACGCCTGCTCTTTTCTGTGGTAACATACCTGAAATGTATTCTAAATGTATCATTTGCGGAGCATAAGTATTACCTTGTGGTGGCATCATACCTGCTAGATAAGGATAACCACTCACCGCACTAGAATAACTAGCTCCTTGCCCTACTTGCATTAAAGCTGTTGGATATAACTGTACTTGTCCGTCTACATGGTGTACTTTCCACCAGTTAGCTGGGTATTTATATATTGGTCTACCGTTGAAGTGTAATTGTAATCCTTCAACTTGTAATATCGGTTTCTTATAGGCATGAACAAACATATAACTATTGAAGTCTTGTTCATAATAGTCTCTTTGTTCATCTTGGAAATCAGGTAGTATAGATATATCTAAGGCTTTTTCTGCTTTGTCTATAGCTACTTCAAATACATGATAATAGAAAGCATCATCCATTTCTTTACCTGTTTCAGGGTTTTGTACCCTTATACCATACATGTAATGTTCTTTGATAGCTTCAGGTGTCCATCCATAATCAGCTAGAGTATATGATTCTACCTCTGATTTATCTATCTTCTTAGGATTACCTGCTGGATGGTAAGGATACTCATAGTTATCTGTTGTTTCATATGGGTCTAGATGTCCTCCGAACATTTGGTTAGACATTCTTTATCACCTTTATTTCTCTTCAGTTTTTTTAGTTGTTTTACGTGCAGTTGTTTTTCTAGTAGTTCCTGTTGTCTTTTTAGTAGTTGAAGATTTTTCCTCTTCTTTAGAATCCTCTTTAGATTGTGTTTTACTTGTAGATTTTGATTCTTCTGCTTGTTCAAAGTTAAAGCCATTTAAAAGAATATCTTCATCTGCTTTCTTTAATCCTTTAACTAATCCAAATTCATCAACTGTAACTTCTCCTACTACAGTTTGAACTTTTTTATTAAATGCACCTTTATATTTTAACATATATTAGTATCCTTTCTTTTATTATAATAAAAAAAGCTAAGGTTATATGACCTTAGCTTATTGAGTTGTATTAAATTGTTATTTAAAATAGTTATTAAATTAATGTGCGTATGGGTTAACTGCTGTGTAACGAACGTTTTTAATACGAGCCCATTTTTTAGGTGCACGTAATGCTAAAGCACCATACCATAATACTGCAAATGTGATTGAAGCATTAATTTGAGCTAATGGTAATCTCATCATTGGTAGTAACTCGAATAAGTGAATTACTGTTGGAGTTAATTCACCAACGAATACGTCTGCTGTTTCTGGTAAGTTTTCGTTACGGTCTAAGTACACAATGTTACCTTCTTCGTTTTGTTGAGAAACTGCTACTCTATCAATTAAGTAGAATAAACCAGTGTTTTTACCTTGACGGTAAATAGAAACGAATTGAGGTTGTGATTGATACATAGATTGTAATTGAATAGTTAATTCAACTGCATCTGTAGCATTTGAAACTTGTGCTTGTACTACTTCACTAGCATAAGATTTAGCTTCGTCTGAGTTTACTACTACTTTGTAGTTAACTTCAGTTTCTTGTGGGTCTTCAAATTTACCTTTTTGATCTGTTTTAACAGTAGCATTTACTTTAGCTGGTTGAGGTGCATTTGGTTTTGGTTGAACTGATTCGTCTAAAATTAAGTCATTTTCCATTACAGTAGAACCATGTAAAGCAATGTGTCCACGTACTGAGTTGAATCCTTGTACGTTGTAACCTGCTGTTAAGTTACCACTGTTATCTGACATTAATTGACGTTGGTTAGAAAGCATATCGTTTACGAATTCTGCATGTACACCTAAAGGCATGAAAGCATCTGTAGGTTGTCCGAAACCTTTAGAAATGTGAACTGCTGCATCGTTTAATAGTAATTGGTCTAATGCTTTACCTTTTGCATCAATTACGTTTTCTTTAGAAATTAATTTAACTAAGCCATCAAATTCAAGTCCGCCTTCGTTAGTTGGTTCACTTGATAATGAAGCATCACCATAGAATGAAGCCCACTCAATGTTTTTAGCAACTGTTACAATCGCATCTTCTGTCAAGATTTGAGCTGGATCTTCAACGTTGTTTACTAACGTTGTAGCGATTGACATGTTACGAGTAGAACTTACATATTTCATGTTAACGGTCTTTTGACGGATGTTAGGGTCTGATACAGGTGCTACACCGATCTCACGAACGAAACCTGAGTGACCTACTTCACCATGGTTTAAGTAAACGTCATATTTCATAACTGTTGATTGAGCTGGACGTTTAGTAATTTGTCTGAAGAAAATCAAATCTTCATTAGTGTAAGTAAGCATTGTAATTTGGTCATCTAAAATTTCTCTACGTAAAGCTCCTGCATCAATTTGTGTATCAGGAGTAATTCCGTATCCTGTTTGGAATGATTTTGACAATTGTTCTTGCAAGTTTTCAGCGAATTCACGTTGACTTGGTTTTAACTTTTGTTCAAAACCGTTTTTATTTTCTTCGGTCATTTATTATTCACCTTTCATTTATATGTTTTTTAAAAGTTTAAATTTTATTTTACTTCGTACTATAATATAACATAAGTTTTACTGTTTACTCTAAACCTGCAAAACGTTTGATATTTTGTACTTGGTCTTCAGTTGCTACACCATTTTGCCAATTGATATAGTCTTGACGAGCAATTTCAATTTCATTATTACGTGGTGATTTTGAAGCACGTTCAGTAAATTGTTTCATGAAAGCACTTCTAAGTTTAGCATCTTCTTCAGCTTTATTATCTTGTGCTTGTTCTTCAGTAGGTTGTGCTTGTGGTGCATCTTGTACAGCACTATCACCTTCTACTGATTTAGAAACAACACCTTCAGCTTTTTCACCTTTAGCAACTGTTTCAGCAGTAGCTGATTTTTGAACTACATCTTCTTCATTAGATTCTTCATTCATATAGTCAGTTGATTTAGAAATCGGAGCTTCATCTTTAGCTTCAATTTTTTCATTTAACTCTTGAATAGAATCTTGAATTTTTTCTAAGTCTGATTTAGTAACAAATTCTTTTCTATCCTCATTTAATGATTCTAAGTTTTTAAGAATAGAATTAAATCCTTTTAATACTTGTTCATCAGAAATTGATTTTTTAGCTTCTTCTTTTTTGTCTTTACGCTTCTCGTTGTTTTTATCTTCTGTTTTAGTGTCTTTATCATCTACAGGATCATTAGATTCTTTTTTAGATTTCTCTTTTTCTTCAGAATCTTCATCAGAATCTTTATCATCTTTTTTGTTCTTACGTTTCTCGTTGTCTTTATCTTCTGTGTTAGTATCTTTGTTGTCTACAGGGTCTTTAGATTCTTTTTTAGATTTCTCAACCTCTTCTGAATCTTCACCTTCAACGTGTGGTTCTTCTAATTTCTTTTGGTCTTCTTTATTTTGTTCATCTTGCTCTTCAGTACCTTCTACTTTAGTAGGTTCTTTAGGTGCTTCTTGTGCATCAGCAGGTACTTGTTCATCTTCACCTTGTGATTTGGTTACGTCTTCCGACTTAGTAACCTCTTCTTTATTTAGATTTTCGTACTTATCTAAAATATTATCAAATTCTGTACTAGCCATTATTTTTCTCCTTCCGAATCTAATTCGTTTCGTCTTATATCTAAAACTGCTTTTTCAGCATCTTTTCTTGATAATCCTTTTGCTAATTGTAATGTAACAATAGATTCCTCATAACCTAGTTGATTATTTTTAGACATGTGATTAACTACATCTTTCCATAAATTGTCTAAGTCTTTAGGATTTTGAAGGCTTGTAGAATATGTTAGGTTAGTAATACTACTTGAAATCTGTTCTCTTCTTAATGCTCCTGCATCTTGTTGTGTTTCTGGTGTTGTACCATAACCTGTAACAAAGGATTTAACAAATTTTTCCCATGTAGCATCAGGATTTGCAGGGTGTGCAGTTAAAGCTACACCACTAATCATAACAGAATCTATAATTCTATTATCATTAACATTTCTACTCTTCACTGCTCCTTCTATAGAGAATCCTAATCTACGTCCTGATCCTGTCTTTTGTAATTTCTCTGCTAAATCTAACATCTTAATAACTTTATCGTTATCTTTAAACAATTTAGCTTCAATGTATAATCCTTTATTCATATCTACATAGCAATTTTCAGATGGTATACCTACGATTTGGTCAGGTTGATGTTCGTAGTTAACATACCCATGCTTAACGAAATACTCTATATCTATCCCTTTAGGGTTTACAATATCGTTCTGTAAATCTAAATTAGGTGTTGAAGCCCAACCAGACACTGTAGAGAATTCTCTGGTGTCATTTTCTACCTCTGTAGACTTCTCTAAATCTAAAGGAACAAAAGTATTAAATTTTGTCTCTTCCAAAAGGTTTTACACCTCTCTTATGTTATATTTTTCAAATACATATGCGTACTCTCTACATAATATAACATTATTAACTTTCTTGTTGATTTTATTATGTATATTTATCTTATACATTTATTATATATTTATTATAGCACATAAGTCTTTTTTCGCAAAATAAAAAAAGACTACTTTAATAGTAGTCAATTTATTCTAAGTTAATATCTTTTTCATTTTGTTTACTCATATGTTTTTCATAATCATTAGTATATGTTATTTGGTATCCTGTGTAACTTTTAATACATGTTGTTTTATATTCACTTTCTACGTATATGTTTTTACCTTCTTCTAACTGATTAAAGACAATATTAAGCTGTTCGTTTGTATAATGTTCTCTATTTAAATTAATTAAGCATGATTGTGTATATATTTCTATATACTTTATAGGGTTAGGTTCTTCTTTACCCAAAAGTTTTTCAATCCTTTCTAAGATACTTTTATTAAACTTTTCTCTTTCTTTCATTATCTTTTGTACTTCACTAGGTATTAATACAGTATTTGCATATTGCATATGCCATAGATATCCATTATCTAATAAATAGTAGACAAGATTGTAAATTTCTTGTTTGTTGTAGTCCTTCACATAGCAATACCCCTTTCATTTTTAGACATAGGTATCTATACCTATGTCTAATATAATAAAGAAAAAAAAAGACTAGGAGATTATCCTAGTCTTAGATATTACCACCAACCTTTAGATTGACGAGCAGAAATAGCATTTTCTACTGAACCATATCTTTCGTTGGCATATTTAATTGCTGATTTTGTTTGTTCTTCAACAGAACCTGTACCATTACCTGATTGTGGTGACATTTGGAATAATCCTGAGTATTGACCATTGGTTGCATTAGGATTACCTGTACTTTCAGGCATTACAATAGAATCCCACATAGCTTCAGTTCCACCTGCTTGTAAGAATTGTGCTTTTACTGAACCTCCTGAAACTGATTTAGTTTCTTTTTGTACTGGTGTTGTTGTTTCTTGTTTAGGGGCTTCTACTGCTTTAGGAGCTTCTTGTGTTGTTGTTTCTTGTTTAGGTTGTGCATCTTGTTTACTTTGGGTATCGAATTGTGCTTGTTGTTGGTCTACTTTTTGTTCACTTGCTTGTTCTTGTGATGCTAGTTGTGAACTTGTGTTGTTTACTTGAGTAGATCCTGTGTGATATTCGTAACCAAAGTTACCATTATAACTATAGAAATGGTAAGTAAATTCACCATCGCTGAATGAGAAATCATAGTTTCCTTCTTGGATTGGTTCGTTGTTAATTTCTGGTGCATTTGTTTTAGCTTGTTCCGCTAATTTATTATAGTCAATTTCGTCAGCACTAGCTTCATTACTAGATACTCCACCAAATGTAATCGCTGCTCCTAATGCTAATGTTGCAAAAACTGTTTTCTTCATAAATTTAAAACTCCTTAATATTTTTTAATATATTTTTTATTACATAAGTAATCATAACATACTTATGCTTTTCTCACAAGCTATAATATACCACTAAATAGTGTAATAATATTAAGGTTTAGTTACAAAAATTACAGTATGTAATTATTCAGAATATTATAAATCAATATAGCAAGATAAACCTTCATAACCATATTTTTCTAAATACTCATCATAGTACATCCACACAGCGGGTTTTCCATCTACCTTACCTGTGCTTTTTCTTCTCCCTCTACAAACAGCAGTTATATTAGATACTTGTTGTATGTTAACATATTTAATAGCTTCTCCCATATTATTAAATAAGTACTTGTTGTTTACACATACAACTGACCTAGCATTATTTTTGCTTCCTTCTCTAGCAGTATACACTCCTAATTTTTTAAGTATACTAACTATTTTCTTTCTTTTTATTCCTGTTTTTTCCTCTATAGATAAAAATGAAATTCCTTTATCATGTAATTCTTTGATTAACTCAATATCAACTTTATATTCTCTAATTAAAATATTTGTTTTAACTTTATCAATATCTTTTTCTTTAATATTATTAAATAAGTAATTTAATTCTGTTTCCTTTATGTTTTTTATTATAAAATTAAAATCAGAAATAGATGAATCTATTTCTATTAAATTAATGTTTTCTTTTTTACAAAATTCTCTTTTAATATTATCATTTCTCTTTATAGATTCAAAATCCCACTTAGAGTTTGTTCTATCTTCATAATGTTGTGCACCTTCCATCTCAATTAAATAAAGTAATTCACCATCTTCATTATATATAGCAAAGTCAAAAGGCAAATAACTTTTATTTTTACATCCATCAAATCTTTTTTGTTTTTCATAATTCTCATTATTTAATTTTAATAACTCTTCCATTAATCTTTCGGAATAAGATTCATTCTTAGAACATATATTACAATTAAAACCTCTAGTTTTTATTTTATTAGGTGCTTGCATCTTCGTATTTTTACAATTAGGACATACCCATTCTATTTTTCTACTACTTCCACTACCTATATTTTTTGATTCTTCTATATTTTTAACATATCTTCTTAAATACTTGTTTTCATATACAGACTCTTTAAAAACTACCATATATAACATCTCCTTTTTTATTATCTATATTTATTTTAACATAAAAAAAGAAGGGTGTCAATACCCTTCTTAAAAATCATTGTTTATTTAAATGTTCCCCAAGCATCTTTTACTATTTGATTAGGGGGTGTACCAACACAAGGTCTTACAGGCATCCATATATGACTTCCGCCATAAGCAATCCAATGAATCCATACGTATCCATCTTTAATTGCAATCTCATCATATACAACTGATTGTCCTTTTCTTAATAATCCTGCTATTTGACTTCTTAATGTAGGTGAATTATATCTTGTAACAATACCTTTAGGTGTTGTACAAGTAAACGTTAAATTCTCTGGTTTCCAATAACTTCCAACTGTTTTATTATAATTCCATCCTGAAGTACTAGAAGATGTTTTAGCTTGTTTTGGTTTAGCTGTTGATTTAGTAGCTGAAGATTTTGAAACTCCACCTTTAATAGCTCCACCACTAATAGCTTCTGCAATATCTTTACAATAAGCATCTAAATTTTTCTTAATGCTATTCATATCAGATTTATTAGTAATAAATCCTAATTCTACTAAACGATAGTTAATATTAACTTCTTTAGAAACGTTACAGTTTAATAAGTTTGCTCTTCCAGTAATTCCTCGAATAGTTCCAACATGTTTCTTAATAGCATTTTGTATTCCAGTATCAATACTGTCTGCTTTAACTCCAGAAGCAATAATTGTATGTCCACCGCTTGCTGAAGGGCTTGCTGCATCTAAATGGAATTCTACTACGACTTCATAACCTTGGTTTTTAACCCAATATAATCCGTAGTCTTTTCTATTCCCAATATTTTGTCCATATGCAGTATCTTGGAACATATTTTGGTCTTGCTTAGAACCACCATATAAAGCAACTTCATGTCCTGCTTTTTCTAAATACGATTTAACACGTTTAGTAATATTTTTTCTAATGAAGTCTCTTTCGTTTTCCCCATTAGCTACAGCTCCTGGATCATTATATCCATGACCTGCTACCAACATAATTTTACGTTTTTTAACTTTCTTAGCTGTTTCTTTTTTAACTGTTGCTTTTTTAGCTGTTGTTTTCTTCTTAGTAGCTTTTTTCTTAGTTGTGCTCTTAGCTGTTTCTGGTTTAAAGTCAAAACGAATAAACCACATAGGGAAATCATAGTTGTGAACAATCTTTTGTGCAACTTCTGTTCGTGCTAATCCTCCACCATACCACGTTTATACCGCTAGTTTCCTAGTATTTATTTACGGACTAGACTATACCATACTCCTTAAGGGAGCCACATATTATAGTCGTTGAACCTCCCCACTATTTGTAGGTTTGGATGCTGATTTCCGATTATTAACCACTTAGCACTCTTTGAGCTTTTTCTCAGCTTATGGTATCTCAATTATTTTTTCTAGTTTCCTAACTTTCACGCTTATAGTTTCCTATTACGTTGTAGTTAATTGAGCTTTACGGAGTTCCAGCAATTTAATGTGTTATTCAATTATATATTACTATATAAAGGGAACCTTATTTGATTCTGGTCTAGTGATTGGAATTTCATATAGTTTCCATCATAATTTCCATTTGTTACAATAGCTACGTGTCCATAACCTTGACCGTATTTTCCAGAAAATACCACAATATCTCCTGCTTGTGCTTTAAATGAAGGAGTATTTTTGTGTACTGTAGCTATGCCTTTGAAATTATTTTGGAAAGGAATGTCTTTTGCACCTTGTCCTGCTAAGCTTCCACTACCTACTACGTAGTTATAATAGAAGTTTGCTAAGTCAAAACATTGCCAACCATAATAGCCATCCCAATCCCATCCTCTACCTGCTAAGGAATTAAGATATTTAATAGCTTCACTCTTTGTTTTCTTAACTGCCATTATTTAGTCTCTCCTTCTTTATTTGATTTCAAACTATCATCATTTAAAGGAGCTTGTACTTCTTCGTATTCTTCATCTTCTGCTAAACCAATTGGTGTTCCTTCAGATTCTTCTTCTTCAATCTCTTCTTGGTCTACGTCTCTAACACCGTCAACACTTTCTGTAACTTCTTCAGCATTACTATCTTCAAAAGTTTCTCTAGTGTAATCCGCATCTGATTGCCATTGAACAAATTCATTAGGGTCTTTATCATTTCTAGGTTTTGTGTAATCAGTTCTTACAATTTCACTATCTTTTGCACCTTTACTATTAGGGTCTACTGAAACACCGAATAATCCAAGTGCTAAGAAAACAAACTCAATAATTTTACTTGAGTTAGCTGTGATGTCATCTACTTGAGCTGATAAGTCTACACCTATTAATCCACCGAATGATACAACTGCACTCCCTAAAATACCTACAACACCTGTCCAAAAATAAGGACTACGTACTCGTGTAGATAAGTTTTGACCTAAAAATACTTTAGGTTTTTTCTGGTTAGTATCTTTTGACACTATCTATCACTCCTATAATATTATATAAAAAAATCCATTAAAGACTTTTGATCTTCAATGGATAATATAGCAATTTTATTCTACTATTGTATTTAATTTTTTTATAATATCGGAAGTTTCTTTTGTGTCAAAATCTGATAAACTAACCCCATCAAGGATTTCTAATTTATCTAGTAAGTCTTGTTTGTCTTTAATTTTATCTTCCATTAAACCTTTTACAATTAAACTATTTACATAGTTAGTTTGTTTATAACTAGCCATAGGTTTTCTCCTTTTAATATATGTAAAAAAGAATTGATAAAGCTTGAATCAGGGGCAATATCAATTACTATTATGTAAGCTCCCCAATTCTTATTTATCCTCGTGTTGGGGTACGAGTCAGTTAATAAAGGTTTCACGCTCCCAATTAGCTACTCTTTATTATTAAAACTAGGATTAAGCTTGGGTGTTCTAATAACCATAAATCACCTAGCTAACTATAGAAACCATTTTTCACGAACGGAAAGACTTAATAAAAAGTATATCCTTACCTTTAGTTATTGTTTTATACTGGAAAACAGGGTAAGATCTAAAAAAACAGTCATATGTTAAAATGTTTATGTATAGCATGGAGCCCACTGTTCATCCATACTATTTATTTAAAGTGGGTTTAGAGGTATACTACTTCGATTTGTCTGTAGAATGAATCTATACAAAAAACAAAGGGAAAGGAGGATTTATATGATTTAAATTTCGATAACTACAATATCTTTTCATATACCTGGGACTTAATATAACAATAAAAAAAATGTAATAAATAAAACGGAGGAATTATTGTTATGTGATTACTAATGTAATCAAAGCACCTGTTATAACTCGTCTCACCGAGAACTTGATTATAAGACCTGTTATTAAGTGAATCACTACGCTTGACTCTATTAAGGAGCTACCTTAAGTCCATCGCACGCAATCCAAAAGGATATTGTGATACTAACATATTAGTTAGTAACTTTCACATGGTCGAAGAATTCGTTTATTTGATCACATAATTATTTTTATCAAATATATATCTTTTGTTCTGTAGGTTTATGCTACTTGTACTGATAACCTCTATTATCAAACACATTTCTGTGCTCCAACTACAGGAAGTTGTTACAGCGTATCTTCCTAGGATTCCGCTAAGACCCTAAGAAAAAGTTAAACTCTAGCTGTTATCATACTCTACAGACCTTATAACCAAGTACCAAGTATACCAATCGTATTAAACAATACTAATGACGACCTATCCTACCGATTTACCCGATAAGTTTTAGTTCGTTTGATTATCTTGTACCTTATAGATACCAAACCATTATTCAGTCATTATAACAAGTGCTTTCAATACACTAATATATGTATAAACAGAGAGAACTTAATCTCTCTGAATATATAGGGTGGGCATGTGGTTTAAGTAGTGTATCTCAACTACTTAAGTACATTATAACACACAAGTCCATTTTTACAAAATCAAATTGATTTCTTTTTTAAACATTGTTGATAAATCTTATTCAAGTGTCCTGGTAAAGCATACATTGTAATTAATCTATCTGTATTAAAGTCAAATATATAAATATTAGATTTATAAACTCTGAAATATCCACTCTTATGACCAAACCATAATCTGTCTAAGTATTTCTTAAGTTTACCTTTACAGTCACCATGAGTTAATCCTTCCTCTAACACTTTATCTATTTCATCTTCTAAATTACTTTTCTTAACACCTTGTCTTTTACGTATTCTTTTCTGTCCATGATTTGTATAGTTACTCATATCTCACCATCTCCTTAATTAAATTGTTCATGCCATTGTTCCCAAAAATCATATGACTTATCTTTATTATTTTCTACAAATCCTGTAGTTAATTTACATGTAGGACAATACATATGTTTAATATGTCCTTCACTTCTTTTCTTAGCTCTTTTTCTAGGAATACTTAAGTTACTTCCACATTCTTGACATTCTAATTTACTGTAAACCATTACTTGTTTTTTCATATTATCATTTCCTTTTCTTTAATTTATTTTATATATCTAATTATAATATATTTATTAGTGTTTGTCAATAACTTTTTTTAATTAATATCTTGAATAATTAGTATATGTTAACTATAACCTATAGATCATAATATGTCAACACTTATTTAAAAAATATTTACTAAGTTATATTGTTTAGTATATATTAATATTTATGTATGTATATGTATATAATTAAGTTATAAAGATTCACTCTAATTCTTCACTACAATTACTTAATTAATTTAGTATATTTATATATGTTTATTTATATATAATGTATATTTATTTAGTTTACTGTATATCTTATTTTACCCTCTATATTTATTATTTAATTTATTTAGTTAATAGATAAGTCTACAGTAAGTAATGAGTTATTAATTATTTAGGTTATTTGTTTTGTGTTTTATTGGTTTAGGTTTGCGTAGCATTACGGGTAGACTTATCCCCTAGGTACAACAGAATTGTAACTAGAAAGATATAATCATAGTGTATAAAATATGTATAGATTACGGTCTAGTGCTAACCTTGTTTTACGTTAATTCTTGTCCTAACAACTTAGTATATTAGCGTGTTGCTCTTGTTTGGTAGTTTAAAGAAGGGAAGCAAACACCCTTCTATAACTAATATCTAAGAAACAAGGCTCCCCTGTGCAAAGCACAACAAGAAACCTCCCTGACCTTTTTTGCTTGGTAGCCATCACCATTATGGTAAGTAAACTTATGGTTGTTTACAAGGAGTATAGGCAATGCGTGTCCTAATACCCTACCTGAGAATTTTATGTTAAGTGCTCGTAGCTCTCTACCACTACATCAGTATCACTATTCCTATAGATTCTTAACAGCATCTATACTCATCAGCTCTTTATTTAATTGTTATGTAGTTCTAACTAAATATAGTATACCATACTTTTACTAATTTGTAAAATAGAATTAACTATATTTTTCTAGATATTCATACTATATCATACTTTTTTATAACTAGCAAGTAAAAAAAGCATAAAAAAATAAGGGTAAACTTAATTACCCTTACCTACTTAACATATTACAAGATAATACGGAATGATTCAATATTAAAAGGACTTAGAAATACTTTGTCTTCTTGGTTAAAACTTTCAGTGCTGTATGCTTCTACAGCATTACCTCTACCAGACATTAGTTTTTGCATATCTCCTACATTACTTCTCTCTGTACTTTGTTCCATTTTTTTATAATATATCTTTCCGCTAATCATAGTTATCTCTATCATTACATTTTCTCCTTATCAGTTATAATTTATTAAACACGAAAGAAATTATTCCGCCTATAATTAAAAGCAAAAACTTTTCGATAGTGTCTTTCCTTTTATCTTCTTTGGTTGATGTTGAGGTTTTCATTTCTTTGATCAACTCATCTAACCTATCAATTTGGATATATATTTGAGCTTGCTTTTCTTGCTTAATAGCAACATCTTTATCCAAGTCTTTTACTGCATCACTCAATAAATTAACTCTATTCTCTAACTCTTTAAAAGTAGCATTATCTATATAACCCTTAGTTTGTATATTTTCTTTCAGTGTTTCTACTTTTTGTGACAAATCTTCATAATTTTCCACTATATAACACCTCTAATTCTTTCCAAGGTGTTCTGATTCTACGTCATAATTTTCTATAAACTTATTTATGACATCAGTGTGATCATCACTAATTATTTTTCCATAGGAATTAGTGACATCTATTTCAAAAGTTAATTTACCGTAATCTTTTAAATCTATTTCTTGTATTACTTTCTCAGGGTTTTGAGAAGGTAAAAAATAAAAATCGAAGTTGATAAGTGTACCATTAGACATAAGACGGTTTATTCTGTAGATGTGATACATATTACGATTTCTAAGAAAGTGTCCGATAGCATCTTTAAATTCTATCTTCAACACATCTCTGTATTTAGTCATTAGTTCTAACCTCCTATTAATTGAATTTGTATTACCTCGTAAAGTATGTTATAATAGTAATAGTAAGAGATATAAGTAAGATTATGAGGATAGATAATAAAGCTATAGTATTATTATGCAAAGTTAATATTATAGTGGACACATAGAACAGAAATATTATTATAATAAGTAGCCCATACTTTAAAATATTATCTGTTCTTTTGAAATATATAGAGGACGATAAATTCCTTGTAATAATGATAAGGCAATAAAGATAAAATAGGATGATAACTATAGAGATCGAGGTTGTTAATATCATTCCTAACACACCATTCTTAGTCTAGTATAAATATCTAATATTAATATAACATAGTATATAATTACGATAACGATATAGTGGTGCACAACCAAATTGTATATATTATTTTTAACATGTTATTATATTAGTAATAGTATCACTAAATGTTTTTGCGAGTGGCACACATAAATTAAAATGAATTTAGGTGAAAAAGAAATATGAAAGTGAATGAATTCTTTCTTAAACTAATATTAGGAATGGTAGTGTTATTATGCTTTTTATCTTTTGCTGACATTATGGCTCTTACTTTTAGTATTCGACCACTATCTGTATTAGTTTACGTGAGCGTAGGTGTGTTTGCTTACTATACAGGTAATAAGATACATGAAAAAGTTATACAGAGAAGAGAAGATCCACTTCCAGAGTATATATTAAGAAAAACAAGAGAAACAGCCGAAGAAGTAGAAGTCATGAAAGAACTTATGGAAGAACATGGTATATCTAAAGAGGAGGTTAAAATGCGAGCTAAAGTTCGTGAGGAGAGTGGAAGAAACCTTGAAAGAAAAGATAAAACTGATGAGAAACAAATTAAAGAGGAGAGCAACTAGAGTTACACACATAAAAAGAGGAGACAAAAGAATATCAAGTTCCTCAAGAGTATGCTCTATTTGTGGGAGAAGCTTATCAACATATGACAAACTAACAGGTAAAGCTTTTGCTTCGCATGACCACCTACACTTAGTTTTCAGTGAAGTACTACAACTAGATATATGTCACAAACTAAGTGATTGTTATAAATACAAGAAAGAGGAGTGATTTACTTTTGAAATCAAGAGTAGATACGATGAGAAATCAACTCAAGCAAAAAAAGCGAGAGAATGAAGATGCTAATGAAGCTATATCAAACGGTTTTTTAAGTGTCATACAAAAACTTATGATTAAGTTAGAAGATAAAGTCGAGCGTGGAGAAATAAATGTAAACGACACAAACGACATCTATAAATTATTAGTCATGTACGGACAAATTAGTGAAATGAATGGTAACTCTTCAGGTGGTATGGGTACACTACCTGCATTAGGAGAAAAAGAACGTGCTGTACTAAGTAACTTCGTTGAAACTACAGGTGAAGTAGATGAAGACGGAAATGAATATGTGGACTTAGATAAGTTATCTGAGATGACTGCTGATGAAGTAGCAGAAATGGTTACAGAAAAAGAGAAACTTATGAATAAACAAAATGCGGAGACATTTTAATTATGAAAATGGATGGAAAACAATTAAAAGACTTACTCATATCCACATATGGAACTACAAACGTTACCCAAGAACAATTAGACTATGTATTAACAATGTCTAGTACAACTGCTTATATGTTGAAACACAATTTAATACGTGGTCATAATATTACTTTTTCTATACCAAATAGAGATAAAAGTAAAGCTCAAGCTCATAGACCCTGGCAAATTGCGATAATAAATGACAAACATCCTAACATAGCAGTACTCAAAAGCAGACAATTGGGTCTGAGCGAGGTTGGATACAATAAGATGTTGCATTTTGCAGATACACATAGTAAAGATTCGGTCAAATGTATGTTCACCTTCAAATAATTAGGGGAGGCTTTATACAGTAATGTATATCGAATAACTCTACTAAAATTGGAAACTCCTAACGTAAAGACGAGGACAATCAATTGCTAAATTCAGTTTAAACTGATAAATGCCTAACGACTAAACTTCTAGGTAAGTATTCAAAAGGGAATATTAAGAACTAGATAAAAGGATATTAAATCCGTAACGTAGAGAGTCCTTAACCAAAAATAAGGATTATGAGATAGTCTACTCCGACTTTTAATTAAGTGTTAAAGTACTAGGAAACTAGCGGTAAAAATTCAGACCCAACATCTGACCAAATGCAGAAATTCGTACAAAGTAGGATAAACCCTACATTGCAACAACCTTATTTTGCAAGTATTATTAATCAAGATAATGACTCATTAAAATATAAACAAATAAGAAATTCAAGTATGTTCTTTAGAACAAGTTCTACACCTAAAGCTTTAGAAGGCGTGGACATTGATTATTTGTCGCTGGATAAAATTTGTCCAGTATAAACCTTGTTAAAATTGGAAACTCTAAACAGGTAAAGCTGTAGACAATCAATTGCTAAATTCTTAATTTTAGTATTGACATATATAATTATATGAGTTATAATAGAATTAAGATAAATGCCTAACGACTAAATTTCTAGGTAGGTATCTAAATGGAGATATTGAGAACTAGATAAAAAAACTTTACTATAAAATAAAAAAACAAAAATAGAGAGGAGGTAAATAATTGGGTAAACTAAAAACTAATGAAGAAGTTGAACAAGAACTTTACAATAAATACCAAGAAAAATACACATTATTAGAGGATTATGAAGGAAGAAATAAAAAAATAAAAGTGAGACATGAAAAATGTAAAGAAGAGTTTTTTATAACTCCTTCTGATTTCTTAAGAAAAAGAAGTAGAGGTTGTAATCATTGTAGAATTAAGAACCAAACAAAAGATACAGAATGGTTTAAAGGTAAAGTTTTGGATAGCTGTGGAAAAGAATTTTCTGTACTAGGAGAATACAAAACAGCTAAAGAAAAGATTCTAATGAGACACAACAAATGCAATTATGAGTGGGAAACTACACCTGATAATTTTCTTAGGAGAAACTCTAGATGTCCATACTGTTCAGGAAATGCAAGAACAAATACAGAAGAATTTAAAAAAAGACTTAAAAAAATACTAGGGGATGAATATAGTTTATTAGGTGAATATACTAATGCTAGAACTAATACTCTTTTTAAACATAATACATGTGGTTATACTTGGAAAGTTAGACCAGAAATATTTACAAGAGGAGAGGCAGGGTGCCCTAACTGTAAAATATCATCTGGAGAAAATAAAGTTAAAAAAATATTAAATGACTTAAATATTATATATGATAGAGAGGTTACCTTTGAACAGTGTAAATATAAATACGTATTACCATTTGATTTTGTTATTTATGATAAAAACAATAATGTTATAGGAGCTATTGAATATGATGGTATACAACACTTTGAGCCTGTAGTTTATTTTGGTGGCGTGGAATCCTTTGAATTACAGGTTATAAAAGATAATATAAAAAACACTTTTTGTATTAATAATGATATACCTTTATTAAGAATACCTTACACATTTAATGATAGTAAAATAGAAAAAACAATAAAAGAATTTTATAGTAAAGAAGTAAAGCAAGGAACTACTAACCTAAAGAAGTAGTTATGAGATAGTCTAAACCGTAAATAAATACTAGGAAACTAGCGGTATAATTTGGAATATGATAGAGTACCTTCTTCATCAGAATCATCAGCAATGGAATCAATGTCAAGTTCACCTTTCAAGGTTATAAGACGTTGGAGTACCCCTATGTTAAATCGTGGGGCTTTATACAGTAATGTATATCGAATAACTCTGTTAAAATTGGAAACTCTAAACAGGTAATGCTGTAGACAATCAATTGCTAAATCAAGTTATATACTTGTAAATGCCTAGAGACTAAATTTCTGAGTAACTTACTAAAAGGAGTAAGATAGAATCAGATAAGAGATTAATTTCGTAAAGCAGAGAATCCTTAACCAAAACTAAGGATTATGAGATAGTCCATTTTATTATGAAAATAATAATGTTTAAGACGACTCCAAATATGGGAATCCATAAACTCTACATGCAATCTGACCAATGGTATTATGGTCATAGATGTACACATTGTAACTACCTAAACGAAATGAGTTATGAAGACTATGATCCAGATAACTTAGAGAAGAGTGGAAATATCCTATTAGTCAATCCTGAAGGTGTAGACGAAATGGCTAAAACAGTACAAGAAGGAAGTTACCAATTTGTTTGTCAAAAATGTGGTAAACTTCTAGATAGATGGTATAACGGTGAATGGCACTGTAAGTACCCTGAAAGAACTAAAGGTGGAAAAGGAACAAGAGGTTATTTTATTTCTCAGCTTAATGCTGTCTGGATAAGTGCCTCAGAACTTAAAGAAAAAGAAATGAACACTGAATCAACCCAATTGTTCTATAACTACACGCTAGGATTCCCTTATGAAGACCAAAAGATGAAAGTATTACAAGAAGATATTTACAACAACCAATCTCCTATTGCTAAGAAACAAATGTTTAATAGAGGAGATTATAAATTTATCGCAGCATCAGTGGATTGGGGTAATACTCACTGGTGTACTATACATGGAATGACTGAAGATGGTAAGATAGACCTGATTAGGTTATTTAATGTTAAACGAAATAAAAACCCTAACATGGTCGAATCAGATATAGAACAAATACGTGTAGAATTTTCTAAATATAATCCAGATATTATTGTAGCAGACACAGGAGATTCAGGAAACAACCTACTAAGACTTCAACAATACTTTGGTGAAGATATTGTGTTTGGTTGTACTTACAAATCATCTCCTAAGTCTTCTGGACAAATTAAACCTGTGTTTAATGAGAATTCAAATATTGTTACTGTAGATAAATTAATGCAGAACAAAATTTATATTCAAGATTTAAAAACAGGAAGAATAAGAATTTACCAAGAAAATGATAACGATAAAGCTATGCTTCTTAAACATTGGCAAAATGTAGTAATTAGAGATGAAGAAGATAGTAGAACAGAAGAAATGTATCAAGTAATCAAGAGAAAAGGCGATGATCACTATAGTCAAGCAAGTATATATGCTCGTATAGGTTTAACTCGTCTAGAAGACTTGTACATTAAAAATAATGAAAATGAATTTGATTCTGTATTCATTAACACAAACTATGAAGACAATAATGATTTCTTTTTAGATGATTAAAACTAAACCGTAAGTTTAATGCTTACGGTTTTTATAAAGGAAAAATTTAGGTGGCGGTTGACATTGATATTATTTGGGTGTATAATAGGTTTTGTACTAATCTTTTTAGTTACATTATTTAAAAACCTATTACAACTTAAAAGAAAAGGGAAAATAGAATATAAACTAAAAGATATACAAAAAAGATTAAGATAAAAGGAGATTTATTATGGAGAAAGTTTTAAATGATAACACACTAGAAGAATTAATTAAGGGTTCGGACGATAAGGAAAAGGCTGTAGAAGAGTTTGTTAAAAACTTATCTAAGATAGCTTATAATCTTTATTCTGAATATAAAGTATTATGGCAAGCACCTCAATCAGAGGAACAGAAATATTACAGTCATCAATTACTTTTCCAAAGTCACCAGAACGATCCTTTAACTACAAAAGAACACAATAAAATGTTTAAGTTAGCTTTTGATAATAACTTAAATATTTATGAGATTAATGTTAAGTTCCGAGAAGAAGTTGAAAAAGGAAATGTATTACCTTTAGGATCAAATATTAAAATTACAGATACAGCAGTAGGTAATATTTTATCAGGTAATGAATATAACTTTACAATTTCATTTATGGATAAAGCATTATTTGAAGAAAAAGAACAAAAAGAAAAAGAGGCAGAAGAGAAAATCAAACAAAAATTGGAGGAGAGAAATAATGGGTAATCGTTTTTATGATTCATTGACAAAGAAACTTGAGAAGATTAACTTTGAAGATACACACTACGAATTTAATGAAATAGCTATCCCTATTCCCAATATGTTAATTGATGACTCAGACCCTCTTGTAGATATTGTGGAAGATGAAAAATCAAGAAAAGAAGCTAAAAGTTTTATTAAATTAGCAGGTGTAATTAATAGAAAAGAAGAAACAGGTATAAATGTAAGTCTAGAGAATACAACAGAAAAAACTTCAAAAGGAAATATAACGATCATAAATGTTATATTCAAAGTGAGCAAAAGTTTTGATTTTGAGGAGTTTAAAGATATTATGGGGGATACTAAATAAAGAAAGGATTTCCCAATGAAAAATAAAGATAGTGGTAAAAGTTTCATCTTAAATATATTTATATTCTTTATAATCTTAATTATGATTGGTTTCATTATCTTCTATCATCAAGTTAAAGAGTATCAAGAAGAGATACAAGAAAAAGAAAGAACGATAGAAATATACAAACAAGAAGATAAAGAAGATGACGAAGTATCTAAGAACTATGCTAAGAAACTAAGTCAAGCAAAAGAAGAAATCAAGAAGGTTAAGAAGGAAACAAACTATAAAGGTTTTAACAAACTAAGTAAAAAAGAACAGGATAAGCAATTAGATAAGTACAATGAAGGTTCTTCTAAGTATGATGACTTAATACTAATTAGTAAAGATATTAAAGAAAATAAGAATATCAAAAAGCCTAGAATTGTACAAGGAGATAATGGAATAGGAAAAGTAGAAGTTCCTAAAGGAATGTTAGATAAGATAGATAAAGAAAAAGTTATAAAAGGTATACAAGGAGATAGTGCAGATTTAAATAGTTCTGAACAGGATATTGTAGAAAGTGTTAATAATACCTCCACAACTCCTACAGAACCAACGCAAAGTAATCCTGAAGTAAATCAAGTACAAAATGAACCAATTGCTCCATCACAAGGTAACAACCAAGTAGAAGCACCTAATGTTACCCCTGAAGAGCAACCACAAGTTCCTCAAGCACAACCTGAAGTACAACAACCTGTAATACCTGAAGCTTCTCAAGTACAACCTGAAGTACAACAACCTATAACACCTGAAGCTTCTCAAGTACAACCTGAAGCTTTCCCTACAGTACCACAGCCTAATGTACCTGAACAACCAGTAGAACAACCTGTAGAACAACCAACTATTCCTAACACACCAATAGAACCTCAAGCTCCTGTAGAAGAACCTACAGCACCTCAAGATAATACAGGTAATCAAACAATTCCAGAGTCTCAAGAGTCTTTTGTTCCTTCAGAACCTCAACAACCTAATGAAGAGAATAATGATGCACCAATTGTAAAACCTGAGGTACCTTTAGAGCCTTCGAAGCCTAATGAAAGTATTCCTATGGTACCTTTAGAACCTGCAATCCCTAATGAAGATAAAACAACTACTGAGGAACCTACAGAAGAACCTAAAGAAGAACCTCAAGAAGAATCAACAGAACAAACTGAAGAAGAATCAACAGAACAATCTGAAGAAGAATCAACAGAACAATCTCAAGAAGAACCTATAGAAGAAGAGGAATAAACCTCTTCTTCTTTTTTGATTTGTAAACGTTGATATATTAGACTATAGAGATTAAAAAAGTAGGTGTATAAAATGGATACAGGTATCTTAGTAACATCAATTTTAGCTTTTCTTTCTTCTTTACTTATCTTAGGTATAATTATTGTTCAATTTAGACCTAAACAAACAATATTGTTCAACTCAATATTTTATGTTATAATAGTAGTATCAACAGTATATTTAACAATAATGTTTAGGGAAACCGCAACATTAATTAGATATGATATTCTCAATACAGTAGCAAATACAACACGATATAGTAATTTCGTGGATATTTGGATTGTTATGTCTGTGACATCTATAGGTGTAGTAGTAGGATATGTTATTGTAGAAATTACTAACTATGTAAAACGAAAAAATTATGAAAGTATATGGTATAAAAAAGATTAAAAGATAATGGTGATTACAAATTGACATATGGACAAGATAAGAAGTGGGTAAAAGCTAAAAAGTTTATTGAAGAACAGGGAATGAAAAATAATTGGATAGAAGTTGTTGATTATTATAGACAAATCGGTGGTAAACACGTTACGGTATTTATTGCTATAGATAAAGTTAAATACATGATATTAGAAGCTACAACAGACGATAAAGTTATTCTTGTAGATAAAGATAATAATATTAAACTTGAGGATTATGACATTGTTTATAATAGTCGAAAGATGTTTTATTATATCGAAGAACCATTTGAAGTTAAGATAAATGTTAGTGAAGATATTAAGAATAGAACATTTAATAATTCTGCTTCAATAATGATTGTTAGGAGTGAAGAATAATTGGCAGACTTTTGGAAGTCTTTGAGGTTAGGTGGATTAAAAGACGGTACTGAGAATTACGATATAGAATTACCTGAAGAAAACCTAGCTTTAAACATAAGAGAGATAGAGAAAAATGCTAAAGACAATAATATTAATAAGTCTTTAAATGGAAATCAAAAAGCTTATGCAGAGCCTTTTTTAACTGCTTTTGATACAAACCCTGAATATAGGGATAAGAGTAGTTATACTAAAGGTGAACATAACTTACATGATGTACTTAAAAAGTTTGGAAGTAACCCGATCTTAAACTCGGTAATACTTACGAGACAAAACCAAGTATCTATGTATTGTCAACCTGCTAGATACTCAGAAAAAGGTTTAGGGTTCCAAGTAAGAATGAGAGATTTTAATAAAGAACCTGGTAGACAACAAAAAGAAGAAATTAAACGTATAGAAGAATTTTTACTTAATACAGGTAAAGATAGAGATATTGATAGAGATTCATTCCAAAACTTCTGTAGAAAAATTGTTAGAGATACTTATATATTTGATCAAGTTAACTTTGAGAAAATATTTAATAAGAAGACAAATAAACTGGAAAAGTTTATAGCAGTTGACCCTAGTACAATATTCTATGGTACAAATGCTAAAGGTGAGATTATTAAAGGTGGACAACGTTACGTTCAAGTTATAGATAAGCAAGTTCGTGCTGCTTTTACTTCTAGAGAAATGGCAATGGGTATTAGAAACCCAAGAACAGATATAGGTTCGAGTGGCTATGGATTATCTGAAGTAGAGATAGCAATGCGAGAATTAATTGCATTTATAAATACTGAATCTTTTAATGATAGGTTCTTCTCACATGGTGGAACTACTAGAGGTGTCTTACAGATTAAAACAGGACAACAACAATCTCAAAGAGCACTTCAAAACTTTAAACGTGAATGGAAAAATAGTTTAAGTGGTATAAATGGAAGTTGGCAAATTCCTGTAGTAAGTGCTGAAGATATTAACTTTGTTAACATGACACCAACTGCAAATGATATGCAATTTGAGAAATGGCTAAATTTCCTTATCAATATTATAGCTAGTTTATATGGTATTGACCCTGCTGAAATTGGTTTCCCTAACAAAGGAGGAGCTACAGGTTCTAAGGGAGGAAACACCTTAAATGAATCAGACCCTCAGAAAAAACTCCAACAATCTCAAAATAAAGGTTTACAGCCTTTACTTAGATTTATAGAAGATTTAATTAATAAACATTTAGTTGAAGAATTTGGAGAACAATATCTTTTCCAATTTGTTGGTGGAGATACGAAGTCTGAAGAAGAAAAACTAGATATACTAACTAAAGAAGTATCTACATTTAAAACGGTTAATGAAGCACGTAAAGAAAAAGGTTTTGAGCCTATAGAAGGTGGAGACATTATCCTTAAAGCTGAATATATCCAAGGTATCGGACAAGATATGAACAGAGAACGTTTTGAAGCGGAAAAAGAAGGATTACTAGGTAATGATACACCAAATAAGCTAGATCCAAGTAAACAACCTCTTGATGGTACAGATGAAGATGTTAATGGTAAAGCAGATGAAATGGGTAAAGATGGACAACCTAAAGATGATAAAGCAGGATACCAAAAACAAACAATGGATGAAGAATAAAATTAGCCCCTTAAAATAGGGGTTAATTATTTAAATACTTGTTGACAATAAGAAACCTTTATGATATACTAAGTATATAAAATAAAAGGAGAGATTCAAATGAATTACGATGTAGAAGGTTTATACGAAGATTTGAATAATAATTATAAAACAGCTAGAGAAAATAAGATTGTAAAGTCTAATCCACATTTACTTAAAAATGTAGAAGAAAATTTACATGAATTCGATGTATTGGTTAAAAATAGTATTAAGTTATCTACAATTCAAAAACAACAATTGATTTCAGATATGACAAAATCTAATGATTATTTGAAAAGTATATTGACAAAATATAGGTAAGGATGATAATATGATAAAATGGTTAAAAGATAATGTTTTTAATTATAAAATTAAAACATATCAAATTTGTTTTTTGTATAGAAACACACAAAAACTCTATCTAAGAATAGATGCTACAACACCTGCAAAAGCAGTTAAAGAAGCTAAAGAATATATAAACAGGTTCTCTACTAACAAAAATGATTATAAATTTTTAGGTGTAGAGGAAGACTAGAAAGGAAAAGGATATTATGGCTAGGAAAGTAATGAAAAGGGTAAGAGAGAAAAAAGGTTATTCTGTTCGTTCTTTAGCAGATGAAATAGGTGTGAATTATTCTTCTATTTCTTTATGGGAGAACGGTAAACGTAAACCTAGAAATGCAAATGCAACTAAATTAGAAAAGCTTCTAGGTATGCCTTTACAAGAATTACTAAAGGAGGATATAAAGGATGACTAACTCAGAAATATTAGAAGGATATTTAAATGAAGCTAGAGATAAAGTAGATACTTATGAACTCATGGAACTTAATGAAGTTGAAAGAGTTTTAGGTACAGAAAACTTTATGAAGCTTTATGAAACAATTGAAGACCATTTAACAATTGAAGAAAGACTACATGTTTATGGTTCGTTAGATAAATTATTAAATGCTAACAAGAGTAATTTTGTGGAGTATGAAGAAGGTACAGTATACCGTAAATATTCACCTATAGACGAGAAGACAGACTTCTATTCTTCAGTATTGAGTGATAGTATTGGACAAGCAATTGAAGACATTCGATATAATCTTAAAAACACAGGTGAGACTGTTGTTATGAGTTCTATTATCGAATATATAGTCTTAGGTAGTGACTTAAGTGAAGAGAGTTCTTCATACAGTACTGAAGTTGTTAAGTATTTAAGAGAAAATAAAAATAACTTAAGTAAGATGTTAGATAACTTAAAAGTGATTGATGATAATGTTGAGAATGGTTATTACTTAGACATTAATTTCAACAAAGAAGAAGAACCTAATGATGGAGAAATGTTAGAGATTTTAAAACTTATTAATTTCTAGGAGGACTTAAATATGTTAAAATGTTTATATAGAGTTATTGTAGATGGTCGAGAAATGTTTGCAGTTGCTAAGAATGAAGATGAAATTAAGAAACATTGTTTTGCTTTCTTTGATTATAATGATATAAAAGTGTATTTTTTAAATTACCAAGATAATGATAGTGAATTTCCTTATATTATAGATAGAGGAGATTTCCTATATGCTTAAACTGTATACAGATGGAGCAAGTTCATATAAGAGAGGTCTCTATGGTTCTGGATATGTGATTGTAGAAAATGATTCGGAAGTTTACAGTGCAAGTATTAAAGGAAAATATCCACAATTCGTTAAGTATAATAATGTTGCAGGTGAAATATTTGCTTGCCTTTATGGTGTTGAAAAATGTATAGAACTAGGTTATAAGTCTGTAGAAGTTTATGTAGATTATATTGGATTAATTAAATGGCGTAGTGGTGCCTGGAGAGCTAAGAATGAATTAAGTCAAGCTTATATAAGTACAATGAGACATTTAGAACAACATATCGATATAAACTTTAATAAAGTTCGTGGACACAGTGGTGATTTCTATAACGAAAGGGCAGATGATCTAGCAACAAGCTCAATCAACTAGGAGTGGTAATTTGAAATACGAGAACTTAGACATAGCTTTAGATTATATTAAAGGTGAAATACACGACCTACAAATAGATAGTAAAGATGAGAAGACCAAAGAACTTATTGATTCTTTAGAAGACTTATTATCATTTGTAGAACAAAATAGACAGTAAGGGGATACTTGTAAATATGGCATACTTTGGAATTAGTGCAAAAAATGAAGAACAAAAATTAGCTTTGAGAGCTTTAGATAATGATAAACCTATAACAATTTTAACAGGTACTTCAGGAGTAGGTAAATCTTTATTAGCTCAAGCAGTTGGACTTGAAAAAGTTATAGAAACTAAAGAGTTTAAAAGGCTAATATATACTAGATTGCAAGTGGATGTTGGAGCTGACAGAGGCTTCCTACCAGGAAGTGATGGAGAGAAATTATATCCTTATATTGCTCCATTCTTAGATAACTTAGATGTTATGTCTTCTGAAAATAGTAATATAAAAGATTATTTATTGTTTGAAGGGCAAGATGATAGTAAGAAAAAAGTTTTCTTTGATAGTATACAGTCTATTAGAGGTAGGTCTTTAGACGGATGGATTATTATAGATGAAGTTCAAAACTTAGATATACACACTATTACCGCTATAGCTACTAGGTTAAAAGCGGAAAATGCTAAGTTAATTCTGATGGGTAACTTTAGTCAAATTGATGATAAGAAATTAAGAAACCCTGAACAAAATGGTTTTTATCAGTTACTAAAAGGTTTATATGAGAAAGACCCAGAACAAGAATTCTTTGACCATATTAACATGGTTCAAACACATAGACACCCTGTTGTAGATTTGATAGAAGATATTTTAAGAACAGATAAAAACGTAGACCCTGTATTCTACGAACTAGAAAACAGGGGAACATTAAAAGAATATAATAATAAATATGGTATAGTATAAAGATAGGAGGTTATTCTCTCTATGGGGATGAAAAACTTATTAGGAAAAAAATTTAATATGTTAACAGTAGTTTCCAGAGGGAATAACACTACTTCTGGAAATGCTACTTGGAATTGTAAGTGTTCCTGTGGTAATATTATATATAATATAGCAGGAACAAATTTAATAAAAGGTACTAAATACTCTTGTGGATGTGTTACTAAAAGTAAAATAAATTATTATAATAAAATAAAAAAATTGTTTGAAGATAACGGTTGTATTTGTCTAGAAACTGAATATAAACCTGCAAAAAGTAGATGGAGATTTATTTGCAAGTGTGGTAATAAATCAGATATTCTACCTGACGATTTTAAAAAAAGAAAAAGATGTCAAAAATGTGGGTACGATTTACGACATAAAAAAATAACTACACCATATGAAGAAATAGAAAGTTATTTTAAACATGTAGAAGACAAACTTTTAGAAGTATACTACGATAAAAAAAGACAAAGAATTAATGTAGTATATAAATGTGAGAATAATCATATAAATGATAAACCTTTTTATTTATATAAAAAGTATAGTTGTAAAAAATGTTCTGATAATAAAAGAGCAGAGGAGCAAAAACTTAGTATAGAGTATATTAAAAAAGAGTTAGATACATTAGGTTTAGAATACATTGGAGGATACGAAAATATAGATTTACCTATAACATACAAATGTTCATGTGGGAATATAGCTAAAGGATATTTACCAACTATAAGAAAAGGGATTAGGTGTGGATGTGGTTACAAAAAAGGAGAAGAGAACCCTAATTGGAACCATAACTTATCTAAAGAAGAAAGATTATTAAGACGTTCTTATCCTGAATACAAAGAGTGGGTAAAAACAGTATTTGTTAGAGATAATTATACATGTCAAGTATGTTGGAGTTTTGGTAATAGGTTACATGCTCATCACTTAGAACCTTATTCTATCAATAAAGAAAAAAGACTAGACTTGAATAACGGAGTTACTTTATGTGAGGATTGTCATAGAGAATTTCATAGTATCTATGGTATAAATACTTGTAATACTGATGATTACTATGATTATTTGGATTTTACAAAAGAAAGAAGATTTTGGTGAGGGGGTATTAAATGGAATACAATAAAGAAACCGTACAAAATAAAAATGAAATAGTATTTTATGATGAAATAGAAGAGAAGTATGTTAAGGAAGTTAATCATAATAATGTTCCTGTATCTTTTACAAAAATATTAGAAGAAGCTTTAACAATACCTAATACAATTAAGTTTAAGAATTCTAGGAAATATGAATCATTATTAGAGAATGACAATGTTACACCTATTAATAAAATAGAGACTACAACATATACTACGAGATTAGAAGGCTTTTAATAGCCTTCTTTTTTTTTATTTTATACTTGTGTTTTTAATAATTAGATGTTATAATAGAGTTAAGTTAAAAGAAAGGATTGATAAAACATGGAAGCAAAAGTAATTATAGAAGTAGAAGAAGCAAAAGAAATATTAGAAAAATTAGATAAAGGAACACCATTATATAATAAAATTTTAAACCAAGTCGTAAATGCGAAAGGAGTAGGAAAATGATTGTAATTAATAAAATAGTAGATGATATGGAAGAACTTTCTAGTAAAGCAGATAATAAATATGTTTCTAATACATATAATAATGTAAGTAAACTAACAGATGAATACGAAGAGATTATGTTAGATAACTTAACTCAAGCTACATTAAATATGTTAGAAACTCAAAATATATGTAAAGATGTACGTATGGATTCAGAGTTTGCAAATCAGATCAGAACACAAATTAGAATGAGAATTGAATGTCCAGAATTAAATTCAGAAGATTTTCATAACTTATGGTTAGAAGATATGAAAGAAAAAGGATATGTTAGAGGTGATGTATTTTCTAAAAGAAATTTAACACACCCTAATGTAGTAGAATACGAATGTTTAAATAAAAATATCCACATTAAAGATAAAATTATAGATAACTTAGTAGATGCTTTTATTTAAAATATGCTAGATCAAAATAAGGGTCTAATAAACCCTTATTTTTAACTTAATATAAAAAAATAGTATAATTTAGTTGACAATACATTTTAAACATGATATTATTAATACATAAGATAAAAGGAGGAAATAAAAAATGAAAGTAAAAACAAAGAAACAATTAAAATTACCACAATTTATTGAATGGGTAGAAAAAAATAGAAGATTTAATGAATCGTTTGGTAGTAATAAATATAACTATGTTCACGTAAATGTTGATGGGGTCTTAGAATTTACTGGTGAATTTTATGAAGACTTATTTGAAGTAGAGGAGTTAGTTGAAATAAATTATTCAACAAAAATACCTAAAGTTTTATTTGAGAATGTATTTGGTGATTGGAGTGTAGCAAAGGATTTTCAAATAGTGAGTAGATATAATGATTATATTGAAAAAGTTTATTTACTGAATGAAGATAATACGATTGATCAGCTTGTGTACACGAAAGAAAATGGGATGGTCGAATAGATGGAAAATTTAAAATTTAGAGCGTGGGATAAGAAGCACAATGAAATGATAAGAGTTATAAGTATAAACTTTGATGAAAAATTTATAAGAGGATTAACAGCAGTTGAGAGCAATTTGGATATGGAAAGTAGTTATAACTTTGAAGATATAGAATTAATGCAATCCACAGGACTTAAAGATAAGGATGGTGTGGAGATATTTGAAGGTGATATAGTAGAAGAACCTTATAATTGTAGTGCTTTTAGAAATAACACGCTCCGTAGTATTGAAATGTACAATGGTGCATGGGTAGCGAGAGATGTTAAAGAACCAGTTTTAGGAGAAATAGCTATTATTACAACTATTTTAAGAGGTGCTAAAGTCATTGGAAACATTTACGAAAATGAAGATTTATTAGAGGAGTGATGACGAGTGGAATTAATCAAACCTTGTCCGTTTTGTGGAGGTAAAGCAGATATAAGATACTATTTTGATAAAGCATCGATTGAGTGTACAAATACTAAATGTAAAATACAACCATCTACTTGGCTAGGTGTTGAAACTGATAGTGTAAATAAATTAGTTAAAATATGGAATACAAGAAGATTAGAGGAGTGATGGCAAGTGAGTACTTTAAAAGAAATTTGTAAAGAGCAAACAGAAATGATAGATGAGATGCGACAAAACATCAGAGAGTTAACTAAAGAAAGTGAACAATACAAATTACAACGAGACACACTAACAGAAGACCTAACTCGGTATAAAGAAAAGGCAGAACGTCTGGAACATGAAAATGTAAGACTAACACGCTTAACAAGAAAACTAACAATCCATCGCACTATGTGGGATAAATTAAAAGATTGGCGTAGGGATATGCTAGAGATTGATAAGAATGATACACAACTTATTAGTTTGGGATTAATTATGGACGAATTAGAGAAACGACATTTGTATAAGGAGGATGAATAGATGGCACATGTTTATGAAAATCATATGGGTGGAGTATATTTCTCGAAAGATTATGACGAGAGTTTATTGGAAACTTGTGAGCAATGTTTTGATAGTGATAGTTATTTAGGATTTGCATATAGCTTACCTCAATTAAAAGCTATGTTAAGAGAAGAATCTTATGCAGAAGACTACATTAATGAAAAGTGTAATGAATATATAGATTTTATGGAGGATGATTTAGATGGTGTATGAGAATAAAATAGCAATAGAGAGTTGTATTAAGAAAGTGCATAAAGAACAAGGAACTGTAGAAAAAGCAGAATCAATTATTAATGAAGTAGAAGAAGTCTATAGTAAAGCAAAGGCATTTGATACTTTTTTAAAATATAAAGAACATGTTGAAAAATATGGTAAACAAGGTGGAAATGAATTAGATAAGGTATTTGAATCTGTGATGGAAGAATATTATGAGTGAAATTATATTTGCAAAGGGGGATAATATATGATAGAATACTTAGAGGGGATCATTGATGAAGAAAATAAAACAATGAATAGAGTTAACAACATCTATGAACTCAAGTTTGATTACAGAGGTATTAAAGCTAAAGTAGTGAGACAAACTAAGTATGGTTACTTATGTGGTTATATTTTAGTGAGTTCTGATAGTATAGGAGAGATGATGGATGACTTAGATATAATTGCTCATGGAGGTATCACTTATGACAGAGAGGGATGGTTAGGTTTTGATTGTGCTCATTATGGAGACTTAAATATTGAAATGTTAAGGTTGTTAAAGGATAGTGAAATATCTACAGAATATGAGACATACAAAGATTTATCTTATGTTATAGGTAATTTGAAAAAAATGATTGATAAAATAAAAGAATATGAGGAGAGATTAGGAATGGAAGAGTTAGTAAAATCAGTAGAACAATGGAGTAAAGATAAAGGATTAGATAAAGGGAATCGTTTTGTACAATATGCTAAGGCATCTGAAGAATTTGGTGAGGTTGGTGCTGCACTGTGTCGTGACAACCATGAAGATTTAAAAGATGGAATTGGAGATGTAGTTGTAACAATGATTATTTTAGCACAACAAAATGGTATGAATTTAGAAGAATGTTTAGAGCAAGCGTATGGAGAAATAAAAGATAGAAAAGGTAAGATGTCTAAAGATGGCTCATTTATTAAAGAAAGTGATATTATTGAGTAAAGCCATAGATATGACAGGATACAAGTTTAATGGTTGTGAAGTAATAGAAAAAGAGAGTTATAAAATACATGATAGAGTTGCATGGCTATGCGTGTGTTATTGTGGAGAATATTTTTCTGCAACAGGGAAACATATTAGGAACGAAAGTGTAAAATCTTGTGGATGTCTTAGAAAGGAAATATTGGGCAGTCAAGGTGAAAAAAATAAAAAGCATGGTGAAACAAATAGTAAACTTTATAGTGTTTGGCGAGGGATTAAGAAGAGATGTAGAGTTTCAAATACTCCAAACTACGAGCATTACGGTGGCAGAGGTATAGATGTTTGTGATGAGTGGTATTATGATTTTGAAAGTTTTAGAGATTGGGCTATAAAAAATGGATATGAGGAAGGTCTATCAATAGATAGAATAGATGTTAATGGGAATTATGAACCTTCTAACTGTCGATGGTCTACAATGAAAGAACAACAAAATAATAGAAGAAATACAAAGTATGGAATGTATAAAGGAGAGATGATGACATTTTCGGAAATTGCCGAAATAACAGGGTTGTCTCTTCAGGCAATTCACTATCGTCATAAAAACAATATCGACTTTGAAAAACCAGAAAAACAATTAAAAAAATCTAAAGAAATACCAGAAAATAAATCAGAAGACTTAAAGTAATGAGGTTTCTAAATGAAAGATGAAATGAATGAAAGAACTGTAAGAGTAGATTACACAGTGTCTTTATCTAAACATATTACTTGGAATGTAGATTTTAGTAAAGATCAAAATATTGAAGAAGAGATCGAAGAAGATATTAATAATCATCCAAATGATTATTTAGATGGAAGTATTAAAAATATCAATATAGATGATATAACCTATTAACAAAATGATATATTAAAAATGTGTCAATTGGCACAAACTCCATAATATCTTTTTTCCTTTTTACCCCTAACTTCGGTTAGGGGTTTTTGTTTGCAATTAATTAACTTTTATGATATAATACATGTAGAAAAAGAAAAGGAGAATGATATATGGATACAAGAGAATTTTTAGAAACACAAGGTACAGATGAACAAGAGCTTAAAGGAATTAAACGAGAAGTTTTAGATAATGCTTTTTATGTTACACAAGACATGAATTTGTTTGAGGAACCGAGTGAGCAGGTTTTAGATTATTTAGGAACTGCAATCATAGATTTAAGTAGTTACTTTGGACATACAATCACTAAGGAAGACGTTAGTATTCCTAGTCACTATAACGGTGAGGTGGATGTTATCCAATTCTTACAAGAAGAATACTTCACAAGAGAGCAATTTGTCAGTGCTATGATCTTTAACATTGTTAAATACACAACACGTTTAGGACGTAAGGATGATACGCATAAAGAGCTAGTTAAAATATTTACTTACTTTGTCAGACTAAGAGAAGGTCTTTCTCTATATGAATAAGAAACTTTTGGCACAATTGATCGAAGTCTTCTTAGAAGAAATATTAGATGAAGGCTACGTGTTCTTAGATGGTAATGTGGCTACACATGCACATAACTTAGGAACAACACGTTATTATACAGCTAGAGTGAATGATAATAAACGTGGAGAAGTCATTTATGTTAAAATAGACCTAGACTATATGTCAGAACATTGTTTTAATTTAGGGGATGTTCACGATCATTTGATCGATGTAGTACTAGAGAAAACTTTAACACAATATGAACTCAACAAACTTTATAAAGAAAACCCTGACAAAGTAATCACAACATTCTTAGAAAAATATGTAAAATGCTACATTAATTATGAGGAGCGTGAAAACGAATGTTAGAAGTTAGTAAAGAATTTTTAGCAGAATTAGCAAAAAGTAATAGTCCTGTATTAAACGAAAAGCCTTTGAAGAACGAAAAATATGATATTGGTTTTGAATTAGATGGTTTTAAATATAAATTCTCATATGATGGAACGTATTGGAACTGGGAATACTCAGCAAAGTAGGTTAAAATATGAATATTTTAGAATATATTAAAATCAAAATAGAATTACTAATTCAAAAACTTAAAAGAAACGGAGACACCTAAAAAAAGGTGTCTTTTTTTATTGACACAAATAAGTATTTGTGATACTATGTATACATAACAGATAAAGGAGAGATATTATGGAATTTGATAAAAAGAAACTAAAAGTAAAACGATTTTTAACAGGGGAAGGTAAATATTTAACTGTATTTAATCACTCATATACAGAAAACGGAAAGAAAATACTTTTGGTTTCAGTTAAAAATGAAATTGATTTAGATACATTAGAAAGACCATTAACTGATGAAGATTTTAACTTTGTTTTTAGAATTATTCAAGTTAAGGGGTATTGTGCAACACACTGTGATCATAATGATTTTTATAATTATTTAGGTGACGTAAGAGACTTTGAAGAGGGTACTAAATTAGCTTTTGATTTTATAGAAGAAAACTTAAAAGATAAAAACATGGAAGAATCATTGCATTTTATTAATGAAGTTAACAAGCTTTCACCATTTTTAACTGAATGGAAAGATTATATTGAACAAAGAGATGAGATCGGTGGTTACCCTAGAGTTAATACTTTGAACAAATCAGTTAAGGACAGTAATAAATATGTACATTACTTTAAACAAGGCAATAATGATGGTATTATTTTCTATTTATACGATGAAGAATTAGACAAGAAAATCCCTGTTACTGTAGTAGAAGGAGACTTAAATACATTAAGTATATCACTTGATACTGTATACCAGTTTAAAATACCAAAAGAAGTTGGAGATATAGAGCAATGGCTTAGTGATTGCTTATTAGGAGCTAAGAGTGAGTATGTACACGCAAAAGAAAAAGCAGAAAAAGGAACACAAGAGAAAGATAGATTACCTATGATTATTGCTATGTTATCATCTCCAATTTATATTGGAGGATACATCCCTACTTCAAGCATAACTGTAAAAAATGAAGGTACTTTAAATATAGAGCTACCAATAGACTACAAAATAATTTTAAAATATACTAAAGAAACAAATAAAACAACATTCAAACTAACACTAAATAAAGTGGAAACTATACTTGTAAATGTTGTTAAAAGTAAAGAAATTAAAAATATTGAAGATTTACGTAAGTATCTACACGAGGTTGCAGAACCCTTACTTATGTAATTTATAGAGGTTCTTAATTGAACCTCTTAATTTTAAAATAGTTGTTGACATATAGATAATAGTATTGTATATTATAAGAAGGAGGATGATAAAAATGAAATCGGATTTAATTATTAGACAATCATATCATGGAACAGGTGGAAGAGAAGGATATAGATATAAAGTACTTAATTCAGATTATGAATTTATAGGATGGATTGATGACTTTCCTATTGATCATGGGAGTCATTTATTTGAGATTAGAGGTGTATTTTATACCTCTATGTATGAGGAAGAGGATAATACACCTAATGGAGAAAAATATGAAATTGTTTATATTCATTTAGAAAAAGCACCAAGTATTAAGTATTTACACATTCCTGTAATCGGAGACAAAGGTACTAAAGAAATTGCAGAATGTTTACTTGATTTTAATAAGGAGGATTAATATGGACACATGGTATGCTTTATGTTATTATGATAAAGTAGGTAAGAAAAAAGTACCTAAACAAATCAGAGCAAATAGGGATATTTCTATCTTAGAAGAACTTAAAGAAAGACTAGAAGAACGTAACCCAGATACAGAGTACAGTATTAAAACTACTAAAGAATTTGATGAGGAGAGAAGATAAATGGATAAAGCAGTTGAGAAAGCAAGTAATGCACTAGGACAAGGATTTTCGACAATGGTATGGCAACAAGTATTAATAGGTTTTGGTTTTGTTTTATTAAGTGTAGCATTAGCATTTGTAATTTGGGTATTGGTTAAGAAGTTCCAAGTACCTTTTAATAATCCTACTGCATTTGTTGTATACATTATTATGATTGTAGCTATTGTTGCGAGTTTCATTTGGGGAGTGCTTCATATTTTAAACCCTGAGTATTATGCAATTTTAGAACTTAAAGGGTTTATAAAATAAATTTTTAGAAACCTATTGACAGTAGGTTTCTTTTATTATATAATAAGATTATAAGAAATAAGGAGGATGTTATAATGAAAATGATTTTAATTTCAGAAGATGAAAACTATGAACTTATTTTGGAAGAAGTAAGAAGACAAGATGAGTATAATAACTTAACTATTGGTGTTTTTGATTTAGATGCAGACATTATTTTAGTTAAAGCATTTACACAAGATATATCATACGTAGCAAATACAGAAGGTAATCTTACCTTAAGAATAGGAAGTGATGGTTACATCTATGAATATGACTACTTTAAGAGATTATTCCTTGAAAATCCAGTTACTTTTGGATATATAAGAGATAATATTACAATGCTTATTTGGTCTCAACCAAAACCTTCAAATTATGACTTTGTAATTCATCAAATGAAGGCTATTAAATCAATGACGGAAGATAAACTTATTCATAGACATATAGATGCAACCTTAAAAGAAATTAATAAAGGAGGATGACTATGTATTTACAAAATTATGTAGGAAAGTATATAAAGAAAGATGGAACTTGTGGTTATCAATCTACTTCTTTAGTTGATGACTATGTTAAAAGATTAACAAGAAATAAATATGAAACTAAACTTCATGCTAGAGATACTAGGTATGAGAAATTCCCTAAGTCATGGAAAATTATAGGAAGTAAAGGTTCTTTTAAGATGGACGATTACAGAGAAGGAGATATATTCGTAGATAAGGATGCTTCTGCTTTTGGGTTTAATGGTATCATTTTAAGTAATCAAGACCCTTATAAAGTAACTGTAATTACACAGAATAGATCAGGGAAAGGAATAAACCCTGTAGAAAAACATACTTATGATAAACGTAATATAAGTTATATTGTTAGACCTTCACAAGAAGATTATATTCTGAACTTTAAAAATTCTTATAAAAGAGAAAAAGTAACAATAACAAAACAAGAGTACAATAAGTTAGTAGATGCTTATAATAAACTAAAAGAAGTACTTAATAAGTAGGAGGCTTTAAATGGATATTAAAGTATACTTTACACTAATTAATAATGGAGATCCTTGGTATCCTGATGCTTATGAACATCAAATAATGCAAAGTAATAATACTTTGGAAAGTTTCTTAAGTTCTTATAAATCAGAGTATAAATATAAAATTAAAAATGAACAAGATATAGTAAAAAAAGAGATAAATGGTTTATTAGGTTTTAATGATTTTGAATATATATTTAAAATTGATAAAAGGTATTTTGAATTGCAAAAAGGAATAGTAAATATACAAAGAGTAAATACTGATAGCTTTATCAATACAGTAATAATAGATGAAGATATAAAATATAATATTACCATGGAAGACATTCTAAAACATAAAGATGAATCTAAACGAGAAGATTACTATTTACTTAAAGAGTTTAAAAAAGAAGAACTTAATGTTTTAGAAGGTGTTAAACCTAATATTACAGTAGAGGTTAATTTAGAAGAATTATTAAATATTCATAGAGTTATAGATAAAATTAATTATATAAGAGGTTCAGGAGGTAGACGAGGTAATAACTTTTATGTTAAACTATTTATGAAAGATTTAATAAGAAAAGAGGGATTAAATGGATATTAGTAAATGTAAAGAATTGACATCGATTGAATTTGGTAGTACATATCAAGGAACGAGTGATGAACACTCAGACTTAGATTTAATGTTTATCGTCCAACAGCCACTAGAAGATGTTATCTTTAGAAACAATGAAAAAGCAAGTTATCACTCAGGAGATGTAAGATATTACTCTGTAGAGAGGTTTGTATCTTTAGTTTTAAAAGGTGGTTTTGATAATATACTATTACTATGTGCACAACTTGAACAAGCTGAAGATTCAGAAATCAACAAGAAAATACTACACCATTTTTATGATCGTAGTTTCTTTTCTATATTTGTTCGTTCAAGGTTCAAAGAACAGGTTTATTCAGTATGTGGACAGCTCAATAAATATATGAGCAAAGACCATTTAACAGGTAAAGAGAATGTTAAGGTTAAAACATTTATGTATCATTTAAATAAGTATAAAGATATTTTAGATAATTTTGATAACTACATTGATTATACTACATTTTCTAAAGTAGACTTACCAAGCTATGTTATAGATACAAAACGTAGTGATGATAAGTTCTATATAGACAAAGAGTATGCAGAAAATTTAATTCAAGAAGTTAAAGCAAAGCTAAATGAAAACAAAACGACAATTAAAAAACTAAGAAAGTTATCAGAATATGTAGAACAAGAAATTAAAAAAGATGTGACTAGATTTTTAATCGCAGAAAAACTTAAAGAGATATTGTAAAAGGAGAGATTTAAGTGGAAAAATTAGTAAAAGATTATGAAAAGGCATTAGAAAGTATGATTAAGGTTTATGGTATAAGAGGAGATAGAGAAGACTTGACTGTAGAAGTTATTTTGAATACAAATCATACAGGTGATCCTCAAATAGTTAGAGGTAAAGAAGAATTTGTTAATAATGTACTATCATCAATAAACTCATCTGTAAATGTTATTGAACTTGAGGATGTAAATATTATTTTATAAAAAAGTTTAATAAATCTATTGACAAAGGTAGAGTTAAATTATACAATAAAAGTATATTAAATGAGGAGAGATATTATGGAAACTTATAAAGAACAATTTGAAAAGGATTTTAATAAAGGAAAAACAGGTTGGGAGTTAGACAGTAACAATTATAAATTTATTAAAAAAAGTAAATACAAAAATTTTCCAGGAAACTTTGAGTATAATACTGATATTCTGAATAAAGAAACTAATATTAATGAAAGTAATATTGTAGGTGGTTTTACAAGTATATTAAGGAAAGAATTATATGTAGAGAATTATAATGAGTTTAAAGGTTACCTCGAAAATACATTATATAATCTTAATGAGTTAACAAATAACATGGAGGTATATATAGATGCAACTTATGACGTACTTTCATTGTATAATAAAAATGCAGTATATATCAGAGCAAACGAAGGTTTTACAGATATAGGAAGAACAGTATTTGATTATTTAAATATTATCTATGATTATAAAATTATTGGTTTCAATAAAGGTGAGTTATTATTTTTGACTTTAAGTCACTCAGATAAAAAAGCATCTGTTATACATCATGAAAAAGTTGGATATATTGAAGATAGTGTTAATATTCATAATCATATTGATAATACAGACACTACTATACGATCAAAAAAAGAATTAGAACAATATTTCAAAAATAATACAAGTGAAAATACATTGTACACTTCTTCAATGGAAGCAGAAAAATATATATACCAATATATTAAAGAAAAAGGATTAGAGAAAGAAGCTAAAGATTTTGATGAGGAAATGTTTAATTTTCTTAAATTGTAGAAAAATTAAGAAGGAAGTAAAATTTAATAAATAAAAAATATTAACCCTAGCTATTGACTTAGTTAGGGTTTTAATATATAATAAGAGTATATCAAATAAGGAGATGGAATGTATGAATATAGAAAAATTATTAAAAACATCACACATGTATGAAGATCTAAAACAATATGACATTAAGAAACTACCAAAACCAAGTATGGTAAGCAAAGACAAATATATGAAGTAATAAAAGAATCATTTTATAGGAGGAATCACAATGGGAAGTGTTGAATCATGGAATTACTATGGTGTTAAAAATTTTTATACAGAAGAGTTTCTTAATGAAATGTTACAAACAATGTATGAAAACCCAACATGGCTAGAAAAAAGGAAAGTAAAAAAAGAATTAAAGAAAATGGACAAGGAAATTAAAAAGAATTATATTGACAATGCTTTTGTTTTAGATTTTAGAAAAGTAGATAAGGAATTAGCTTTCAACAGAGTAAAACTATATATGAAAACAAGAGATGATTTCATGACTTGGATAAATGGTAATGAAGAGGGAACTTATATTTTCTGCAGACTTATGGGTTAGTAAAACACACATTTTATAGGAGGAGATTAACTATGTTTAAATTAAAATCATTAGGTTTTGGATCAGCATTTAACTCACAGGAATATGGAAACAATAGTTGGTATTTTATAGAGGATAATAAAGTGTTTATGATCGATTGTGGTTCTACAGTCTTCAACACTTTTAGAGAAGAAGGTTTAGACAACTATAAAGAGGTTAATATTATTATCACACACATGCACACAGATCATGTAGGGAGCTTAGGAACACTAATTGAGTGGATGTATTATGTGAAAGGAACAGAGGTTAATATAATAATCAATGAGGAACTAGAGGATGACATTTTACGCTATTTAGAAATAGTAGGAATAGAATATAATATGTTTAACTTGAGTGTTACTTCAGATAATAACAACTATATCACTAAAAACAATATAGAAGTTATCTTTCAAAAAACTAACCACGTACCTCAAATTATATCTTATAGTATTACTTTGATTAGAAACAAAACTGAAATGATAGTTTACTCAGGAGATACGACAGAGAGATTTGAAGGACTTAATGACAGCCTGTTCCAACATTACTATCAGTTTAGGAAGGAATTTCCTCAGTTAGAACTTCATGGTTTATATTTAGATGTATCTATAAACAACAGCCCAGTACATTCTAACTATCTGAATAATACTATGCAGTCTTGTGGTATGCTTACAGAGGACTTAAAAAGATTCGATACAGAAGTAGTTATTATGCACTTAGATGATACAGTAGTAAACTATAAAAATCAATTGACTAGAGAGGATGAATACCCTTTAATTATAGGAGGATAATAATAGAACTATTTTATAAAACTGTTGACACTAAATAAATAACGTGTTAAGATAAATATATAATCAATTAGGAGGAAATACTATGAAAAAGAAATTTACAATTGAAGTTGAGATGGAAGAAAGATGGGTTAATGACTTTATGTCAATGCTAGATAAGATGGAGTACTTAGGTAATTTAGGTGCATCAAGAACAGTTTCTATATATGCTGATGGGGATGGGGATTTTCGACCTAAATTTAAAGCAAGTATAGATTGGAGTAGGGTTAGACCTAGAGATGCAGATTATGATTTTAATGATAATCACTATGATGCAGGGTAAAAGTAAAACATAGATTTTATAAGGAGTAAAGACATATGGAAAAAGCACAGGTTAAAAGAGAAGTGACAGACACATATTTGAAAGAGATTTGGAATGAAAAAATTGAAAAAAAGATTAATAAAGCAGTATTAAAAGGAAAGTCAAGAACAGAGGTAAGTGCTTTTTATTATGAACATTCATCAGAAATGTTGGCTAGGATTGGAAGAGCTTATGGTTATAGTGTAGAATTGTATGTACCTCTAACACCTTTTGGAGAATATAAAATTAATATTGAGTGGTAAGGAGGAATTATAATGTATGAGATATATAGCTTATATATGATTAACGAAGAAGAGAAAACTGCCACATTTATAGATATACAGAATCATACTGACGAACTTTTAAAAAGTATTGGTGAAACTTATTTAGAAGAAGGGTATGATAGATATGTTATTGTAGGGTTTTTTAAAAAGAATAGCTATGAATTAGACGGATATGAAATTTTTCATAGATGGGAGGAGTTATAATGAGTTTATCAGACATCTATGTACAATTAAATCAATTAGGGTTTCAAGTAGAATTTTTAGGAGACGTAAATAATAAATATGCTACACTAAAAGTTAATGGTTATTATATTGAAAATAGAATTGTAGACAGTGGTTTCAGAATTACAGGAAATGATGTATTTTTATCTGTGTTTGATAGTCAGGATGTAATAAGATTTTTTAAACAAAAGTTATAGGAGGAATTATAATGGAAAACAATTGGGAAAAAGAAGGAGTTAACTACTGGGAAAATGAAGATTGTCCTAGAGAATATTTAGAGAAAGCATTGGTTGATTTAGTGGAATACGTAGAAGGTACTGTAGTACCTATCGAAGAAATCAAAAAGATACCAGAAGATAAATTAAGAGAAGATGTTGGATTTTTTGAATATGTAGCGGATAAATAAATTAGTATTCACCTATTGATATGGATTGAGTTTTATTATATAATTATAATAAATAACAGGAGGAATTATAATGGACTATGAAAAAGAAATAAATAGATTAAAAACTAAGAATGGTGAATTAGAACAAAGATTAATGAATGAGGCACGAGATACTGCGATGTTGAGAAAATTAAATAAAGAACTATCAGATCATATTAATAAACTCTCAAAGGAAGAAATTATAGATAGTCAAATTTATGTTATTGTATATATAAAATACGAAAACGAAGGTGATGGCGAAGCATTTGCAAACCCGAAATATTTTACCAATAAAGATAATGCGATTCATCAACTAGAAAAAGAAGGTTTTAAACATATGCGTGGTGATGAATATTCATCAACTTGGTATTTGCACGCAGAGATTAAGTTATTAACTAAGGAGGAATTATAATGGTAGATAACACAACAGAGTTACTAAGTTTAATTGTAAAAGCTATGAGTGAAAAAGGTATTGAACTGTATCATGTAGACTTATATGAACAAGCAGTGAGTATCAACAAAGAGGTCAAGGTTTGTATAGGTCATAATTGGGTTTTAGTTCACAAAGTAGATAGAGGTGGAGGAATCTCTTATTATTCTACTGTAGGAATGTTGGATAAAGTCTTAGAACTACTTACAGAAAATGATTGGCTTCCTGGAGATGATATTGAAGCATATGGAGAATGGTTTACTTTAGTAGTAGAAGAGAGTAGTTATTATGCAGAGAAAAACGAATATCAAGCATATAGATTATTAGATGAGAACTATAGTTTATCTGAAAGAATGACACTCGAAGATTTAAAAAATAATTATACTAATGTTAGTTTAGAAAAGAGATTAAAATAGGACTAAGGAGGAATTATAATGTATAGATTTTTATTATTTAGTTATCCTGAATATTACCCTTGTGGTGGATTGGACGATTTGGTATTACAATTTAACACAATAGAAGAACTTAAAGAAGTAGATACTTCTGATGTATCTGATTATGTTGAAGTATATGATTTTAAAGCAGGAAAAGAAATATTTGGAGATTATTCACCGCATAGTAGGGAATACAAAGTAGCCAAGTTAGTTTCTCAGATGGAAGAATATCTAAAATAACAGTTTTATAGGAGGAGGAAAATATATGAAAGACCAACTTGCAAGTTATTTTCTAGCTAAGAAAGGTAAATATTTAGTATTAGAAAATGGTGAGAGGGTTAAGTTAACACAGGTTGAAGTAGTTAGAGGCGGTATTGATTTATTATTTTTGTATAATAATGAATATACAATTATTCATTATTATACAGGTAGAAAAGACCAAATAAGAATGAATATACCTAAAGGATTACATTATACAAATGTTGTAGTATTTGAATCATTAGATGGAATAGGTATACTATTGGATAGGATATTGTGTAATTGGGTTGAGCAAGAGAGAGAAACGATAAAAGGTTTGAATTGGGAGGAGTGATTATATGGTAGTAAAAGAAAAAATATTTGCTTACTTTAGAAACAAAGAAAATAAATATGTAGAACTTTCAAATGGAGTAGAAGTTAAATTGGTGTATGTAAGTGGAGTTTCTGATAAAAGATTGGGTTTAATGTTTGAACATGTGTATGATGACATCAAGATAGAATTTCATTTCCACACTTTTGGAGATGGCACTATGACAATAATGGAAATACCTGAAGGTTATTACAACAACACACAGGTTCGAGTTACAAGCATGGATCATATAGGATTTGTAATAAATGAAACCTTGTGCAATTGGGTAGAAAATAAAGATGAAATAGGTCTAAAATGGAAAGATTAAAATGGAGGAGTGATGGATAGTGGTTAATTATGAATTTAGATATGTTGTTAAAATGACAAACGGTAAAGAATATGAGATTATAACTAATTTCCATGGTAAAAAAGATGTTTTAAAATATATTGACACACATGATTACATTGATTTATTTGATAGAAAAATAGGAGAAATGGTAGCAGTAAAAAGTGAATATGTTATGTCAGTGTTATACAAAGACAGTCAAAAAACAGATTCAGAAGGTAATGTAAATTGGGCTAATAGAGAAGATTATTTGAAAGAAGTAACAGAAGAATTATTAGAAGAAAATAAACAACTAAAACAAACATTGAACGAAAAAACTTACTATTATGAGTGGCAAAACACTTTAGAAGATGCTAGACATTTTGCAATTAAATGTAAAGATTTAGAAAAAGAAAACAAACAACTCAAAGAGGAAAATGAGGAATTAAAAGATAAATTGAAAGATTAAAATGATGGTTTTATAGGAGGGGAAAATATAATGGATGCTTTTCAAGCTAGAACGTTATCTATTATAACTAAATTAGAAGCAAATAAATATTACAAAGAAGTGTTACCGACATACACAAGAAGTGCTTTAGAAGATATTGATAAGAGAATCGAGTATACAGCTAGTATAGGTCAATCAGAACTCAAAGTAGAAACAGGAGATTATCCTAATCTTAATAGAGAAGCATTTAACTATATTAAAGAAGATTTAAAGAAAAAAAGGTTTAAAGTAAAGTTTAAAACTTTTAAAAAAGATTACGGTATGACTACATTGGTATCAGAAGGATTACTTATTAAATGGTAAAGGAGGAATAATTAATGAACGAATTAAAATTTATACCAACTTACAGAGTGATCAATAGACGTAATGTAAGTAGAAATAAAGTCGAGCTACTACTTGTTAACCTAGCTAACGACTTTGATGTTATAACAATAAAAGTATCAGAAACTGCTAGTAGCATGATTGCAGATAGATCAGATTATTCTATTACTACAAGAACCAAGAGAACATGGTATACGCTTTGGTTAGGTAAAAAAGAAGAGTATCATGTGTTAGGTAATATAGATGAAGAAGGTAAAGTACTCATGACTGTAACTTCAGCATCACTATCAGATGAAGCTATAGAAAATTTTAAGAAAGAATGGAAAAGAGGAAACTTATAATGTTCATTATATAAGTATCTGTATTTAAAAATTAGGTTTAAGATCATACTATAAATTGAACTGCTAAAGTAGATACAGTTTGGAGTAGGAATATATAAACTAAAGTCACCCCTAACAGGGGACTTTTTTTTACATTTCAGTTGACATTATACTTTAGGTATGGTATTATTAATATATAAAATAAAAGGAGAGATTTAAATGGCTATATACGTAGTACCTGATATTCATGGGGAATATGAAAAACTAATAACAATTATGAATAAGATAGACAAGGAAAGACAACATGGAGATGTTATAGTATTTTTAGGAGATTATATTGATAGAGGTGATAAATCTAGAGAGGTAGTTAATTACGTTTTTGAAAGAGTCTCAAACGATGATAATGTAGTAGCTTTACTAGGAAATCATGATGATGCTTTTTGGCATAGTATAGAAAATATTGAAAGATTAGATATTTATAATGTTGAGTGGTTTGCAAGGTACTGCATAGAAACATTAGAGTCGTATGGTATTAACACTTCACCATTAAAGAGCTTTGAGTTAAACCAAAATGAGTTTTACAGAAAATATTTTGATAAATTTATTCAAGAAGTAAAAGATTTTAAACAAACAGATGACTACCGTAAATTTAAAATATTAATGGCTAACTGTCAAAAATTGTATGTGAAAGATGGTTACGTATTCACCCACTCAGGCGGTGTCAGTTGGAAACCAATTATCGAGCAAACATTAGATCAACTATTATGGTCAAGAGATTTCCAACCACGTAATGATGGTTTTATTCACGTATGCGGTCACACACCTACAATTAGTGGTGAAGTAGAAGAACATAACGATATGTTGCTATGTGATGTAGGTGCTGTATTTAGAGATATAGATTTACCACTTATTAAATTAGAGGATTAGATATTTGTCTATACAGCAGAAAGGATGTAATTTATGGATTATGAAACGTTTTTTAGCTTTCTTTGATGAAATGAGGGAATGTAAAGTTAAAAAAATTGGTGGGTATACCTTAGAGTACGTTTACTTTGGCAATGTAATGATGAACCACCCACCTGAAGAGCATATTTATTATATCAAAGATAACGATACTATTAATGCTACTATTGGGGATGACTTTATAGCAAAAAAAGGGTACGGAGATAGCTACAATAACGGTAGTAAAATAAAATATTTTAATACAATTACCGATTACCTAGACTACTTGTACGATAGATGGGAAGAAAAAAATAAAGAAAGGTTAGAAAAAGAATTAATAAACCCAGAGACAGAAAAACGTAAAAAAGATAAGTTAAATAAATTTTTAAGGTGAGGAGATATAAGTATGGAAACAATAACATTCTATAGATTAATAGAACTATTCAAAGATAGAAAAACGTTAAATAAACTCAATAAAGGTAATTTTATAGCTAAAGAAATTGTATATGATCATGACAAGAGTAGTAAAGGTCATAATATACACTTTTGTTTTGAGACACCTAACTTTGAAAACTTTTTTACAATTATTGTCAAACTCAACTCTTTTGAAGGTTTTGGTAATGATGATATTGAACTTTATCTATTAGCAGGATATATAAGTGGTTTCGTAAGGAAACGTATACCTAATACTTATGATGATTTCTTTAAAACCCTTATTCAATTAAGAGATGAGTATATAGAGTATAAGGGAGAGTTTAGAGAATCAAACAAAGAAGAGTCTGATAAAAAAAACCAAGTCGAGATAGAGAAGCAAAAACAACTCGATAAGATGAAAAGTACTTTAGATAAGTATTTATAAGGAGGATAAACAAATGAGAGAAACAAGCAGATACATTATGTTTTGGGGTAAGGAAGATATCTATTCTAACTTTTACCCTATAAAGTTTAAACATAAAGGAAGAACATTTAATAACTCAGAACAAGCTTTTATGTGGCGTAAAGCTCAATATTTTAAAGACTGGCAGATAGCAGGAGAAATATTAAATGCTAAAAATCCAAACCATGCTAAAAGTTTAGGTCGTAAAGTTCGTAATTTTAATGAAGATCAATGGAATAAAGTAAGATATGACATTATGGTAGAAGTGGTTAAAGATAAATTTATGACTACACACTTAAAACGAGAAATACTCGATACAGATATATGTAAAGATTTCGTAGAGGCTTCACCTTATGATACTATATGGGGTGTAGGTCTTAAAGCAAATGATCCTAAAATACTAGATAAAAGTAATTGGAAAGGTCAGAATCTATTAGGTAAAGTAATGGAAGATGTTCGAGTCCATTGTGTCTATAATAAATACAAATAAAAGGAGAGCTAGGATGAATATAAAATATATTGATTTAGTATTAGAAAATTGTGATGTAGTAAGATTAGAGCCTGAAGATGTATCTAGGTTCCATATAGACGGTATTACAGAAGGAATAGATTACTATGGTACATATAAAGGAGATTCACGCATAAGTAGAACACGTCATTGTACTTATTTTGGTATTCTTATTGATAAGCCTAAAGAAATACCTCAAGTCGGTTTTGCTTACCCCGATAATGCAAATGCTTACGAAATGATTATAGCACACTCAGATATTACAGCTATAGATATTATTTATGAAGGTGGAACAAATGAATACATTTATGTAGACTTTAATGAATATAACGATAACTACAATATCAATCAAAAGAATGAGTATTACAATAATATGCTAGAAGTAACTATTACGGAAAGTAATTCTATAGAAGAGGAGGAATAATAATGGTGAAGTATGATATTAATGAAAAAAGTTATGATGTAAAGGATTTAGTATTAGGAATTATATATGAAAGCTATAGTGATGAAATAGATAAAGAAATAGAAACTATTTACCAAAAAGCAGAAGCCTTCGATGAAATTGTAAATGAACTCTACTACCAATTACAAAATCTAGAAAGTTGGAATACTTTAGACCAAAAAGATTGTCAAACATTAAAACAAATAATAGAAGAAAATACTAAGGAGGAATGATAACAATGTTTAAAAATAATAAAGTAGAAAAAGAAATAAAAAAAGATATTAATTTTATAAGGATTTATGATGTATCAGGATCTTCTACTATTGTAAAACAAAAAGATACTAAAACGAATTTAAATTCTTTTATTAAAGGTCTTGTTTTTAATGAAGGTAACTCTTTAGAATCTAAAAAAGGTGATAAATCTACATGGTTCAAAAATAATATTACCCATATAGATACTGTATATTACAAGGAGGAGGAATAATAACGATGTTTAAAAAAAGTAAAGCAAACATAACTATAACAAAAGAAGAAAAGAAAAAATGGGATATTTTTGAAAATACTTTAAGAGTGTTTTTAAGAGAAACTCAAAATATAATTATCACTTTTAAAAATGGTTATAGCTTCTCCTCTAGAAGAATACCTCGTGAAGAGTTATTTAAAGATGAAGAAATTTACGAAGTTGTATATTATAAACCTAATGGAGATAAATTAACCAGAATTACAGATAGTCTTATTCTAGCTAATGATGATATGGTAAATTTTACAAACTCAGTTACAGAAGAAGAATTAAAAAACCCTGATTGTGTTCCTGAAGTTCTATATCTTAGAATACAGGAAAAAATAAATGAGGTAGAACAAGAAAAATTTATTAGTGATCGTGTACAAAAGGTGCTAAAAATTAGTGAGTATGTTAAAACATTTAAATACAAAGGGGAGTAGGAAGATGATTAAATTTAGAGCATGGGATGAGGAATCTCAAAGAATGTTTAATATTGCTAGGTTTGACTTTGCAGATTATACAGTATACTCTCATCTATTTGCTTGTGATGGTTACTTAGGAGAAAACCTTGAAATTATGCAATTCACAGGACGTATTGATAAAAATAATGTAGAGATATTTGAAGGCGATATTGTAGAAATATTAGATATTAGTGGTAATTATAAAAACTCAGGAGTCATTAAGCAAGGTAAAGGATTTTTTTATATGGAAAGTTATGAAGATAATAAGATTACTTTACTTAGTGATTTCTACTTAAAGTCATATACAAATACATTAGAACTATGTGTTGTAGGGAATATCTATGAAAAAAAAGGAGAATAAACAAATGAAACTATACCAAGTAGAACATGATAATTGTGAACAATATGAAGAGAACTATTCTTACAGAGAAGATACAGTTTATACAAATAAGGAGAACTTAATTAAACGTATTAAAGCAGAAGGATATGAAGAAAAAGGAATAGGGTACATTCCAGATGGGCATTTTTGCTATTACAAAGATAATATCGAAGATGTACCATTATTTAGAGAAGATATGATTACGATTCATGAAATCTATTTAAAAGAAAACTAAATAAAAAACTTTAACTCTACTTTCGTAGAGTTTTACTGTATAATAAGAGTATAACTAATAAGGAGGAATTATAATGGAAGATTTAGACGATAAATTTGACAGTATATTGGAAGAAATATCAAATATGACTGATGAACAAATTGAAAGTATTAATAAGGATTTACAAAGAAAAAAGGAAAAGAAAGATTTTATTTTAAGGAAATCTGAGAATAAAGATTTTGATTTAAGTAAGATGTTTGGGGAGGTAATAGATGTATATGGAAGTATCTCAACAGAGGACATTCTTTATTCTTATGAAGATAATTATAAACATTTATACCCAAACGAAGAAATTATGCACCAAGAGCTAGAATCTATATGTATTTATATCAACAACTTTTACAATGCTAATAAAATGGAATATCCACCATTCTATATAGAAACCTACTTTGGTATGGATATTTTCTTACGATATAACGATCAGTTGTTTAGATATTTTTATATGCAAGGGCAAGGAACAGCAGAAGGGTTTACTAAGGGTGGCTTAGATAAGAAAGTTAAGTATTGTTTGAACTTAAATACTGATACAGTTGAAAGAATTTAAAACACACATTGAGGGGTCTTTAATAAAAGGCTCCTTGTTTTATGTTGACATTTATTAACCAATATAATTATGTTGACATATTATTTTTATGAATTTAAATTTTAAAATTATTAGTGTTGACATTTATATAAAGGGTAATATCTATATAAATATGAGGTGGGTGAATGATCGTGTTGACTTCTATTTCAAGAAAAACTAAATTTTAAAAAATTTTACCACCAAAAATTTACCAGAAAAATATGAGCCCCAAGAGAGTGTGGGGTAGGGATATATTGCACCCCACTTTATGGCAATTTTATACGGGGGTACTCAATTGAATAATTTTTTTATATAATAAATTAAAAATAAAAGAGGGAAATTATTCCCTCTTAATCTAAACCATTAAATTCGAGATCGTTCCAGAATTCTCTTTCTTTCTCATCAACTAAAATTTCTATTTCTTTTCTAACTTTATTTAGTTGGTTCGTAACCTCTTGATGAGCTTCCTCTAATGTTTTTCTTAGTGTTTCGTCAGTTGCTTTGTTCTTCTCAATCGCTAAGTTAAATAATAATGCTTTCAATTCTTCTTTTCTTTCTTGTAAGTTATTCATATGATCATATCCTTTTCTTTTAATTTGTTAAGTTCATTATATCATATAAATAAAATAGTTGTAAAGTGTTTTGATCAAACTATTTTAATTACCTTATGATCAATCACAGACCGCTTCAACCTCCATTCTATGGACAATAGATCATTTAGGTACTATTTATCCTAAAATTAAATGAAGTCCAATAATAGGGCTCTGTGTGGCTCTCATAATGAATAGAGAAGCGGATAAAAAAAAAAGACTATCTTATTTGATAGTCTTAATGAATTTAACTAATGATTCAAGGTCTTGAGTGCTCTGCTTTAGTTTGTTTAACTCTTTGTCTAGTTTGTCCATGTTATCCCTCCGTCATATCTTGTGCTACAAGCTCAACCGCTAAGGCTACAAATTGCACCTTATCTTGTTTAGTAGGTAATACCTCTACAAAGTCCATATAGTCAAACACAAGCTCTTCTTGCTCGTCTTCGTCCATATCATCCCACTCTTCGGCAAGGTCTTTCATAGCTAGGTTACGTGCTTCCTCTAGAAGCATATCTAGCATGTCGTCTCCTGTCGTAAATGAAGTATTTAATTCACTATTAAATAGTTCCATTAGCTCCGTATTAGTTAAGTCATAAAATTGACCATGTGTAAGATCTTCTGCGTACTCAAGGATAACCGCTTCGATATCATTGTAGTATCTATCAAAGAATTTAACAATGTCTGTAGTGTATATTAAACTGCCAATAGCTCCGCTCTCAATTCCATATTTTGCCACGTCTTCGATTGTGCTTTGTTCTTGTCCTTGTAAAAATTCCTGTAATTTGTTCATGTTCAACATCTCCTGATTAATTGTATTAGAAGCGGTTTAAACCGCTTCTGTGTGTCTCTGTGTGCTTCCTAGTATTCGTTGATAACGTCTTCTAATTGCATTATTTCGTATTCAGTGAACAGATTCAACATTTTATCTTTTTGCTTTGTTAACTGATCAATCAATGAAACTGCTTTTTCCTCGTCTTCGTCATCTTCGTAGATGTCCATAATCATATTATCATCTGTTCTAAAGTCTAAAAGTAAGCCTTCTAGGATGTCATTAAGGTTAGGGTCTTCCTCGATCCCCATGCCTTGTTTCCAATCAAATTCTTCGGTAACTCCGTTATGTGTTAACTCTACAGTGTATGCGTTATGTTTCCAATTTCCTTCAAATTGTACTCCGTTGTATTCAAAATCCATTTCAATAGTGTTTAATAAGTTTGTCATTATAGTCAGATCCTTTTCGATTTATTTGTTAAGTTCATTATACCGTATATTTGCTAAGGTGTCAACACCTTTTTAAAACTTTTTTAGTCCTCTGAGTTGTAACCGTTAATAAATCCTAGGACAAAAGGTACGATCATAAATATGATGATCCATAGTAATAACATTTTGTTTCCTCCTTTAACTACCTTAATAATATCATGAAGCGGTTAGTATGTCAACTATTATCTTTAAATATTTTGATATCAATTTTAACCGCTTCATTTAGTAAATCATGTAATTCATTAGAAAACTGTTCGATCTTCTTAAGTAACTCTTTTTCTTTCTTATGATTGTATGAGCTTTCATATTCGACAATATTTAAACTTTTATTATATCTAATAGTAGTTTTTAATTGACCAAAATTATCTTTATAAAAGTATTCTTTATTCTTTTCACTAGATACCCATTTTAAACTATTAATATCATTATTATATTTATTTTTTATATGATGAACATCTGAATAGTTATTAGGATTAGGGATAAAATTTTCTGCAACTAATCTATGTGGCTTATAGCACTTATTTTTGATAACTATCGATTGGTAGCCATATCGGTCAGTTCTTAGCTTTCTTAGGTGTAGGTCTCCTGTTTTCTTACTCTTAGAATAAATATTTCCTTGGTTTGTAATAATGTAATCGGTCATATTCGTACTATCAAATACAACCGCACCACCATTATTTAAAAGTTGGTTTACATCTTCCATTTAACTCCTCCTTGTCAACCGCTTCTGTTAAGTTTTTTTTATTTCTTTTTGTTTTTTGGGTATCCTTTAGGTGGCATGAATCTATCCGCCATTTTTTGGATATTCCCTAGATTCGATTTTTTCATTGGATCGTCCTCCTTTTTTTAACTACCTTAATTATATCATGTAGGGCTTGAAAGTCAAGCCCTTATTTAATTTTTTTTACATGTATTTCATTGCGTGTTCAGTAAGTTGCTCACGTGCTATCTTCTCAAAGCCTTCATAGGTCATTCTTGCGACTGTTGCATTTGTTTGGCTTAAGACTTCATAAGCCTCTTTGACTGGGACAAGTCTATCTTGTTTAGCTAGGTATTTTTCTACTGCTTTCTCTACTGCTTGTTTAGTGCTTTCGCCTTTTTCAAATTCCATTCTTTTCATAATTGATCAGCTCCATTTGTTTTATTTGTTATACTAAGTATAACATGTGTTTGGAAGAGTGTCAACACTTTTTTAAAACTTTTTTTAAAGTTTTTTTTTAAGTGATCCGCTTCCTTACTACACTCTATATATTACACTATAATTAATAGTAAGTCAATAGATTTATCAAACTTTTTTTAAAAACTTTTTTTTCAAAAACCTATTGACCTTTAGATCAAAT